CTCCTTTTGATGATTTTTTCTCATCTACTCACTATAAATTTATTTTGTATGCCTTCATAGCTTTCAGATAGTCGTTGAACTATAAAATACATCTATACAAGGGGAAAGTATTATACATTTTATAGCTGCTGATTACCTATTATATTTCCGTGATTAGGATTTAACCGTACACTATCTCAACCCTTTTTTCTGCTTTCGCCACATTCACGCTCATACTCTCATATCACGTTGTAGTGTGTTGAGCTTTAAGGTTTTCCAGCATTTAAACACATTTTCTTACTCTCATTACTGAAAATAAGGACTGTTAATGAAGAACAATCAAATTCGGCATAACTGCTGTGATAATATCAAATACGTTAGAAGTGAAAGTGTTAACCATGGAGATGTCAGTACCTTCATGAATTGCAGTACCATTCATCATACGGCCTTTCGTAATTTCCAACTCAGATTTTGTATTTTCAAGCAGGATAGAAAGCTGCGTTGCCTCTACATCGCTATAACCTTCTACGTGTTCTTTTACTACGTTTGTGTATTCGCTCCAAGACTCAAGCAATGGGCGATACTGTGCATAAATATCATTCTTCATTTATTATTATTTCCCCTTATCTAATCTAATTGACTATCCTCGCCTATTACTATTGAATAAATCACGCACTTTTGATGGTTTATTGTTCTGTGACGAGGTAGTGTTAATTGAAAGAATATCAATATTTCCCTTTTTGGTTGTATTTACCATTCCTTCACAAACAGAAAAGATGTCAGACTTCGTGAATCCTACGGGTAACTTTTTCTTAACATCTTCTACTGTTAATCCATAATTACCACTGATAGAAGAGATTAAATCATTCTTGAACTGCCTATTTACCGATTTAAGTTCAGTATAAGACTCGTTCGCTGAATTTAACTTATCTTCTACTGCTTTTAATTCTTTGCGTAAATCTTCAATCTCTCCTCTTAACTTACTGATTTCATTGTCTTTTTCGGATAATTCTTCTTTTGTACCTTCCATAAGTTTGTTGGCCATTATACTGTTTTCCAACTTATCATGTAAAGATACTTCATACTGCATCCTGTCTTGTAATTCCCTTTGTAACTCCTCAATAGCGTCTTGCTGATATGAAATGATTCGTCTACCTTTATTAATTTCTATAATAGAGTCAGACAACTCACCAGCCATATCCTCAACCTCTTTATTAGCTATATCTAATTTGTCTACCGCTAATGCAAGGTCTTTTTGATATTTTTGGTTTATCTCCTCAAAATTGCAAGGCGTCACCGAAGATTCACTTATTAAAGACTGATTTTTGTACTGCAACGCTTTACATGCCTCAGCTACTGTCGATAAATCTTCCAGCTCATCACGCAACATTTCAATTTCTGATTCAAGGTCACTAATTAATTTATCCTTCTCTTCAATAGCGTATTCGAGATTATCAATTTCATTAGAGAGTTGATTATCATTCTTTCCCGTTGCGTTCATGATGTCAGAGAATTTCTTAAGGGTATCACTTAAACTTGCACGCAATCCCGCATTTTCTTTCTCCAGACTGGTTTTTTGAGCTGTCATGTGCTGTAACTTACACAACAAATCATCTACTTCGCTGTCATGTTCGGAGTCATTAGTGTTGGCTTCAATAGCGTCTCCACCAATTTCAGCTAATTCCTCTGTATCATTAAAGGTTGACTCTGTGCCCTCAAATATTTGTTTTTCAGGCGTAAGGTCAAACCCTTTAATGCTATAAATTAACGATTTTATATTCTCATAATCCTTTGCACTGGACTCTTTTATGATAGAAATTAAAGAGTTGTGTACGTCCTCTGATAACTTTTCCTCATATCCCACACCCTCTACAATTTCATCTGGCCTTGCAGATTGTACAGACGGAAAAGGTACAGCGTCAAACGTCACAAAACTATAGCTTCTCTCTTCTACTTCTACATAATCTTTCTGCTGTTTTAATGTTCCGCCAGCTCTTGAGGAATATCCAATAATACCGCCCGCCTCATACAATGTGTTAAGTATTCTGCCGTACGGTGTATCAAGTATATTTATTTCCCCGTATATTTGCTGTTTTTCAGGAACTTTCCACAACTTTGATATAGAATGAGATACCCTACCAAAATCAACTTCCATCCGATCCTCTGGATGATTCATTTCTCCATACAACGTCTTATACGCTATTTGTTCTTTTACGTACGAAGATTCTAATACGTCATCCCATAATTTTTCGGAATATTTACGTTTATTTCGATTAAGTTTATCCCACTCCGCCAAAGGCCCACGCAATACACGTAAGATGCCTTTTTGTTCAGTGCTATCAGGTACAGAACTTTCATATACGTCTCCTGCAAACTTACACACATCTTGCAAAAGCATCTTATTTTCCATTTCCATTCAAGTACCTTGTCCCCCTACTAATTCTTTACTGTTATCCTTTATTTGTTTTATCCTTCTTAGGTATTTCAAATGTATATATAAAGAACTTGCGTATTTACCTACTTTTCTGAGTCTTTTTTAAACACTACGTACCTATCCATCTTCTTAGCGGTTTTATCTATCTGACTCATGCCTCGTACGTCTCTCTTTTTCGTGAGAACCCATATGATTCGACGTCTGAACTTAGTGAAAAACTTCCTTGCTATACTTTCTCTTTCCATATCGTTGAAATCAAATATCTCAGCGTCTGTCATGATAAGTATTGCGTCTGGCTGTTTTACTTTCATCATTGCGGCCTTTACCATCGGAAGCATTGTCGTTCCCCAGATAGGCTGATATGTTCTCATGACCTTACGTAAGTTATTTCCCTTACACTTCGTATATGTTTTAAGTACATCATCAAGTTTTTCAGAACCCCAACCAATAATATGAAATGTAACTTTTTTCATCTTATTGTCTTTTAGCATTATCTCTATGTGCTTTGTAACCTTATCGAAAGCCGAACCACCCATAGAACCAGAACAGTCAAGAAGAATAAGTACCTTTTTCATTTCACTTTTTATATCTTCACGACCGGGCGGAGCATCTTCAATCTTCTTGTTAATAAGATTTGGGTTCATTACCACAGTTTCACCAAGAGCAAACTTTAGTAACATATCTAACTTTGCTCTCCAATCACGTGACATGGAAGAAGATTTAAATAATGACGTTAGAGAGCCAGCACCCACAGATGATAAAGTATCCATAGCGTCACTGTTTGTTTCTCCCAATTTCTCATTACCTTCTATATCTTTTTGAGAGTCACTAACGGCATCTCGTAAGGCTTTCCTTGCGGCGTCTTTACTATCACCCGTATCAGATATATCCTCTGATCCTTCTGAGTCTTGTCCTTCTCTATCTTTTTCGTTACCCTCTTTACCGTCTTTATCTTTTGACTGTTTGTTTTGACTGCCATGCACAGACTCTATATCATTACCTTGTGAATCTCCGCTTACTTCATCCTTACGCTTCTTATCTATATCAGTTTTGTTTTTCTCAATATCTTCAATAGCTTTTTCCATTGAATTATTGGTTTTATTTCCGCCCGTTATTTCGTTTACGTTGTCGTCAAAATGATCTTGTGGCTCCTGACCCTGCTTTCTTGCATTCCCACCAGACCCTTGACCGCCCTTCACTGGAGAGCCATCAGATTCCCCACTTTGAGAATTTCCGCTTTGAGATGACCTATGCTGATCTTGTGAATCTCCATCTTGAGACTCGTCTTGAGAGCTATCCTCTCCCGATTTCTTATTCTGTGACTCACCACCTTGTATCGAACTGCTCTGTGAACCACCACTTTGGGAATCTCCGTCTTGAGAATCATCAGAATCACCACCACCAGAGGAACCACCGCCCTCTTGTGAATCTAAAGTATCTTCGTCGTCAATATCATTCCCATATAAATCTTGGTCTGTATCTTGCTCACCTTTGTTTTCTGCGGATTTAATATCTGGGTTTTCATCTTTTCCACCAGCTCCGCCTTGCTTACCTTGCTGACTATTTTGATTTAACGGATTAGTGTCATAAGGGTCTGGCACACGTGACCCACCGCCACCACCTTCTACTCCACCAGATTGCTGTTGCTCTTCATCACTGTCAACAAAAGTAATCTCTACTGGATCTAAATCCATGGCCGAAAATGTGCCAAGCTTTACACCGTTCGGAGTAAATATTCTTCTCTTTAATTGTTTATGCATTTATATTTACCCCTCTCCTTTATAATCATCAACAACTACGCAAGGCTCTTCTTTCATACCCTCTATTTGGAACTGACCATTACTTATCGATATTACTCTGCCAAACATCCTCTTGCGTGAAATCCACACAATATCACCAACATTTATTACTTTTGGCTGTCTCTCTCCACCAGAACCACCACTACCCATATTTGATGCATTATTTGATGATTGTTTATCTTCTTCTGTTAATTTGTTCTTTTCTTCTTTCTTTCCCTCAACCCATGATAAATCATCTTCTGTAATCGGAACTAGCATACGACGTTCATACTCACCAAGCTCTTTTTTACCTTTTACTAACCTCGGTTTATACTTCGTAAACCCGTCTCCCGCTGGCTCTTCATCTATTTTCTTTTGCTCTACTGAACTTATCTTATACATTTGAGTTGTTATATACGTGTTTATTGCGTATTCATAATATCCCGTTACCATACCTATCGTTTTTGTTAACTTGATTCTTACTAACGTTCCTTCTGGTAATATGTCTTTATCCGATACCTTTTCTTCAGATGTAATACCACCATTCATAGACCAATAAATCTGACCGTCCGACATAATACGTACCAAATCATTTACTAGCTTTTGGTACACGTGACTATTCTTTCTGAACTGTAAACTACTCGGAGCAATAAATATATTACACATAAAATCCGCACCCGTGAACTTACTCATGGATATTTTATCTCCACGCAATACAGACATCTTACACGTAATACCAGACACGTCAATTAATTTATCTTTAATTAATTTATTTAACTCATTTGTATCTCGGAAAGCCTTTAACCCTACATTATGCTGACATCGTAAATTAACTATATCACTTACGCAATTCCTAGGGAAAAACCACTTTGATTTGCATAACCCTGTCTTTGCTAACGTAATTGCTAATCGACTGTTTATATATCCGTCCTGTACAACATTATCAATACGGTTAGACCCAGAATCCAAATGTACGTCTGAATTAAGACCAAAAGACGTAACGTTATTTGCTACCAAGTGTAACATTTCATGATTTATAAAAAAAGCCAATAACATTACATAACAATCTTCAAGTGTTTCAAACTCTTCAGGACGTGCTTGATACTCCTCTAATGCTTCCGCTAGTATAAACTTTGGATTGTACCGATATATAAATTTCTTTAACTTATTATGCATACCAACACACAAGGTAGACACATTAAAATCTTCTTTGTGAATTAAATTTGCTCCCTTAAACATATGATACGAGATGTTATCATACTTTCTCAATATATCAAGAGCTTTTTTCTCATACCGATAATAAATAACACTAGCGTCACACAAAGAAACAATATCTTCTACCGTTACCGTTGCGTTTGTAGAATCAATCTTTGTTACTGCCTTATTGAAATCAACAGGAGAAACTTTTTGAAGATATGTAAATCCGTTCGTACCAGTGTATTTATCATCATCCCTCTTAAAATCATACGAAAAGACAAGACACTCTCCGTCATCCACTTTATCATTAATTTTATTCTTAAAAAACAATAAAGAAACGGTCACATCATGCTTAAATAACTCATCAACACCCGAAGAAAACTTTAACTTCGGTGTATGATATTCCCTATGATTTATTACCCTTTCTAGCTCTGTCAGGTCTTGTATCTTTCCTTCTGCCTCATTTATGGGATGACTTACCTCTTGTACTTCTTCTTTTACTATCTTTTCTATTACTTTTCTTCTTCTTTTTCGTTCTTTTGTGGATAATGCCATTGCTTATCCCTCACTAACCAAATCAGCGTAAGCGTTCATGCTCTTAAAACTATTAAATTCCTTTAGCTCTCCATTAATGAACGCAAAAACTTTGTATACTGATATTTTAATACTTGTACCAAACCCGTCTTTACCTATGCTTACCCTGTAATCAAGAACAACCTTATACCCATTAATAATATCACTCAATCGCACTATCACATACGTTAAAGAATTATCAATTATGTTCTTATTATACAGCACAACCTTTTTAATAGCCTCTTCAACGTTTTTATATTCAAGATCTGGATCAACCGTTTCTATACTATCTTCTGTTATCAATATCTGGTCTGTATTAAAAAATAAATCCAAACGTGATAAAAAATAGTCTAGCTGCTTTTCTGTTATCACTTAATCACCCCTATATCAAGATGTGAAGAGGAAATTTTTTCATCCCTCTTCACCCTTTTATCTACAAAATAATTGACTTTGAATTTTTATTCTTCTTAGGTGTATTATCTGCACCGCTTATCATTGCACGAATATCATTAATTACATTCTTTGTTACTCGTGTTCCGTAATCACTCACAATTTCAATAATCCAATCATCACTATATTCTTCTGCTCGTACAAACATACTTTCAAGACTGGAACCAGCACGACGCAAGAACATTACCATATTATCTCCTCTTGGTAAAATCCCTCGTATACCAGACAAGAACATAGCATAATGTTTAGGTGATAATGACACTCCAAACTCATTTACCAACTCATTGCATAACTCTAAGGAATAATCTACCATCTTTTCCGTGTTACCACCGAAAGTAGCAAATTTCGCCTGCTCTTTTTTGAAGAATGGGTCAATCAAGTTAATATCTTTCAAGTCCTGTATTGTGATAACAGCGTCTTCTTCTGTCCCAAACGTATCATTGAAAAATCTACTAAAATCAGTCAGTACCGTATCACCAATGTACATCTTAAATATGTCAGACCGTTTTGCTTCTGTTTTACTGTCAAGACTCAATACAAACGATGCTAAATCATTGACCAAATCTATCGTCTCTTGTGCTTCTTCTCTCTTTGCTTCATCCATTGGCCGCAAAATCATATCAGCTAGAGACTTTCTACATTCTTCTAAACTGCTAATAATATCTCTCGCACTAATCTTACTATTTCCAACTTTTACCACATCATCAATTAAGTAAGATTCCCAAGAGTCTTTATAAAACAAAATAGAATCAACAAAAGCAATAACTTTATTTATTTTTGACTCAATAGAATCATCTGAATCAAGATCAAGTATTAAGGTTTCATATTTTTTGTGTACGTCTTGAGTAAATAACACACGCCCGTTAAATACTTTCTCTTTAAACCCCGCCCCTGTTTTCTTACCACGCATTGATTTTATATCTTTTGACAACTGATATAAATTACGTGTTGACGGGGTAGCCTCTTCAAGTGTACGATTTTCAACACTTGCCATAATCTGGATTGCGTCTTTCTCACTCAAAGATTTAAAGAACTCAAGAACCGTACCGTCAATTCTTCCAGCTTCTTTTTCGTCTTCCATGAAATTAATGAAAGATTTTACATCATTCTTATCATACTGCTTTTTCCAATAGATGGAAAAACGTGCTGCAAAGGCTGGGTCAAGTGTACCAGTATCACCATATCCGCCTGCTTCTTCATTCATTCCTTCCCATGCCATATTACAAGCGGCTACAACTTTTACTTTATCTTTATAATCAGAGAAATCTACTCCTGCAAATCTTTGGTCAGAGCAGCACTCAAAAACAGCGGATATTACTGTACTTGAGGTAACTCGGTTCACTTCATCAAAAAATAAAATTACTTCCCGACCTTCCTCTAAAGTCCGTTTAAACCTATCTTTTATAGACTTATCAGGCGCACGCAATGTAAGTCTGTCCGTCATTCCAAATTTTATATCACTTGAAACTTCTTTTACAATATTCTCAAGTTTCTTTGATACACTCTCAAGACCAGTCCCATCAAGTGTATTACCCCCTACATAATCTGTGAGCTTTTGTTTAACAGGCATGCCCATCAAATCTACAGCGTCTTTACTTGCAAGGTTTACACTTATCAGAACAGGCTCAAGACCAGTACGTTTTTTTACTTTCTTCATATACTGCTTAATTCTTGCCGTCTTCCCCAAACTAGAGGCGCCCGCAATTAATGCTGGGCTGTTAGAAGAAAGTGCTGTCTCAACAAAATCTCCTATATCATCTGCTACTGGCTCTTTTACCTCTTCATACTCTTTATATCCATTATCTTTTAAATGAACCGAAAAAGGTTTAAAGGCCCAAGAGGAAATATACCCCTCAACTAACTTACGCTTATACAATTTAAGAACATTAGTATCTTTTTCGCTTCCATCAGATACGGCTTCCTCGTCTACCTGATATAAGTAGTTTGAAACCATATCCCACGTACGATAGTTAGGAAATACTTGTGTTTTTATCTCATTGTCAGATTTTCTTTCTGCTATTGCGTCTAATACTGGAGAGTCATTATACACAAAATCCTTATTCTTTTTCAAAAAGCTAAGAACTACAGGATGAATATTACTTACTCCCTCTTTGTCTTTGCTCTTATCAGCACTAGCCCACTCAAACCATCGATCCATCACATCTTCTGGATATACTTTAAGAGGAATAAATCTGTTTGAGAACGCAATATCCAAATCTTGATTAACGTCATATAAATCGTCCAGCTCAAACTGATATTCTAAATGTTTTGCGTCCTTACTAATATTCAAGTTGGTTGCTGCTACAAACTTACACCCATTTAAAGTCATATCATTTAAACGTTTTTGATTGAGCATTTGAACAAGTAATCCCGAAACTCCTTTTGATCGATTTCTTGTGACCTCATCTACAAACAGCACTGGAACCCGCATGTAGTCTTTATATTTAAGCTGTAACTCTTCCAATTTTTTTATCTGTTCTTCAGTTAAATCCGTTTTTTCTGTTACTACTTCGCTACCATCAGAAACCACATCTTTTTCTGTGTATCCTTGCATTAAAATCTTATCTATCTCATTATATGCATTGCGGCAGAACTCACGGAATCCATCAGAACACACTACTAACTCTTCCATTGGGCAAGAGTAACTATATTTTTTACTATCTACTTCGCCAATTTCAAAAAGGCCTGTATAATCAAGACGAGATGTAAAAGCTACACGTAAGTCAATAAGACGATAATTATATTTCTTACACAACTCTTTTACCGTTGCGGACTTAAACACAGCGGTTGGCCCAATAAGCAAAGGCACAACTTCTCTACCACCAGACTTCATCTCTTCCCCTTCTGGTAATGAGAAATATGCGTCAAGCCACGTGTATACTGCGTCTTTACCTTTTACATCCTGCACACTATTTTTCTTTCCTGATTTTCGTCTGTTCCTAAGTAAATTTAATGTTTCCTCTGCGGACTCAAACATTTTGTGTTTACCTCTCTGATTCAACCACTGCATGAATGGTATCTTGTTTTCATTTGTAGTTTCTGGCTCAAATAATTTTACTGCTTCTATTGCCTCTTTGTCTGCCTGTACACCATTAGCACATAAAGATATTATGTCACTGTTTTGTAAGTCTTCTACTAAATATGCATCGTTATATCGGTACAATGCCTTATGCTCTTCATTAACTATAGCATCCTCAATATTATTTGCTACTGAACTATAATCATATTCCATTATATTGAGTGTTATCACCGCTCCAAACTTACCAGATAATATGTCTCTTACTACTTCTTCTCTCTCATTTAAGTATATCATATTAGCAGGCAAAACTCTATATGCATTAAAACTTCTTGTCTGCACTATGCTCAGCACATCAAACTCTTCTTTGTATTCATGACTTATCTCTGAATACCCTATTATGTTTGCTATATCTACTTCTTCATTTATATTACGAACAAAGTCAGCCCGATCAATAAAAGGAAAGATATTCTCGATATTATACATTTATTTTTTATTTCCCCCTATTTAATCTGCAAAATTGTCATTATCCGTTTCATAGTAGAAAAGAATAATTTTATCTTACTATCTTCAACTGTCATAGCAAGCCAGTCATCAATCGTTTTACTGTCATACTCCTGAAACACATCCAAATATTTGAGGATTGTACGATTTATTCCTAAGTTATCTAGTGTGTATCTACTTCCATCCGTGATAAATCCCGTCTGTACACCCTCTGCATATGTGTCAAGATATAACAGTACAATCTTAGTGAGTAACACAAAGCGTAAAAAGTGAACTCCAATTAAAAGGCGTAAATTGTTTTCTTTCCCACCTTCAAACTCACCTACACGATGTTCTACTTCTTTAAGATATGTACGTAACCCCCTCAAAGCTACATCAGATACAAACCACTTATATCGTTTCGGGAATACTTGCTCTAACTTAATTTGATTTACATTTATTCCACTTGTTTCTTCTATGAACGCTACATGATTATCAAAATCACTATGCAAATACTTAATAAAAGCTATTGCCTGTGGTCTATACTTACCAAAAATTGCGTCACCAGAACTCAACAATTTCTTTAACTCTTTTGTTGTTTTCTCTTTATAAATTAAATACCCCTTCATGTTTCCCTTCCCGTCTTTACAGTACGCAACGCATTAATCTGCAAGCGTTCTGTAAAGACACCTGTTGAATACATCGCAAGTCTTTATTTTTATCATTTATCGGTCGTTTATATACCATCCCTTGGTTAATTCTATCTACCATTTCTATATAATTATTAAACGCACCGATAAACTCTTCGTAATTAAATTTATCTTCTATCAACTCATATACATGTACTGCTCTTAATATTTTTACTACGTCATTCTCTTCTTCTATACTACTACACACTAAGTCAAACACACCAAGGCAACTAAGCACATCAAATACATTATAGTAAGATAATATTTGATTACTACTGAGAATTTTATTACCGTCCTCTAACCCCTCTATTCCACAAGAAGATACGCTTTTACAAACATACCCTACATTTTCTTTACTTATGTTCCTTGACTTAATTAGCTGTACTAGTCCTCGGAGCCTTGCTAATCTACTTGTTATGTTATACCCGTATGAATATAAAGAATTAAGATATAACCTGTCAAACCCCTCTATCTGATTTAAAGCCTCATATGTTGACGATAATCCACTTCCATAGTGTTCGTATAACCCGCCTAACTTATCAGGACAATACTTGCTTAATATTTTTAACTCTTCTTCTTTACTTTCCTCTATATTAAACTTATGTAATACAGACAACGCCTGATAATTCAACAGTACCGATAATAACAAACACTTTTCAATAAATCTCAATAAAGAATTAACATCTATGCTAAAAGACTCACCTTCCATAGTATCATCTTTATACTTAATCAAATTATGTACTATGGACTTCCCCTCACACGTGAACCCCACCTGCTTTACTTCTTCACACAATACACTAGGTGACTTAAGGCACTCCTCAAGATTTACCTTTAATTGTTGTAGTAAATATAAAAAATCAATTTTTACTTTGTCACTTATAACATGTACTCTTCTGAATATTTCTTCTGCATTACTTACCCGAATATAAGATGTTTTGTCTGGAAAATACCCCAAAGCTACGTCAAAGTTTTCCGTATTTATAAATAGTCCAAACAGACTCAAAAACCCTTTATTACTTTCTTCTATCTCAAACTTTAAAGACTTGCCTGATTTTTGATAAGACGTAAAGACATCTGACTCAAGTCTGTTAATTAGTTTTGAATTTTCTATCTTAATTTTCGGTATTTTATCAACCATTTTTATTCTTCTACTTTATTTAGTACACGCTTTGATATTTTCTTTACTAACATCAAGGCTTTTTTCAACGTATCTCTCTCTTTATCAATTAGTATTTCAGTCGAGGACAGTGTCGTTATCTCTTTACTACCTAAATCATAAATTTTATCAAGATTTTCTTTAGAAGCAATGACTTTTTCAGCGGCTTCTATTTTTTCTAACTCTTCCATTTGTGAGAGTTGTGAAAACAAATCTCTCCGTATTTCGTCGTCTTGATAATCTTCCAGCTTGCGACTCATTCCATCCATCACACTCTGCACATAAAGATTCATTTCGTCTTTATCCTCTATATTATAAGAATCTTTTGTGTAATCACCCTCTGAGTCCGCAAACCGCAAAGAATCAAGAGAAGATAATAGCTGTAAATCTCCACGGTCAAGGTATGACTTATCTCCATAATCTCTGTCATCAACATTAGTCATTAATATACTACTGGGGACTGTGTATTTTAAATCTTTTCCCTCTACTAACGTCACAAAATCTTCAGCCCACTCCGTGAATATGTTAGAAGAACGATTTTTGCCCAACACGTCTAAGTCTTTACTTGCTCCGCTAAAGCTGACTACCATATCTTCTTGCACTTCACCAGTAGTAGAATCAGTAACTTTCAAACATCCCTTTATTCGGTTATTAAATTCTTTATCTCCCAACACTTTAGTAGCAAAAAATCTCATCATATCAATACTACTAAATAAAGTTGCGTAATGTTTATACTTAGTTACAACATCAGTAAATAAAATGACAAGCCCCGTTATCACAAAAATGCCGTCAGAATACTCATCCGTATCCTGTACTTCTTCACCTTTATTAATTAAAATATTATAAATTACAGACGGTGAAATTGTAGAAACGTTATCCGCTCCAATAACGTCCGTAATCTCTCCAACATGTCTCTGTATCTCTTGTAACCAACTATCACTAACAGAACCACCAAAATCCTTGCAAACCTTATACAACCACCCATTTTTAAGCAGTGTTACAATCTTTCTTACATCAGTTTTAGTTAATTTTTTACAAACCTCATAAAGATCTCGTTCCTTTATTTTTTTACCCTTTAATACATCTAAATATGACTCTGTAAATAAAGGAAACAAACGCACATACCCCGTCTTAAACGGAATAATGACATCAAAATCTTCGTTTATATCCATAGACAGAAACTTATATGACTTACAATCATCGTCCACATAATCAAACTCAAACGGAGTATCAATACCCTCTCCTTTATCCATGTAGTAAGCTGTATCAATGTTTGTAAAGCCATCAAAAGCTGTACTATAATTATCTTCGTATAACCTCTTTATCTGTACGTCATCAATCTTGACGGAATCAGACTCAGGTGGAGAGAAGAAACTTTCAAATTTATCTCCGAAAACATCAGCAAATACTTTCGGATCATATTGAAATGATACTTTATACTCTTTCAACCTTATATTTCTCCCTTCATAAACTTTCAATGTTATATATATTATCTTATGTTCTTGCTTGTTTCTTGTTCTTTCTAAATTTTCCTATTCCCTGCCACTTACTTTTAGCTCTTTTTTCCGCCTGTTTTACTTTTCTCAATCTATTAATTGACTTATTACCAAGACGACGTTTCATATAATCACTGTTATATAAATCAAACGAAATCTTATCCCTGTTAAACATAATTACAGCCATTACAGCAATTAAATGCTTACATATAGAACCTTGTAAATCTGGATTGCGCACCTTCGGAAATCTGTTCTCTTTAAAGATACCATAATCCATATTGTACGCCATATATTTATAGCCACGATATAAAAAATCAGGACAGCTACAATAAATAGAAAGATCACCACTCAATAACAAACGCACAACATCTTGCTTTTTGAACCCCTTAAGTACATGTATATCTTTCACATCATCAAGTCGTATCAACTGCTTATATACTTTTTTCGGTGTATACTGACTGGTTGTTTCAAATTCTATATACCCCTGCTCAGTTACTCCCTTATACTTCGTCGTGAGTTTTTTTGCCCTTGCTTTTCTCTTTCCGTCTGCTAAATTTAATAACTCTTTTCTTGTTGCTTCGTTTATTACCTCTTTGTGATAAACCTCTTTTTTTCTATTATCCCAATTTAATGATTGCCACGGGCTTATAAACTCTTCATATATTCTATCTTCATTACCAAATAAATCGCAAAAAGGAAGATGAGCATTAAACACATCTTCCACGTCAATATTATAAGAATTGTTTATACCTATGATTGATAAATTCTTTAAACTTGACTTTGCCATTCTCTAACCCCTCATTAATAAACACACCAAGGATAACATATAACTCACGCACAGGGTATTCAAATATATCATTACCCCGCATTTCTGATTCAATTAAATTATGATTAAGTAAAGAGCAACAAGCCTTCATACACTCTACACCATCAAGATTCTCAACATCATTATCAAGTATTTTACGTAACTCATATCCTAATTTTTTCTTTTTCTCTACCAAATCATGTATTATACTTTCGTCTTGTTCAGCACTTCGGCCTATCATTTCTATCTTCTTTTTTATCTTTTCGGCAAGGTCATAATTACCGCTTAATATTGCGTCTTGTAATTCATCATACAAACTCATGATTTTACCTTTCTACTACAAGAGTAATCACATATCATTGTTTCTATCCTTTGCTTCTTTTTAACCCCGCCTAATTCCACACGATACTCTTTATAAGAATCACATGTTGAATGACAACCAACAAACCTACTTTTACAGTCTTTACACGGAGAACTTATCATTTGTAACACCTACCATTCTTTATCATCTTCTTCGTCTTTCTTCACTTCTTTATACTTTGATTCATCATATGTTCCAGAATCTATATCATTTATAATCTGCTTGAATTTTTCCGTCCCTACTACGGTTGGATCTATATCAATCAAATTAAGCATTGTAATCAACCATTTAGCTTTATCAATATAATCAGCGTTAGCTTCTAAGAATTGACTACTGGAATCCACCATTTGTAAATTAGTTGACACCTCTTCTATCCGACTGGCTGTTTCAGACGTCGGTAGTGGTCGCATTTCTACAGTGAACTTTTCCATATCCTCTATACGACCTCTGAACTGAAGATAATTTTTACACAAGGCTGTTATTCCATTGATAAGAATATGCTGTACACGCTGAACTGAACGTGCATATCGCAAGTCCATTTTTACCAAAGAATTAGTTCCAAGACTCCCAAGAGATTCCGCAAATCCTAAATACTGTTTAGGAACTTTTAACGCCGCAAACTCTTTATCCGTAAAATAGTCAATATCTACAATAGAGCTTATATCAACAGAATCGCCAACGCTATCAACAGTGACATCACCTTTTCCGTCACGAGTTGGTATATACAAGTAACTATTTATTGGTACAGGTGATGGGTCTGTTCTAAACCCCAAATCCTTACGTAAACTTGTGTTACCTTCAAAGCGTCTACGCACGTCTGATAATATCTGCTGCGTCTTACCCGGATTCGCCTCACCAACTTCTATTTTTACAAGGTTAAACTGCGTAGACCTTGCTATACGTGACAGTACAAGCATATTATCAAGCATCATCATAATTCGGAATATTTGCCGCACATTATCAACTAAAGACGTACCAACTACACGATAACATGAAACCTGTTCTACCTCCTCACCCCGTCGTACGCTTAAGCTTATCTTTTCCCGACGTGCCAACTTGGAAGAAAGGAAATGTATAAATGCGTCCTCATTCTCAAACCTTGACGTTCCAGTCATTGAACCGCCATTTCGGCCGACAACATTACCGCTTTTATTATAATAACTATAATTACCTAAATCAGCTTCTGAATCCTCAAACCCTAATATGTTACCCATGTATTCAATTCTGGATACTAAATAAGGATTAATTACATCTTCATAATAAACAGCACGAACACTATTAATATCACCATTTGCATTATACTCACATCGACGTAACTTTAAATCACCATGTTTAATTATCTCGTACGCCCAAGTCCATATCCGCTCATCTATACGAATTGTGTTTTCAAGAAACCCCTCAAGGAATTTCTTTAAATCCTCATCTGGAGAGTTTATCGTTACGGACTTTCCAGTCGTTTCATCTCTTTGACAAGCGTCGTCTGCCATTGTCTCAATAGCAGAACCAATGACAGAGTCCCTTGACATCTCCTCATTCTCTATGAACAAAGATTCTAACCCTATGTCTGTAGAACGCAAAGCGGAAAGTAATGTATTTATACCATCTTCATCGCCTGCCCCTAGGAAATTTTTTATTTCACTTGGAGAGAATGTAACAGCACCCTCATTTACCTTAGGATATTGAATTGATTCTACATTCCCACCTAAAAAGTTATTACTTACATCCTCTGATATTCGTACTTCAGATATAGTATCATTTATTTTATTCTCTTTAATTGACCCAACCTCTTCTATTATATCCCCCTGAGTCGTTGTTTCTGATATGCCACGCTTACCAAAAAACAAATCATACCACGCCAAACCCTAAACACCACCTTAATTAAAAGCCTAATCTTTCTATCGTTTCTTCTAAATCCCTATCAATCATTTCATCAATGCTACTAGCTCCACCAATATATTTTCCACTATCGGCATATATCTTATTCATGCCGATAAATGTATCAGAGTCACCTTCTACCATTAAATAACTGTGACTACGTTTGTCCGTTATTGCGTTCTCTACTGCCCCGCAATTATGAACAAACACTCCACTACTTAATAAGAAATTATGAACATCTATCAAAGATAAGTCATATACAAAATCTTCATTATCAACTTTTTGTATGTTGGTAATTTCTACTGGTATATCACTACCACCCTTTAATAAATTACCAACCTTTAAATGACGTGCCTCTACAAACACATTATTATCAAGTAAAATCTCATGTTTCTCTGTACACGTAATATACTTTCCGTTATTTAATTCTATCTTATACACCTTACTTGGAATGTAATCACGCTGTATTACTCTGAAAATTCTACTTAATTCAACTGTTTCATCCTCTTTATTATACGACACAACTTTATATAAGTAAATACAATCTCTGTCCAACTCATATAATCTGTATAACTCTTCTATCCTTATGTATGAATATTTGTTATCTTTATATACAACAACCTCTATATCACCCGTTAAACATAAACTATCAGCAACATCCTTTGAGCCTACTCTCTCACCGTGAATATTACCTTTACCTTGATAATCTGTATAACCACCATCAATTACTTTTGCTGGATGGTCAACTTTGCGTCTTTGCCTATCATGTATTAAGTTCAATAGCTCATACCGCAATATCGGATAATCATAAATCTGTAAACGACCTTCATACATTATTTCTACCAAGTCAACATATGGCTTGTCTGTCCTATCAACCGACAAATACCCCACATTCACACCCATTTCCTCTAGGATCTGTCTTGACTCTTCTGAATTGAATATATCATACGTTAATCTCCCTATATTTAATCCCCTTTCCTCTACCAAATATGTTATAAAATTACGTATCTTATAAATCGCTATCCTTTTAGGCGGCGGTGGCGGATTGATTCGCAACATAAAATCAACCCCTAATACTGGCCTATCTACTCCACCCACATTCTTATACTTCTCAAGATAAACACAAGAAATACCTGTACTGTCCGTCCTTATAGACTGGTCAATATGTATAAATCTTGGCCTATCTGGATGTCTGAAAGTAAAATCTTCCCTCATGTAAGAACTGATTGAAATATCATTACCAGTTGACACAACAATCTCACTTGCTATAAACGGATGAAACCTTGTCTTATCAACACAATCTTGATATATAGCAGGCGACCCAAATAGCTTACCATGTGATGTTGTAGAAACACCACCGATGTCCTGCAAAGACCTTATCAAATCAGACTCAAACCCAGCCTTTAAGTCTACTGGTACTCGCAAGAACTTTTCCTGCATATGAGGTGGTAACTCTTCTATGTCCTTCTTTATTGAATCATAATCACTATTGCCATCACGGTATTTAGTTTTTGGTAACCTCTCTGACACTCTATAATTGTTTACATCATCAACACTATTTACAATACTTGCTTCAAGATAGTTTGACCCCTTAAACACATAAAAATATTTTTTACTAAAATTGTTTGGTTTTACATCCCACTGAGCTGGTGCCGCCACAATTGCATGCGGGTTTTCTCTTGCTAAACGCATTTGACGTTCTGTGGCGGAGTTTTCAAACGTGGACGAAGAAACCAAAATATTTAATGAATGGTTTACCCCACCATCAACAATAAAACGAGAATTAGCACGGTTTACGATATTTGCAAACATCGCTGTAGCTTTCTCACTACTTGCAGTTGGTGCTGCAGACGTCCCCATAAAATTCGCTTCGTCAAGCATTGAGCAAATAACACTCATACCAATACTATCACTAGGACTTGACCCGTACGCAAAGGTTATGCCCTCAGGATACAACAGAATAGAATTTATATTTGTATCACGACAAAAATTATCTTGAAAGTAAGGTGAATTGTCCGTCAATGAACGAAACTCACCAAACCCCGTCCGTTCTGCCTGTTTCTTATTTACAGAGAAATACAAGAATAATATGTTTGTTTTTGACATCAAACTAAACATAGAATTAACGTTTCGATAGCAAGAAAGCTCATACATTTTTCGCAACATAATCAATTCCGCAATAGTCGTCTTCCCAGTACCTATGCTATTATGTAATAATACACCCGCCATCAATGCAAAATTGTTATAACTATCAACCTCTAAATCATACACAAATTCACATGCTTTTATTGTTTCTATTGAATTTACATATATCTCTTCTTTTTCTTTTGTTTTTAATTTACACCCTTTATATAAATCCTTCGCTTCACAATATATTCCGTCTGCTTTTAAATACTTATGATCTGGTGTGCTTTTTATCTTTTCTCCATTACTTAATGTTACTACCGTTAATTCATGTGCTATCTTTGTTTTATGTACGGAATGTGCTGTGCCATGTACAATGTTTCCGTCTTTATCACTTGAGTATACTTGGAATCGTTTATTATATCCGAACTCTTTTTCCAACTCTACAAATGATAAATTACGACCATCTACTAACTTAACTTTTGTATCACCCGTCAAACAACCTGACAATATGACTGACGTTATTTTTTCCTCTGGCTTTCTATCCTCTCGGAATATATCAATCATAAAGTCTTTCCAATAAGGATAAATTCGTCTTTGGTCTACTCCTACGTAATAATCTGAATTTATCCACTCATCTATCGGCACTATCTCTCGTATCTGCTCAACGTTACCGAACTCCTCTCGGCGACGCATTTCTTCCTTTAATAGCTCAAGAAAATATGTTCTCTCCTGCTTGTTCATGTCTGCATATGAACTTGAACTACCCAATAAACTCTCTACGGTACTTTTATTTACCACTCTTATCGCCCTTTATTTGCGCTTTAATTTTTTTTGTTTAATTCATCCAACAACTTCTTTAACTTTTCGTTTGATATAGAAGATAACAGTATAGCTAATTTATCAACATCCGACTTGCCTTTGTTATATTTCCGTGCCTGTTCATTCAAGGATATTACCGTACGCTGATTGATTCTATTTAAGTCACTATACATCGTAAACGCCATCTTCATGCGCTCTTCCAATTCTGATGGCGTTAACTGCAACATTTCTGTCTCACTAAATAATACATCCCCCGCCTCTTCTATGAATTTTTTTAACTTATTCATTATGGAGAAATTATTTAATGTACTCTTTGACAGACCATATTGCATCTTAAGAGTACCCCCAGAAACGTACCTTGTTAAGTTTTCCGACGGCGTTAGTTTTACACCTTCATACCAATCATCCAAATCAACATCAAGGTCACCACTACCCGTATTAACTACCCCGGTTTGTATTACGTCAAGGTCAGTAGAAATGTCTTCTTTTTCTGATTTTTCTGACAATTCTTTGGTTTCGTCATTGAGTATATCTATTGCACTTGTTTTTGGTGTTTCTTCTATATCTTCATCTTCTTCTAAGTCTTTTTCCTCAGCTTCATTATCCTCTATCTCTTTATCTTTCGTTTCTTCGTCGTCATCCTCTTCCTCTGACAACATTCTGATCAAATCGTCATTGTCCATCGTTTATTTCTTTTCTTTGCTTTTTGTTTCCTTCTTTTATATTCTCTATGAAATTCCTTAATTCTTCACCATCTAATTCATCCTCTATACCTAATGAATTTGCTACCTTTAACACAATAGACCGAATAACCAACTCCGTCTTATTATATATATTACTTGCTCTTGTAATACTTGAAAGAGTGAACTTATTCTTACGCACATACAAATATATCTTCGTGTATATAATATCACGCTCAAGAATACGTATACCCGGTATTGAGAAGGTCGTTCCAGAACAAATATCAATGAACTTTAAATATTCTTTTCCTAACATATATTTTACAAATTCAAGCACTGGATTACCTACCGTGCTTTGTAAATACTCAAAAAACACTTCGCTCTCATCGTTACTTAATACTACATTTGAAAGTGACCCATACTTACCCATTTTCTTACTCTTCTTCATTCGTGTACTTCCCTCTCTCCCAAAATATAAGACCTATTACCCTGTCCGAAATATCCTCTAATTCTCCGTTTATATTTGCCATACCTCTGATATTCCTACTTATACCATCCAGCAACACGCCATATGAAATTAGCTTCTGTATCACTAAATCCTCTAACGCCTTACCATATTTTTTCTCAAACTTCATACAAATAAGCCGCACAATACCATAATTAATGTGTATATACTCTCTATTAAAATATCTATCATCTACTCCATCATTACCATATACACTCTCTAAAGTCACAAAATCAAACTTATTCCTATGATACAAGTAATTATGCATATCATTTCTCATTCCCGTATATAAGAACGTGCATAAATTCCCTTTATCACGTCTGAAATTATCACTATGTATCATTCGTATCGCTTTTAACACACCAATAGACACTAAATCTTCTTTTTCCTCACTACTCGCATAAAAGTGCTTACGTACAATAATTTCAGCTAATGTTATAAGCTTCCTTGATAATATTTCCTCATTTTCTAAATCTTTTTCATATAACTGTAGTGCCATCCCAATCCCCTTCTTGCTTATATTCTATACCTTTATTATACCAAAAAAGAGAGGACTTGTCACTACTTTGTCCCCTCTTTACATAAACTAATTTAATACTTCTTCTGGTATATTGTATTGGTCTAACGCTTTATCTAAAGACTCTCTAAAATTTTCTATTCCACCCACAACCAACTTAACAAGATTCTTTGAAAACCCTGATATAAAAGCTATACCATTCTCATTCTCTTGCGTTGGAATAGTTATGTCAAAAGAAGATAGATTCCAGAATATTAGTCTCGGTAACTTATATCCGAACTTTTTATACTCCTCTTTCATATGGTCAATTACACTACATGACTCTTCTTCATCACTAAAGCAATCAAACTGCATATCAGATACAATCAAAATGTTATCAGGTAAATCTTCTTGCTTTAGCTTATTTTTTACTGCTGTATCTAACACTAATTTAAATACGCTTTCTATATCAGTATTAAAACAATCATTATATTTTTCTAACACCACTAACTTCTCATTTAAACTCTCACACTGACTAAAATCAACCACCTCAGGATTAGTACTAAAGGTAATCATCTTATTTTTAAAGTATGAGTTACACAATTCCGAAAAATAAATAGTTAATGAGTCTCCTACAGCAAGAGCACTAACCCCACGAGAGATCTCATTCGTCATAGACCCTGACCCGTCCCGAACGACTAAAGTATTACCAAGAACAGTGTTTCTTTCTTGATTTTTCCACATGCTCTCTAATAATTCATCATATTTTAATGAACAAGGTTCTCCACACAAAGACCCTCGATACGCTTTTACTATCTCATACAAGAATAGCGTTTTTGCATTTATTTTTTTCTTACCCATAGATATGTCTTCTAAAAAGCTTAAATACCTACCCATGTCATTACGTTCAAAAGCCTTTTTATACTTCATAAAAGCTTTTGCGGGTACCTCTTCATAACAAATAGTACCGAAAGACCTTTCTGACATCTCAACTTCAACTACATCAAGATAACGACGTAATTTTGATAGAATCCTTCTGTAATCTCGTACTTTAAATCCTAAAGCACTTCTTACATAGTTAGCATATTTCCTTGTTTTATAACTAGATGTGTTACAAGACGGAAGCCACTTTGCTAGTAGAGAAGTTTCATCTCCAAAACTCGCACTAAGTATATCTTGTTGTAATTGCTTTTTTATCTTCTCAATAATTACTTTATTACACTCTCTACCTTTATTTTTCAAGTCAAGTACATAAATTAAATCATCCCAACGTCCATAATCTTCAACCTTTATGTGCTTAACAATCTTATTAAATAAATCTTCATCCTTATCTCTTATTAAACGCATAAAATGACGAAAAGCCTCACGCTCACCCATGCCTTTATAAATATCACGCAAGTACAACAACCACTGTAAAACCTTTTCTTTATTTTCACTTAAACATTCTAAAAATAAATCATCAATATCTTTTATTTCATCATTATTTATTCTATTTCTTAAGCAACTTACTGAAAAATTTAAATCTATCAAAGAATCACCAACAGACTTATACTGTAAATCTCCATTCTCTGATAACACCCTCTTATTAATTTTTTCTGCAACCTTTACTAAACTAAAAAAATCTAAATTTTTCATTTTTTCTCTCCTTGTAAAAAAGGGCAGTACGCCGCCAAACGAACTGCCCTAAACCTAGGTTACTCGACACTTAATAACCATCTTTAAAAGAACCATATTGCTGTATGTGCCGAAAAACTAGACGCAATCATTTTTATTTAAATCTTTTATTATTTAAATAATCTGTAATTAAAATCTTCTTTAATATGATTTTGCTGTATGCGTCTATTTGAACTGTTTAGATCTTTTCTAAACTTCTTTCCCTACCGTAATTATATTATACACAATTATTTTTAAATGTCAATTCTTATCTTACTGGCTTGCCAAATTTATTTTCCTCTTTATTACCAACTCTATTACTATTTATAGAAACTTTTTGCATCTGCCCTCTTATTACCTTATATAAATTCAAAAATACAACTTGAAAATACGGCATATCAATAAAAGCATCACGCACCCAATTACTCATATAACACTGTGATAATATACCAAATTCTTTACCATACACACTTAACAACCTTTTTATATCTTCATGAATACACTCAAAGCCACAACTTACTTTCATGCTTTCAACCGCTAACGTATTCCAATCCTCTTTTAATATGTCCTTAGGTATATCTGTAAGTAAATTCAATGATTTTAATATATCGTCCTTATTATCATTATACACTGCTTCTAAATAATCAACATATAAACTTAATGCTGAATGTACACTCTTGATAAATTCTTCTTCACCCAACAATAAATACTTATCAAGAAGCATATGAGCATTACGCATATGACCGCCTGACCTGTCCGCTATTATTTGTTTTACTTTTTGACTTATCTCTATATCATATTTCTCCGCTACGTGAGTTAAGTTATCTACTATTTCATTAACAGGTACAGGTGAAAAATGTACCTCTAACGCACGTGACCTTATTGTTGGTAATAACTTTTGCGGGTCTGTTGTTGCCAATATATATAATGTATTTCCCTGTGTTTCCTCTAACATCTTTAATAAAGCCGTTTGAGCGACTGACGAAACTGCATGACAATTATGAAGAACAATACCACCAGCCGTAACGTAATTATGATTATCAGCTACCTCTATGTCATAAGCACTAACATGAGTGTCTACATAAGGCTTAATAGATTTTATAATACCCTTACCGAGAAATTTAAAGTTCCCTTCATAGAATTTGTAATATATAGACCGCCTTATAGCCTTATTATTACTATAATCCTCATAAGTAGAAATAACATCCCCAACCTTTAAATCCTTTAACATCACCTCTTTAAAATTCTCATCAAAAAACCTATGATTGTTAGTACACACAACGCTTTTATTATAATAACTTCTACAATTTCTATTATATGTCTTTCTTGAAACCTCTATATCAACCTTGTAAAAATCTTTCTTGCCATTATTAAAAAAATTTAAAATAGGTTTATATGAAAAGACTCCCTCTTTATTAACCGATAAAGCTTTCCAGCCCACAGGTTTTTTAGAAACTAACTTACCAATTCTACAACAAAACTCTTTACCCTGTGCGTCCATTACTCTTATATTAGTTTCATAGTGTACACATTCATCTAAAGTAACAACACGCCACGAATCACTATAAGATACAGCAAAAACATCCCTTAATTTTCGTATCTCTTCTATATTACCTACCACAGTTGAATCAAGCTCATAATAGAAAGGTGACTCAAGGATATTATAATTCTCGTCTTTTATATGATTTAATTCTCTTGCTACTATACGTGAAAGAGTAGTTTTACCCTGACCCCACCCACCTGAAAAGATTAAACATTTAGATGATTTTTCTGGGCTCTTTAATATTGCTTTTATTATCTCTTTTGCTTCTTTTTGTCCCGCTACTTCGTCTAGCGTCTTTGGCCTTAGTGTCTGACTTAACATAATATCTCCTTAAAAATATGCCTCACACAAGTTATCAATGAACTCCAACAACTCATACTCTGCGTTTAACGATATTGAGTTTACATCCTGTATTACCTCTTCTGGATTTTTACCTTCTTGTAATGTGTTATAATCTACTCGTGCTTTCTCTTTCATTTCCTTTATTACACGTTTAAACTCTACCTCTCTTGCTATACGTGCATTTATCAATGAATTTATCATATCTGTACTCATATATTTATTTTTTAACGTTTCTTTATCCATTATATTATTTCCCTCTCATTTATACATTATACTATATTTATTATCTCATTTCAACATACTCAAAAAGCGGGAATACTCTTACATACCCCCGCTTTACTTATTTATTATCTTATTTCTTACCTAATACAACTAAAAACTTTAAAAGTCCGTTTTCTTTAGACTTTACTTTTTTAATTGTTATAGACCCGTTAAATATATTTGCTTCATCATTACCGAACAACTTCAAAGCCTTTTTCATTACTACTTTAATTTGACTTTTTCCTAGCTCTTCATCCATTACAGGTAAATATACAAAACAACTATATCCATCATCAGTTTGATCACTAGTCGGACAAAGGAATAAACTATCTCCCTTACACGCTTTCCAGAAAAAACGACTCAACTTTCGGAAAGAACTATCCACCCCTTTATCAAGCTTTACTTCTCCATCCTCTGAGGATTCTATAACAAACACACCATTTACACGCTTATATACTTCTTTTATATTTCCTTCGTTTACAATATCTTCTACAACAGGATTACGCCGTTTTAAAAGACCCTCTACGATAGGTGAATTGTTACTCAAAATACCCATATGATTTATTATCTCCGTTTATTACGTATTAAAGCTTCTACTACTTTTTCTTTTTCCAACTTCTTATCTTTTGCCGTGATAAGAATAACGGTCTGTACATACACAACACCTTCAATTTTAACGTTAGAAGATGTTACTTCCGAATTAATGTCAAACGCTAATTCTTTCTTTATATCATTAATAATTTCATTTGCTACTTCTTCATCAACGGAAGAGCCACCAAGGACTTCGATACGTACGGAATCGGCAAGTACCGTTGTTTCTACCTTTTCAAACCCCTTTAAATGTTCCGCTACAATATCACGAATTTTTTTCTCTGTTTCTACCTGTCCTAACTCTACTTTTTCATCTTCAGTAAACGCTTCCATTACAATTCGTTTAGCCATTTATCTATTCTCCCTTATTACCATACCTTATTTTTTTAGGTGATTTATTGAAAAAATCATCTGACGTTATTTCTTCTTCTTTATCTTTCCCATCATTATATATGTATAATTTGTCGCCTTGATTCTTTATAATAAAAAATTTATTTCCTTCTATGTCATACCAAGACCCCGTATGTAAAGATACTCCTTCATCTGCCTTTACTTTCTTATCTATCGCTTTCTTTGTCATAGCGTCAATTCTTTTTTCTTCACCCTTTTCTTCTGCGTCCTTTACTCCGTTATCATCCATATCTTCTTCATCCCAACTATGGTCACAAGCGGAACATACCATACGGCTTGTTTCAGTAAAGTTTACGTCCATAGACCCACAATTAGGGCACACGGGAACTCTTCTCTTTTTTTGCGCATTTGTCATCTCTTCCTCATGACGCACTTGGTTTTCTGCCAACCCCTAATCAACTCCTATAACTTTACGCTCTTTGATACTCTTTAATTTACTTACTTTCTCTTTTACCTTTTCTATATCCTCTTCAGAGTATTCTTCCTCAAACTCATCCTGTGCTTTTTTAATGTCTTTTGCGGGAATACTTCCGCTCGGAGTGCTGACCGCTGAAACATCTACACCCTCACATATCATATGAGCAAATAAACGCAATGAGCTTTCAAGTAAACTAACTTTTATATCCTCACCAAATTTTTCAACATCTATAACCTCATACTGTACTGCTGGCTGCATCTCAACGTCATATTTCTTTACTTCTTTATATACCCCTCTTGATAAAACATTCTTTAATTTTAAAGCAAACTCTTCAACATCATAAAATTCACCGTCAACGTCAATAAAAGAAATTAAACTTCCTTTTGAAATAGATCCAGAACTAGACACTTTCAAATCGTCTACATGAACTTGAATCCCCCAAGACTTTAACTTCGGATAGGATTTTCTTATGTTATCACTTACTTGCTGATATATTCTGCTCTTTTCAGATGTAAATAATTTTGCTACTAAGTGGTGTCTCATCTGTACATCATTGTTTGCTAGTACTTCAACACTTATCAAATTACTAATATACTTTTCAACCTGTGATACTATATTATAATAATTTTTACCTATAACGAAAGTAAAATACTCTCTTTGGATTTTTGAATACCTGTCATCTTTTATTTTAATCTCTAACGTTAAATCACTTGTATCAACGTCATAAAGTCTATGATAATACAAGGTATAAGGTATCTCTTCGGAACCTACTTTTACACTACCACTTACGTTCTCTCTCTTTTCACTAAAGTTATTAACCTTTTTTATATACTTAACAAACACGCTACGTAAAAACGCTTCAAGGTTTTTTAACTTACTTGCATCCACAACTTCCTCAACGCTATCACGACCAAAGTATATAATCATTGAAACAAGGTCGCCTTCCATTTTATAAATCGTATATGTTATATCCCCAGCTGATGTGTGTACCACAGAAACAGGAGATTCAAATAGTACTTTGTATCTTTTAACAAGTTCTAACCTTACTATAGCTTTTACATACCCAATAAATTTTGCATAACTTACCAAAGCTCTAGGATCATCAATAGTAATACCATTTTTAAATAAATCATTGCCCAAATCTATATTAAAATGCACACCACTCTTACGGGTTTTTTCAATGTCCATGACACCAGAAACTTCTACACCATTAATATCAATGTCAAAAGATAAATCTTCATCACTTAAAAACGGTAAAATACCTACAATGTTTTCGTTTTTAAATGTTTCTTTATACACGTCATCAACATACGACTTGGAACCAGAATCACCTACAGCAACAACACCGACAACATCATCTCCAAGAACTTTACCGCCCGCCTTAAACTTTACATTGAAATATGTCTTGCCTGTTAGACGTTTTACCTCTTTATATTCCAGCTCCTGACCTTTATTACCAAGTTTAATAACAAAAGAATCCTCACCCGTATTTTTAACCCCTATATTTGCTTTTTGTGCCGTATGTACTGGATTATTACCGATTACCGCACCAGAAGAAGGAACTGACTTTACTCCATCTTTAAATCCATTTGTAAGATTAGAAACATAATCATAAGCTGACTGATCATCACTTGTTTTTATGTCAGACTTTCCTACCTTAACAAACTCAGGATGTTGAAGAATAAACTCCACATTATTTTTATACAACTTATCATTCTTTGACTTTAATAGGTTTCTTGGAGCCGAAAACCCATCACTATCAGCGTCTGACACTAATTTAAACCCTCTGTTAGTAAAGAAATGCACATCAAAATCAGCGATAAAATGATTAATCTTTTCTGCTTCTCTCAAATCCTTAGAAATTAAATACAACTCACCTGTGTATGCTCTTTCATTCCACCGTGACGTATCTTTCATTCCATAGTCTTTAAGTAGCTTTCTTATATCTCCGCCATACTTTCTCTTTGCCGTATTATAAAGCAAGTCAAAATTCGGAACTACAGCGCCCTCTTCAATTTTATTTTGTAACTCTTTTATATCCTCTTCTGAATGTAATACAATATCATAATCACCTGTTACAAACTTAATAAACTCAAGACACTTATCACACACATTGTTTGATTGTAACTTAGTAACATGATCAACCAAATCACCGCACATATCACAATACTGTTCCGCTGTATCATCAACCACAGCATTTTCTATCTCTTCATTTATTTTATTTCTTATTTTTCTATCTTGAAAAAATTCCTCTATTAACAACGTACTTATCCCTTTCTATCGTTCTTTTTTTGCCCATAATACCTAAACCTATATATAACAAAACGAGTCCAATCTGATTAATAGACTAGACCCGATTATTACTCTATTTCTCTTCTTTATTTTGCATTGCCTTTACTACCTGTTCTTTCTCAATTAACTCACTTTCTTCTTTTGTGGCAAGCTCTTCTGACCCATCCTCTTTCTGCTTAATTGCTCGTGCTTGGTCTTGAAGTATTTTGATTTTTTCGTTATACCCTTCTTTTACCTCTTCTTCAGTCAATATTCCCTTCTTAATTAATAGTGACTCAAGAACATCCATACGCAACTGGAACGGAAATACATGCTTAGCGTATAAGGTATTTACATCTTCCATAAGTAAAGTATTTGTTTCATTAATCCTATCAATAATCTGTTTAATTACATCCAAGACCTCACTACGTTTTACATTCTGATTAAGTTTTTTATTACTCTGCCCCTTAAACGCTTCTACTTTCTTTTCCCTGTTTTCATTAATATCCACTATCTTATTATCATTTTGTTTTACATCAGCCATTCTCTTGTGTACCCCCTGTTTATCTTATTAATTTGCTCTGTGTAATATTCTTTCCTTGCTTTATATTCATCAGTATCTTTATTATACTCTTCCATGTTACCAATATCTTTATCATCTGTATATATCGGTAACTTCCATATGTCTTTACCTAACCGTTGAATTGCTTTCTTATATCCTGCCTCACCTGCGTTGTCTTGATCAAAAGCTACTACAAACCTATTCGTCATTGACTTTAATATATTTGCTTGTATCTGATTTACATTACTCGTTAACATGGCAACAGAATTTACATTTAAAGTACGTAATACATCAGCGTCATAATACCCTTCCGTTAAATACAAAATATCTCCATACTTGAAATTATCTTGTATCATATCAAACCCATATAAACTACGCACGTAACTATAATCAACAAAATCTTTGCTTTGTAATGACCTAAACACACATGAAACTGGCTTCTTATTTAATGAGTTAAAGATGATTAATACTGCTCCGCCACTATCAACAATAAATCTCTTATGAAAGTACGAGATTGAGTCTGTAAGCCCTAACCTATCAATATCTTTATATCTCAACAACCTATAATTCTCATATTTATACTCTATAGCCAGTTTTACATATTTGCTTTTATTTAATACCTTGTCACCTTCAAATTGATATATGCACGGTAAACCATCATTAAGCCGCACTATTACCTCCTTACGACTCAATTCGCTATATGAACTTGTCTCCTTTTTACCTTGTACATGTATCATTCTCATTTATCTTGTGTTTATATCCTTTTATTATTTATAAACTTACACCCCAAAAACACTAGTATCTGATATTAAATAATACTCAACAACGGCATTATAATCATCAACAACTATCTCTTGAATACGCTGTGAATTAAAAGTGTTATACCCTTGATCAATAAGCGAATCCATCTGTATAACCCCATACTTATACACAATATCTTTATTTAACACATACCCACGGAACGGAAATTTACCTATCAACACATACCCTTTTTTACTGGTATTGTACATATAAAAAACTTCCTCTTTAATTGTCTCCATAGTCTACCTCTAACACCCTGAAATTAGTATCACCAAAGAGTCTACAATATCCCTTTTGTAATCCAGAATCTTTATAATTTATTCCTTCATATCTTATGTTTGTGAACTTAGAATACTTACCAACGACCCAATCCGTAATATTAAAATTCTTTACTCTATCCGTTAAATTACGTGACCCGCTAAATGTATCATAATAATAGTCCTTACTCTGCCTTATATACAAATCGTTAGGATAAAAGTACGTACATATAACCTTACGTATCGGATCTTTAAAAGATTTACTGTAAGATTGAAGAGATTTTACCATGGCATCAACACACTCTTTACTATACGTTACGTCAAATGTTTTCTCTGTGCCATTTAAGTAGTCCATCTCATCTGTGATATATTTATTATCCTCATTCTTACTAAATAAGCCCTTTTTCTTTCTTGATACCTCTTTTAGTGATACAGGGTTACCTCGATATAACGTGTAATCATACCACGTCATATATCCCACTATCCACACATCCTGTGTAAGAATTGGATGTGTAGGTAAAAACAAAGGATGATTATTAAACGTACCAAGACACCTCATAAACGAACTTACTTTATCGACTGGCGTATTTTCCCTTATATAAAAGTCTGTATTACCTACATTAAAACGTATCTTTATATCTTTATCAATAACCCTTGAAGTACTTAATCTATCAAGTACCCACATGGTTTTATAATAATCATACGTAATACCGCCATTAAGAATAAACACATCAACGGGATTATCTTTTAAATACGCCTCTATTTCCGTAACTAGAGCTTGCACATAAGATAAGTTGTTATATTCACCTTTTTTTATCAATGTATCACTTACATATCCAACTTTCAAGCAAACTCACCTATCTTCTGTTTTACTAACTGTACCTCATCAATAACCCCTACTCTACCCGTATCAATCGTTAAATTGTACTTTGATGTATCTACACCTTTAAAATCATCATAATCAGTAATAACTCGTCTACACGTTTCTACTACGTCCTTATCATCTCGCATGCGTAACCGTGAAATCATTCTATTTAGACTTGTATATGCGTCATTGTACAAATACACCCCAAAAACCATATCTCCATAATCTTTCTTTAGCTTTATAAACTGCGACCTCGGCCCACACATTACATATACTTTATCATTACTGATTGTAAACTTAGGGATGCCATAAAAATATTCATCTTCAATAACAGGATATTTCTCAACTAAAGAGAACACTTCTTCCTCTACTAACTCATCAAACCGCTCTCGTGTTACAAACTTATATTCGTTCCCATCTACCTCACCGTCACGTAAAGGCCGTGTTGTGTATAAAACCAGCCGCTCAAACATATCATCACGAATAATCTGATTAACAACTGAATCTTTACCTGTTCCACCCTTACCACAAATGAATAATAGCTTTATCATGTCGTACTCCTCTTACTACCTCAAAAATATAACATATCACCTATATTAACCATAATATCAGATATTTCACGACTAGATACGGGAAAATACCCATTAACAAACATATCCACATTAATCCCGCTCTTAAAAGCTCGTTGATATTGTCCCACATTACCAACCACAGAAAATAAAGGTGAATATTCTTCATTCTCATAATCAACACTTAATCTTATATTTACGTCATGATTAATACATGTGTTGAACGACTTCTTATAAATAACCGCCTGTAAGTTAAATACATTCTTACAATACGTTTGAAATAAATCATTATCAAGCAACTCATTACGAACCGATGTAATACTTTCCACGTAATTTTTATAGAATATCAAATCATAATCCGCCAGTATTGCTATCTTCTCACCGTTTAACGCTTTTAGATAATTAAAATCCCCTACATTACCAAGAATATATACAATGTCATCATCCGTAATTACACTATTCCAATTATCCACAATCAAGTTATTCATTTTATTTACATCATTAAAATGTCGCTTACTTGATTGACTCTCATCGTTGAAATATAAACCAGAAGTAAAAAATTTCATCTTACGTTACCCCGCCTTTAACAGACTCTCTATCAGTACTCCCGAATCCGCCCTCTCTTTCTTTATTTTCACTATTATCATTATCCGCTCTCAAGAACTTAGCAAATATACCCTGACCTATCTTTTCACCACGATGTATTACTATATCATACGGGAATAAATTGTAAAACATAAACCCTATGTTCCCCTCATTATTCCTATTGTTATAATAATCACTGTCTATAATGCCTACAGAATTTGGAATAATCAACCCATGCTTAATAGGGAAAGACGACCGACTATACAAATATAATACTTCATCTTCAAGCATATATGCTTTGATGTATGTCTTAACAATGGTCGGGCTAACTTTACCCAACCCATTATATTTCTCCCTAGACGAAAATTTTATCCTAATCCAATCATCCATGTACTTATATACACTCTTCCATATCGACGGAATAGTGACATCTTCCGCTGCAAAAAAATCATATCCAGCTGACCCTTTTGTTGCTCTCTCTGGTGTTTTTGCTATTATAGTTGTTTCTGAGTCGGGAATAACACAACTCTCAAACCCTCTTACCTTGTCCACACATTACACCCTTTCTTTTCAAAAATAAGGTAATATATGCTCTAATTATAACATATATTACCTTAATAAACAACCTTTATTCATGATATATTATTACTTTATTATCTTTTAATGATTTTTGTACGTCTATGACTCGTTGATTGCTTGACCCTCTCAAAAATAACGTTATATCCCTTTTATTTAATACAAACTTACCATCAATTAACACATCAACATATTCAAGAATATACGGGTATTTACTCTTTATCTCTTCATACAAGTAACCAGTCCATACATACACTTTTTTACTTGCTTCTTTTTCTTTTACATACTTAATTAAATCATATACTATTCCTACATTCTCTTCACACAAAGGTTCTCCACCCAGTACACTTAAATTACGTGGTATTCCGTTCTTATTAAGTAAGGTGTATATATCTTCTTTATATGTTTCAGGTAATTCCCTCCCGCCTGTAAAAGACCACGTTGTTGGATTATGACACCCCTCACATAAATGATGACACCCTTGCACCCAAAAAGAAACACATATGCCCTCTCCATCAACTATATCATTTTCCTTTATTCCTGCATATCTCATACATTCATCACAACCAAATCTTGATATGTTACTTTACCGTTTGACACATCCATTATTAACTTATATACATCACCACGGAACATAGTTAATCCGACTTCATACTTTCTATTATAATACTCCGTGCTTATAAATGCCGTACGCTTATTACCATCATAAAATACTTGACTTGTACATAATCTCTCAAATAGACGACACAGTTTATACTTATCAGTTTCATATAAATCTACATCATAAAACGACTGATATATACCACCTACTATACCGTCAAGAGTATCAACGTCACGTATCCCCTGTAATCCGCCTATGTTCTTAATAATATAATCATGTATTTGTATTATATCTTTTACTTGTATTATCACTTAGAATAATTCCTTTAACACGTCTATATACTCTTCACATATTTCTTTCACAAGCTCTAAGTCACACTCTTTGGCTTCATTCCGCATAGCAACTTATCACCCTCACTTCAACTTTGTCAAACTTTTTACTATTATCTATCTTAAATCTGAACGGCGTAATCCCTTTTGCCTTTACTGAACTTACATAATATGAGTCACTCTTATACACTACTTGATTATTATCTTTACATACTATTTCAAGCCGTACCCAATCAATATCACGCCTTGAGTCATTGTATATCTCACCCTGTACATCTTTTATATTATTAACGTACACTATATTTGTTTTAACTACTCTTGGCTCTGACACACCCTTAATATATGTATGTGACAGTAACCCATACACAAACAGTACCGCTATCACAATTAATATCACTATCGGCCCGAAAGTTTCACTTTTTATCTTACTCATTACTTTACACCTCATACAATAACAATAAGTAGGGATAATTTTTTCTACCCCTACTTATTATACCATATTTTTTACTACTCGTCTAAATGTAATACTCTATCTCTAATCTCTTCCGTTCTACCTTGATTAAAGAAATTACTGCCTAAATAACCACCGATTTATACCGCCACTTTCATGGTACTTTAACTCTGATTTTCTCAGACGGACTAGACTATACCACAGATACCTTGTTCTATTACCTTACCAAACTTCTTTTTTACTATATCCATATCTATTGTCGGTACTATATGCATTAAATAAGATAACAACGTCAAATTATACTTTAAGTTTATGGATATATCCTGCCTCTTACCCACTAACCTTGCCTCTATTCCATACCTTGATAATATCTCTATGATTTTATTCTTCTGCTCTTTTGTCAATATCTTAGAGCCTATCATAAAATTACCTGCTTTACTATGACCTGTATACCACCCATCATCAAGAAAGTAAAACACCAAACCATAGATATTTATGTTATTTAATACCTCTTCTGTACTCATCTCATAATATGGTTTTATTTGATATGAGCAAGACCGACTGCTATATACTTCACATGCTGTACCTTTATTCTTATCCGCTATCTTAGTGTTTTTATGATAAGACTGCAAGATTAAATACTTCCATCTTGCATATTCTACCTCACCTACTGAATGTGACTCTCTATACTTATATATCTTATCCTTTATGTTTTGAAAGTATCCGTCACCTAACTTCGCACCTAAAAACATCTGATGTCTTAATTGATATGATTTTTCCGTTTCCTTTAAAAACGTACCGATATTCCAATCTAATTTACTTCTTGAGATATTATACTTCTTACATATATTCTGTTTCTTATCAACTTTTGCAATCGCTTCGTAAACTGCATTGAATAAATCATTTGTCATGTGTTTTTCCCTCTCAGTATCTTGAATATAATAGTCGTTGTGGATCTACCTATACGGCATTTTCCTACGGATTGTCCAATCTTTCAACCTTTTTACTATACACAGGTCATTACTCTGTCCGCCGTTATCCTTTCGTCAACGGTTTAGTAGTTGAAAGCTCTTAGGATTTTCCCGAATATAATTCATTTAAAGAACGCCTGATTTTATCTACGTTCTACGTACCACATTTAAAGTCTTTTGGTCTGTGTTTCCGCAATTCGGACACTCCCAATACAAATGACCTTCTTCACCTTTTATTTTTATCTCACCGTCAAACCCGCAATTCATACAATAGTCTGACTTTGTATTTAATTCTGCATACATAATATGATCGTATATGTACTTTATAATCTCCAACACAGCAGGAATATTGTTCTGCATGTTTGGAATCTCACAATAACTTATACACCAAGTTTATTCATTACATAATTGTTTATTTCATCTTTTCTTTCTTTACTTACACACTCTATCAACGTTTGTATGTTCTTATCATTAGCTTTATTTCGGCGCTCTTTAAACAACATACATTCCGCTACATATCTTGCGTACATAGCCTCTTGCAATAAACGCCATCTCTTTAGATGATACTTTTTACCTTTATATCGTATCTCTACTTCCCATCTGCTTCTCTCCTTATCGTAGAACACGCCTTTATATGTGCTTGCGCTATTTATTACGGCCTTGTTTAATACGTTTTCCACTTGCGTGCATACTCGTAAATTTTTCTTTCTATTGTCATGCCAATCACCATTTATATGGTCAACTACTAACTCATCCCTACGCCCTAACCCCAATAAATACCTTGATAAGTATATATGTGGTTTTTTATGTGGGTTTCCTGTTATGACTCTACCGTTACTATCAAGACGCCATTTAAGATATTTTACTTTCTCTATATCATCCAAATCTATGACAAATTCTCCGCTTTTTGCGTTATCCCTATTATATGTGTTAAACCTTACTACATTTCCTTCTATCACATAATCATTTAAATCAGCGTTTGTTCTTTGTATATTGTCTAAAAACTCATGATACTTACGATATTGATGCATATGCTTTTTACATAACACCATACCATAACATTTACTCTTTTTAAATAATTCTCTTCCACAAACTTCACAACTATGTAATTTCATAAAACCCCCGACTATATCTTCAATTAGGTATCCTTTTTTGGACTCCTACAATTGCCACGCACTTCTGATACAATTACTTATATCATACTCCGTTACACTCATCACGGATAGTCTGTACACTTTCTGATTTTGTTCAGCTTAGCACGGCATAGTTTATCACTTCCACCGTTTTCACGTGGTTTAAGGCAGCTGTAAAAGGTATAATATCTATTTTATTATAACCGCCCGGACTTAATTTCTGGAACTTGCTTTCTATATTGAACTTAGTAAATGCATCAATCTTTTCACGAACGCTAATATGATATGAGTTCGTCAAATAATCATGATCCGTTATATCTTTTATCACTCCAAATCTTTCTCTTAAACACTTAGCAAACTTATATGTGGTTGATTCTATAGGACTGCCATACACACTATACCCCACGTTTTCCGCTTGCTTCCATTCTGTACATTTATCATTCAAAAACTGTAATACTTCTAGCCCTAATGCCTGACCTTCTTCTGTTGTGTGACTCTTTCCTATCAACGCCATCACACATTCATACAAGGCGGCATATCCTAAACTGGCTGTAGAATAATTATTATGTACCAGCTTTTCTAACTTTTCTCCTTTTTTAAGTCGTGCAAGCGCCCCATGTTGCCATAAAATCGGTGCTACATCCGACTCTGTGTTTGACAACCTCTTTATCCTCACCTGCAAGGCTCTATGACACAATTCTGTTCTCTCGTTTAAAATCTCCCAGAACGTATCTAATATATCCGTCCCTTTTTTATTTGACTCTTCTCTAGCACTTAACGCTACATCCGCTAAATTAACAGTACACACACCACAGTTAAACCGACCGTAATACTTGTGTTTACCGTTATAATCTCCAGCGTTCGATATATTACCCATTCTTTCAGTAAATTCATCTGGAGTAAGGAAACTTCTACAACCCCATTTATGTTTAATGCAATTCGCTACGTTGCACATATCATCATGTTACCACAATGATCAGACTATATCACATTCTTATTCACTGTTACCGCTCATAAGAACCTCACTTTTTCTGAGTCGCTTGACCCTTACTCTACTTAGTTACTCTCACATAGATTTCTTATGCAATACCCGTTCGATAGTCGTTAGACCTTTATTTATATGTTATATTACTAATTCCATACCTTCTATATGAGGTACTCCTACCCTTCATCCAAAGACTTATTAAGGACTTTGAAACGCCAAGCTCTATGGCTAAATCTATTTTAAATTCATACTCTCTTAAATTCCCATCTCTTAAAACAATAAAAGGATGATATAAAATACCTAAGGTTCTTCGTTTATGTCTCTCGTTAGTTTTACGAGAAACACACTCAAGATTATCTACACAATTATTTAGTTTATTTCCATCTATATGATTTATCTCTTTTTCTTCGTGATAATCTTTAATAAACTGCTTAGCTACTAATCTATGGACAAAAAATCTCTTCTTTTCGCCCCGTAAATAATTATATAAAGTAACTCTTCTATATCCACAATTATTTACATCACCAATTACTTCTTTTTCTCTCTTTTTACTATAAACACAACCGCCCTTATCTATCTGATATAATGTTTCCCAATCCTTCAAGTCTTCTAACATATAAAATCTTAGTACGGTAGGTTATCCCCTTAGGACTTTCCCCGTTTAAGTGAGTTTTCTAACAATGTCACCACTGTTAGGCACAAGTTTTTATGCATGGGTAGCAGTCTCCGTTCTTATTCTCCTTCATCTTCTTTTCTGAAATATAATCAGGTACTAATCTCTTTGCACTACATTTTGCCGCTAGCTCCGTCAAATACCAATACGGACTATCTTCATGTATATTATCTTCCTCTAATACATACAGAAGCTTAGGAAATGCGGGTGAGATATACACACCAACCTCATTTTTCATCCCCTCTATACGCTGTTTTAAAAATTCTTCTATCAACATGGCTAACTCTTTTTTATATTCTTCCGTCTCACCTAAATACATGAATACGGACAAAAAAGGTGCTTGGCCATTACTATTAGCCATCGAATTGATCTGATAGTTAAACGTTTGTACAGCGTCTTTTATTTCCCTTTTTATATCTTCGTCTGCAAATTTCTTTACTTGTTCGTCACTTAGCCCACGCTCTCGATATCGTTCTTCATATAATCTAAAACTATCCCTTACGAACGGTGCTAAATGAGTCAATGTTACTGTAGCTCCCTATATTATACAAGCATTAATCACTACGTATAACTTAGACTATTTCTTGATAAGTTTTTTGTACTTACCTATAACGTTACGAAGTATATTCGCATACACCCCTCTATATTAGTCGTTACATTACAAACACATTTAATAAACTAACTCTATATCTCTATATTTTTCTACATCATCTATATACCTTCTACACTGCGTTGGACTTTTACCCACGAATCTGGCAAACGCACTCACTGTCTTAAACGTATATTCTTTATCTTCTTTCTTATACTTTATCTCTTTCCATGTATACACTCGTTTCCTTACTTTTTGCCTTCCCAATACCCTATACGCATGTTTATTGTTCTCGCTTTGTGACACCCACTCAAGATTATCAGCACAATTATTCAATGTATTACCGTCTTTATGATTCACTGTGTTTTTCTCTTCTGTATATCCGTCACAAAACGCTCTAGCAACTAACCTATGTAAGAAATACCCCTTTCCACCGTCATTTTTACATAATACGATATAACCTCTTTTATTGTGATGATTTATATGTGTTTCCATCAACCTATACACACCATAAGTATGTAAGTATCTTCGCACACGCCCTTTATTTGAGACTTGATACATCTCATACCCTAATATGTCCTTCCACTCTTCCCCCTCAAGGCTTTTAAAACTAATACGCTTACTGGCCTCTTGAACAATTTCTTGTTTCCTTAAATTGGCAGTTTCATGCATACGTCTATTCTTATCATCACGAGCCTTACTTAATACATCATCACATTTTATTATTGTTTCTCTTAAATACTCTTTTTTTACCTTCAATTCCTTAGCTATATCTACTACACTAAAGTCACTATCAAGCCTGTCTTTTATAAACTTCTTATGCTTGTTTAGGAATTTAAGGTTACTCGGATTTAGATATCTCTTACTTTTATTCTGCTCTAACTTCCACTCATATAGTATTACTTTGGTTAGTCTACTTCTATCAACGTCCAACAACTTAGCTATATACGTCTTAGGCCTACCCTCTAACGTATACAACTTATAGATAACATCTTTGTACTTCTCTATCTTTTCTCTGTTAGTCTGATACATATAGTTATTTCCACCCTATCATATCTTATTTGTGTTTATAACTAGAGATTAACCGCATTCCGCAATCTCCCTCTATAGCATTGAATTTCTTCAACACCCCTCTACTCTGAAAGGTTAAGTTATATTTTACTACGGCAAAGCTACTCTCTTAAATACCGTACGACGAACTTGTAACACTTAAAATGGCTTGCGTGGCGATTGTGCTTGCCGTGATTAATCGTCTTGGCTTATCTATTCGCACTTTATTTATCACCGTGCCATTCTGTAACATGTCATTTAAATTTATTAACTCGCAATTCCCAGTTACTATATCATCTTTTAATCTAAACGTATGTGTAACTGGCTCTTCAACGCACCATACCAACTCTTCTCTACCTAATGGGATTATCGTTATGACTTCCCATCTGTCTTTACTTTCTCTTGGTTTGTATAGTACGTCCCCCTCTTTCAGCTCTACCGTTACACTATTATCTTCAAGCACCCATCTATGATTAGGCGTACAATATTTAAATCGTACTTTCTGTCCTGACTGTAACGCAACGGCCTGTATCTTCTGCTTGCCAAAAGAATGTACTGTTACTACTCGCCACTCACCAAACTTGTCTTGTACAGCGATCCGTTCCCCACTCTCAAAACTGTCAAATCGTCTCAACCCTTCGTCCGTTATGAACTCCGTATCTCCAGTAAAACAGTTATGTAACGTCCGCTGTATCATGTAATCCATATCCACGTTTCCGCTGACTATATCATTATCCCATATCTCGTCATGGGATACTTTGCGCTTCCATAATAAGAGTTTCACTTATTATGTACCCTACTCACTTATCCACAATATACATTTATATCACTTTGCTTTCGGTAGTCGATACACTTTTCATACTTTTACATATGATTTAGCACGGGATTATTTACACACTAGGATTATTCACATGTACCCTTCCCCGTTAGCCGCCTTTATAGCGACACCCTCTTTCAAGGTTCACAAAGTTTTTCCGTTATACATTACTGCATAAGGCCACAATCTTCTTATGGTTATGTATCAGCCCTTTATCATGAGCCTCTACCACATCACTCGGTAATAGCTTTCGTCTAGCCAAATCTGTACTAACTATACCTGCTAAATAATCCCTCTGTGTTGTAACCAGCTTTGAGTCCTTGTTTGCGTTCTCACTCGTCCAATACTCACTGTCACCACACACAAGTTCATCCACATCACGGTCTATGATGTTTCCACGCTCTTCACTGCGCTTATTTCGATACACTATGTAGGCCCTTGCAACTTCTTTGTAATTACTGTCCATTAACTGTCGCTCTACCTCATCTTGTATATCCTCTACCGTGACTCCTTCTACGTCTGTACACATGCCCTCTATGAAATCTATTGTATCTTGGCATAACTCAATATATTCTCTGAGTATGTCACTGTCCTCATAAACCTCATTGTACGCCTGCAACATCGCATTGAAAATCTTTGACCCGTCAAACCCTACTACACGTCCGTCTCTCTTAATGACCGTGAGTATGTCCGACTTCGCTTCTTCTTGCTGTTCACTATCCACACAAACACCACCCTTTATCTTTTTTTGTATATATGAAAGCGTCACCCAAAATTTTTCAGGTAACACTATATATAGTAGATTTATCATAGCAACTAAATGATAATATACAATATCTTCTTTATTTTGTGATATTTTTGTGTTATATTATGTTATCTTTAGTACCTTTTCCTTACCCTTGTCTACTTAGTTTATTTTCCTTCTATCAATAGTTTGTGATTAATACTTCATCTGTCTTTTCTTGACTCTTTCTATGGTAGTTACAGTTCCCATAATCCATGTTTAAATGATGTACATTATATTTCTTTCCCCACTCAATTAGTTCTTTGTTTTCTATACCCTTAGCGCTTACGGTATTAGACATCGCAAACTTAATTCCTCTTTCATTTAGCCCATCTAATACCTCAAACAAGTACATATCATCACCTGTACTCCATCCGCCACCGTTTTTATTATAGGCGGCTTCGGTTATCGTGTACGGCGGGTCACAATATACAAAATCTTTCCTTTCAACTCCACTAAAGTCCATATCCCTTAAGTTCTTACTCATTAACTCTACATTACTTAGCCTATCAATAAACTCTTTCAGCCTTTCTTTGATAACGGAGTTGAAATGCCTCTTACCATACGGCATATTGAAATTTCCCTTTGAGTTAAATCGTACTTGATTACTGAATGCATTACATATAAGCACATACAACCCTAACGGACTTTTTTTCTTATTATACTCTTCCCGTAATGCATAATATCTTTCTTTTCTATCAATAGCAAGCTTATCGCCTTTTCCATCCAGTCCGTACTCTTGTTCTTTCTCTTCTACCAGCCTTACTACTTCTTCATAACCAACTTTCTTAAACCACTCTATGACCTCTATTATCTGTGTTAATTTATCATTCGCTATCTTTCTCTTAGCTTCTACATTTACCGACACGTCCATTCCGCCACAAAACACGTCATAAAAAACATCAATCTCTTTAGAGAATAACGGCAATATCTGAGACAAGAGTTTATATTTCCTGCCCGTATAATTGAGTGGTGTCTTTACATACATTCTCTACTCCTTACTATCTTCTATCCTTTGTATCGCTTCTGTTTCAAGCCCAGCCTTTTCCGCTATCTCTATCAGCCCTACCTGTATTCCCTGTAACTGTGTCTTAAATTTTTCTAATGTAACTATACTTTCTATCTTCTCACTCGTTACTGGATTGATGTTAGGTGCCCTATACTCTCTCATCTTATTCGTCCCTACCATTTGACTTATCTGTTGTATCGCATAGATCAGGCTGTTTATGGTGACTATAACTTCCGCTATTGTCTTTGCCACACTTAACGCTTGTGTCCCTATCCCCACTAAGTCATGACCGATATCTTCCGTCTTTTCCAGTGTATATCCCAGTTTCTTTAATATCTTCTTTATCACTTTATACATCATTGCACCTTATATGTAACTCTTTATTGTCATTGTCTTATCAGTATTTATTGTTACTACCTTATTATAATCTCCGTCTATTGTAATTTTATTATTCTCATCTGTTATTATTTCTATAGTCATACTATTGTTATATAATACTTCCACCTCAGTCGTTGCTTTTATATCAAAGTTTATATGTAATCTCATTGAGCTAAAAAAAATTCTAAAATAAGAACCAATATTACTAAACTCTGCTTTATCAACATAATTGCTTCCGTCTTTGTACGTGTAATTTATATCAAACCCATCTTTAAATTCTTCTTTTATATCTTCAATTAAATCATTGGGGGCGTACAAAAGCCTATTTAAATAATTATCACATGTTAATTTTATCTTCTCTGTCATGTCAGTCTTTTCTAACACCACGTCAAGATAATACTTACCACTTACGTTCTTCTTAAATTGACAGCTACTTATTCCTTCCAGTGTATTGCTATAAGGTGCTACATCTTTATACAAGTAGACTATTACGTCTCTTATTACCATTACTTCACTCTTACCTACTGACCTACCATACTCATTTACATATTCTACCTCATATTTACTTACACTCATCAAACTTGCACTTTCTAAATGAGTCTCTGTTAGTTCTACCGTTCCCGTCGTTTCGTCTTCATTTGTGTAGTTTATGACAACTTTACCACCCCATAAATACCTTTCATATCCGTTCTTTATTTTAAATTTACCTGTCTTTTTATCATACTCACTTAAACTTGCACCAGTAGGTATGTTATAACCGTAGAAGTTATTTTTCCATCCTTCTCTGTAAGGCGTCGTGCTGAACCCCGGATAGTTCTTGCTCTTTAGATATTCAACTACCTCTTCTGCCTCACTATTTCCGCTACTCACTTGTATCTTTGCGATCTCATCAGCGAATTTTAAAAGCTTTCCTTCACTTGTTACCCCTTTACTCTCAATTGCCGCTTTTACCTTTAACATTGCGTCATAAATTTTGTTTATTTCTGCTACTATTTCTTGTACTACTGACACTCTTTATTCTCTCCTTTTTATTATTTTTTATTAGCCTAGTTTTTAGTGTTGTTAGCTTTATTTGAATTATTAGCTTTTTGTTAGGTCTATTAGTTTTTTTATTAACTATCTTTTTTAACCAACTCTATCACTAGTCTACTTTTATTTATTTTAACTTTTACTCACTGAACGTATAGAATTTTTTGATATGCTTCTCGGTCTTATGCGGTGAGGATTTACGCTGTGACTAACACATGCTTGCTGCGTTGTTACTTCTTCGGCACTTCCCTTTGATACTCGTGATCCTTGGCGTCCTGTTTTGAACTTTGCGTTTTTGATGATGCACTGATGCTGCCTCTTTGCCGCCGACGTTATCTACTACGGCTATCACGAACGTCCACTCTTACTACAAGCCGATATAGCTCTTCACCATACCATTTCTACTCATACTACGTCATCTACACATCAACCTAATTTCTTCTTACTGGCTAATCTAAATAAACTAACCCCACACGGAATTATAGGAGAACAAGCCTATCTACTCATGAGCCAAAATAAATAAAATCTCACTTTCATACCCTGTCCGTATATGTAGCTTTCTGTATGACTCATTTTATTTGACACCCACACCAGATGTCCATTCGTAAGGTCTATGCATTCGCTCACTTACAAATGAGTGTCCGTTACTATTGATATTTTTTCAGTTACCCCCGCTTAGGCAACTCTACCCTCTTATCCATTCCATCACTATACTTACAGAACTTATTCACCTTTTACAACTATCCCACTCGTTCGTCATTCGTATCAGGCCTTTTTCTCTTTATCTTCCGTCTTCTAGCCTAATCTTCTAAACATACTCATTAAAATCGTTGCGTTGGTAGTACGGAACATCACCTTTATTCAAACCACTCTACCATTAGGCTCAATCTCTACCACACTGTTTATTCCCACTAGACATCCTTTGTGACTGGACTTTATCCGTCTTGTCACCCTCACCTATTACGCTTACCCACGGGCGGCCCTTTTGTGGCTTTCCCTTTTCTGACGGCGCCTTCTCTCTATCTCTCTTAAACCATTAAAAACAGGTAGTAGGGATAATAGGGATATAGGTAGAGGATATGTCTCTGTTAAAATGAATATGGTAGATAACCCGTATATGTTAGAATAATCTTTCTTTAGGAATATGTTCCACTTCTTTCTTAGTACATAGATGTTAGATAAAATATACATGTAGAAAGTATAGATGAGAGATCAGAATATGTTATCAGTAATTGATCTACTCTCTTATACAGATACATCTATATTTAATGTATCTGTTTTAAATGCATATGTTTATTCTTTTATCTTATCTGAGTCCTTTGAAGATGTTAGAATTATCATATTCATGTATATGTTTATTCTTTTTATTTATTTTTTATCTTAATCTATAAACTAATTATTTATAACATTACTATTATTATTTTTATCAGTATTAATATTAATTATACTAGTAATATTATTGAGACTACTATCATTATTAATTTTTGTGTTTTTATTATTAGTTACCCGTGATTTTCGTCTTAACTTTGCTCTCATCGTTCCCGCACGATGACCAGACATTTGCGGTCACTCAAGCTGCGTCTTTCAGTTTACCTGTTTTTTGTTGCTTCCCCCTATTCTCTTCCAGCAGATATTACTTACAGTCCATGATACCAGCTACTAAACTTCACTAGGAAACTTAATTCAACCATATGCAGGGACGAATGATCCTTCCAACGCCTCACCCACTAAACTATATGGGGACAAATTCATTATCAAGCATCTCACCTACTTTATCCACTCAGAAAAAGTCAAGTGGCCCCGACCCATCCTTGTGTGTCATCACTTACTGTTCTCATATCACTATAATCTTAAAATTTGGTACCCACAAGCCGTTTTTATTTGTCTTTAATGTTTTTATACCTACGAATTATTTTAAACGCCCTAAACGCTAATTTTGACGTTTTTTGAGGTATTTTTCTCTGCATACAAAAAGCTGTAGCACCTATTTTGTCTATAAGTATACTACAGCTTTTATTTCTTGTCAACTCTTTTTATTGACTTTTTTATTTATTTCTTACCCTACATTTATATTTAATTGTTTTGCTCTTACCTTTGCATACCATCTCATATGTAGGTACTTCTGGTGACTTTTTAGGTTATACTTCTTTGTAAATTCCCGCTCATTTAATTCTTTGAGATCTTGTAACGCTCTCTCAGTGTATTCTCTGTTCCATTTTGAATTATATTTCTTTCCTTTTTCTTCTACATTATCATTAATTATACTAGTAATATTATTTGTATTACTATTAACATTACTATTATTATTTCTTTCTAGCGCCTTATTCACTGCGTCAGCGATTATCCCGTGTACATTAATTCCCAAATGATACATAGCGGCTTTGTCTACTCTATCCATGGTCTTTTTTGACAGTAAAGTATAATACGCCCTCAGTTCCGTTACATTCACAAATCTCATCTGCTCACACATAATTGTTGTTTGTTTTCCGTTTAAGACTATATCCACTCTCGACTTAATCCGTCCGCTCTTACCTACCTGCTGTGATGACATCGGCGCTATTGTGCATAACTTATCTGTGGACTTATTATCTGAGATGACTACCCACGGCCTTGTACCAAATTCCGTATAATCAATGTGTCCTGACTTTAATTTATTATAATCATGCTTGTCTTTTGATTCATTCACGTTATACAAGAATACCATACCCTTTTGTACTCTTGTGTATTCTCTTACTTCTTCTTGATTTTCATTGATTCTTGTTATTTCTACTTTATTTTTGGTATCCACTACAGTTCGTGCATCCAGTTTCTTTTTTGCTCTTGGCATATGACTTTTTCTCCTTTGTTCTATTATCCTTAGTGTTATTAATTATACTAGTAATATTATTCTTATTATGTTTTTTATGCTTATTTAGATTAACGTTGATTTTTAATAACTTACCGCTTATATCATACAACTCACTATACATAAACTTCCATATACTTTGTGTTATCTTATATCCTCTCTCCGTCCTTTCTATTATAATATCTTTTGTGTTTTTTCCCTTTATCCAATATATACCATGTTTTAGTTTAAGTATATCCGTATGTGACATCTTGTTTTGTTCTCACCTCTTTTCCTTATCTTTTATTATACACACACTTTATTTTATTTGTAAAGTATAAAAAGACCCGATTATGGGCCTTTTTAATATATCAACTTATTTTTTGCTTTATCATATTGTACTATTCGTCCGTACGCTCCAGAATAATATGGGCTTAATCCTCCATGCCTATCATCCAAATATACAAGTCCTGTCTTTGTATCATAGATTAACACATACTCATCAACCGTGCCTATTCGTTCAAACATACGTAAGTGGAGCCTATCATTTCTGTCCTCTATTGACGTTACGTTATATATTTCCAACTCACCTTGACGGATTTTGTAATGTAAATAAGCGTCCATATATATCGTATGCAGAAATCCAACTAATACAATCAATAAGATTATAATTGATATAACACGCTTTTTTGACGGCTTATATAATATTTTATACATCTTCATTTCCCTTCTTATGTTCTGCTATATATTCTTTAAAATTCATCTTTATCGTGTTATCAATTACGGCGTAGGCTGCTTCTACCCACGGATACTCCTCTGGTAGCCAACAATATCCGTTATCACCCCAAGAACGGCCCCACGAATTTAACAGTCTCCAGTATAGTTTCTCTCCTATATAAGACCACCCCGTTATAGTGACTGCATGTCCACCGTAATCATGTATATCTTTGTTCTTGTCATATTTAACTATTCCATCGTCGCCCACATCATAAAAGCTGTCATATATTGGTATTCCCGTCATTATTGCTTTCGTCGTGATTATTGCTATCTGTATATCCCGCCTTGAACTGCACACGTAATAGGAATCCGCTTTAAAGTTATCCGCCTTTGTCAATAACTCTTCTCTTCGTTCATTAAATATTTTCTTTGCTTCGTATACTCCATAAAACCCCGGCATGTCGTCATATAATACTGACCCATCATCACAGCCCTTTTTGAGACATGACCTTATATACATGCCCTCAAAATCTTCCCCGTCTATTCTGTCTCCATATGTAAAAGCGGGAGAAAGCGGCAGTGTTAATTCACTTTGCACTGCTTCTTGTAAGTACCTAACGGCATTATAAGAACATGCACAACACATTTGCGTATCTCCCTGATCGTAAACAAACGGGTATTCTTCTGTAACGTACTCCTTCGGTATGTTCACACTACCGAGCTTTATCAAGTCACGGAATTTATAATCTCTGCTGTCATACGGAGATATAATCAATCCAAAACCCATATAATTACTCACCTTTTACTATACTGTCACAATAATATCCAGTCTGCTAATTTTATCTATGAGTTTCTTTAATTCCACCTTATCTATTGCGTCTTTACTTACCAGCTTTAACGTATTATCTCGTTCCGTATATAATGTGTATCCATATCCATCATGATACGTTGCTGTCTGTACTAATACATCAAATTCCATATAGTATTCATTTATGTTGTTGCTACTATATCGTACTCGTTTACCCAATATAATACCACGAACGTTTTTATATGTACCGTCAAATTTTAAAGGCTTGTCTATCATTACTACATCGCCTAATTCAAATTGACTTCCCTTTAATTCAGATAATGTGTTAGCCAGCTTATCTCGTATCTGTTCGTATGTGTTGTTTGCAAGTATTTCTGATAAGTTGCTTGCATTAAATATATTAGCTAAATCTTCATTGGTATAATAATATGCGTAACTTCTGATGATTGATACTTTGTTATCATAATCAACTACCTCACGCAATATATCCGCCATGACTTAACCCTCTTTTACTTCGCTTACTACTTCTTCATTGTGTACTTCGTCCATATTCAATTCACACAAATCAAATACAGATACTTCATATACTTCATGGTCTTCTACTGTACCGTCGTCATATTTTTTTGTGTATATCCGTGACTGTAAGCGTCCTGTGAAACATACTTTCGTTCCTACACTTAATCTGGACACAAAACGTGCATTCCGACTCCACACAATACAGGGTAAATAATCTGAGCGCCCATATACCCTGTTTACCGCTAAAATTACATCCGATATTTCACGGCCAGACGGAGTAACTCGGTATATTACGTCTTTACAAATATATCCTACCAATACTACCTTATTTGTAAACTCTCCTTGATACTCCTTGTCCAATATAACCAAATCACGGACAAAAATATACAAACGCAATGACGCCTTACCAGTTACGTCATTATACTCATTGAAAGACCTAAACTCACCTTGTATATGTAAAAGATCATCCTCTTTAATTACTTCTACGTCAATAACACGTTCTGATATTTCTACCTGTATCGTATCAAAAACGCCCTTATTTCTCCTTGGCGATTTGATTGTAAACTTATAAATTTTCTCTCCGTGTGTGTCGTGATGATATTCAGGTACGCTACTTACATACCCGATAATATCTACCAAGTTGTTTGAAGAGTTAGTACTTTTGTAAACTCTTTCGTCCATTGTTCCCTCTGTTCCCCTTTATTAATCTTGTTTATGATAAAACTCTATTTTTATATATACCGAGGAATTTTAACTTACGTACTTTTTATTAAAATCTCTTATGTAATTATTATTATTTTCATTCTTTTACTTCAATAATTTTAGCTTCTATTACGTCACTATATCTGCTATCATCAACTTCAATTATAGTAGATTCTATCCGTTTCCATGTGCTTTCTATATCACGTACAATAGCTTCTGTTTCTTCATCCAACACACCGATTAAATACTCGTCATTTCCTCTATATTCAACGTCAACTACAGTACCGATACAAGGTGGAAACGATTCATGCTCTACCCTATCACCAAATTTAAGCAGTACCATCACCCCGTATTACCATGTCTTTATAATTACATAACTCTTCCATCGTAATATTATATATATCAAGCTCACTGCTCATTCCGAAAAAGTCCTTGTATCTTGAGAAAAAGGATCGGTCTTCAATATAAATTAGTCCATATAATCTCATCGTTCCTTTCAAGTTAAACGTAATACCTAACATTTCTGCATGTTCTTTTGCGTCCTTAATCGTTGCACTTCCACTTAACTTTAAATTTCTTCCTTTTGCTAACGCTAAATATTTTCTCATTTGTACACACTCCTTTTTATAATACAAAAAGGGACGTACCACTTTATATGATACGTCCCATTACAAACTGGTTGCCATACGTGGACTCGAACCACGATGTCGCAATTATAAGTTGCGCATTCTCACCTTTGAATTATATGGCATTGGTGGGCCCCATAGGACTCGAACCTATGACATTTCGGTTATGAGCCGAATGTTCTAACCATCTGAACTAGGGTCCCAACTGGTCTATGTAGCAGGATTTGAACCTGCGACCCCCTGCTCCCAAGGCAGGTGCGCTACCAAACTGCGCTATACATAGATTGGTGCGAAAGGTGGGACTCGAACCCACACGACTTTAATGTCAACGGATTCTAAGTCCGTCTTGTCTACCGATTCCAACACTCTCGCTTTTTGTTAGGTTTTTCTAACTTACAGATTATATTATATTCCTATTTCATGCCTTTGTCAATACTATCAGAAAGTAAATTAATCATCCCTTCTCGCAATTGATGTAGCATTTTAGAATGTACTTTTTCTCTATTTTCCATACGTTTCAGAATAACACGTGTAAGTTTCTTCTTGAGTTTTTCGTCTACAAGTTTAAGCCCTTCTTCTACGTCAAACTCATCTCCTGTAACACACCGTACTTTAGCTGTATATTCGTCATTGAGGAAGAGTTTATCATGATCAGACTCTTTAAATTGTACATACGAAACTCCAGTACCTTCAACTAACTTACCCTCAAGAATAGACGGCAAAAACTCACAATCTTCTGCCCTTGCCATGATTACCTTATTCTTTCTATCAATCTTATGTGTTACTCGTACATACACTCCGTTAAATAGTTTCATCTTTTGTTATCTCCTTTTATTTTACCTTCTTATTAATAATATTGACTAACTCTTTTACCTGTGCCTTTAATTCTGCTACTTCATTCTCTAACTCTACAATACGGGAATCATACATTTTCTTGAGTTTGTAATTTCTCCGTTCAGTGTCATGACTTCCGATTTTATAAGAAACCCCTGCATTAATCATTGTTTCACTACCTAAAGATGCTCCCAAAGAGAATATTACATTCTCATTAGGTCTGTAATAAGCACCTAGCGCTACTGCATTTGCGTTCTCATAATGTCCGAAAGATGCCGCTACGTCCCACTTTAACTCAGGATTATAATCAAGTGGATGTAACCCCGCTAACGCCGCTACAGACGCTCCAACTTTATTCATACGTGCATTTACTGTATTAATCTCTGTTACTGATTTATTGCGGATAGAGTCAATAGCGTCATGAATTGTATCTTTTCCCGTATTACCGATATTATTTGTAGTGATGTTTCCGTGATTATCAATGGTTGTGTTTCCGCCCACAATATTTACCACTGAATTACCTACATTATCAACACTTTTTGCTACGGAATATAATTGTGACCCGTTTATTGCGTTCGTGGATGTGCTTGATATCTCACCTGCCGCTACGTTCACTATTTGACGTTCTTTACCTACAGCACCCACACTCACTACACCGCTAGCCGTTCCCGCAAAGTTATCTACTACTAAATTCCCAACTACACCATGTGTTTCTTGTTTATACTTTCTATCTGTTGAGCTGTCCCCAAGAATTACATTATTATCATATTTTGCTTCTACATTATTACTAAGTACGAAAGAGCTATTTGATACTACATGATTATTACTGCCCACGGATACAGAGTTTTTACCATCAACCCATGTATTACTACCAACAGCCACACTATTTTCTGCGTATGAGTTTGTATATGTTTCGTTCCCCACAGTTAAACTTTTATCACCAAAAGCAATAGAATGTACACCCATGCCTGTGGAGTATTCACCCATAGCGCTAGAATCATACCCTACTGCCGTCCCATTTGTGCCTCTTACGGATGCTTTTGTGCCAACTGCTGTACCACCGTCGGCGTCTACGTACGTTGAATTACCGACTGCTGTAGATTCTTCACCTCGTGTTATTGATTCGTTTCCGATTGCCACACTGTTCTTCTTCGTCGTATTGGTGTTTGTACCCAAGACGATAGAATTTTCTCCCTCTACCTCGGAATGATAACCTTGTGCAATCGTATTCTTATCTTTTGCTTTTGCCTCTTGTCCAATAGCCAATGAGCTTTCCCCTTTAGCACGAGATGTATCACCCATTGCAACACTTCTATACCCTTCCGCTTTCGTGGTATGTCCGATAGCTACAGAATAATGACCAGACGCTTTAGAACTGGAACCAGCCGAAAAAGACGCTATGCCAGATGAGGTGTTATTATACCCAACAGCGGCAGATGTATCCCCCTCTGCCTTATTAAAATTACCCAAAGCGTTAGATTCAAAGCCAGTTGCACTAGAGCTGTACCCAATAGCAGTAGCGTATCCACCAGTAGATGTGGAATTATAACCCATAGCCGTTCCTGCTGCTGTGGTTGCTTTTGCGTTTGTCCCAATTGCTACAGAGTTATAACCACTACTTTCAGCCTTCTTACCAATAACTATCGTCCCTTCTCCCGTACCCGGAAGTAAATTATCTGCTCCCGCTGTAAATGAGAATGAACTAATTACAAGTACCGCTAAAATTGTCTTTTTCATTTGTTTGTCTCCTCTGTCTTTTGTTATTTATTATTTGTTTTATTTAGCCTATCTTCTATATTACTGAAATCAATGGAATAGTGTGTTACGCCGTCCTCATAATCAAGCGACCCTATCTTTGAATTTACCGTTACTGACTCTTTACCACTTAATATATCCTTCATTAGTGATACATCTACACCACCTTTATTAATTACGTGATCTATATTTACTTCCAAAGATGGCTTACCATTTTTATTTGAGAATACAGCATAAATTCTGGGTTTATCTTCACTCATAGTCTTTTACTCTTTCTGTGCAAGTATATATCCTGCACCATCCAACCAATATTCACTTTGTTTCTTTATAGGGAATGTCACTTTTTTCTTACGTGACTTTTCTATCTCATCAATCATTTTCCCTATTTCTTTTTCGCTCAAGTCCGCATTTTGCATAAGGTCTTTAAAACTTACTTCTAGTCTGTCATCCTCATACACTACATACAATTTAAATTTCATTGGTTTTCTCCTCTCAATGAATCACTTAATTTAGCTTTTGAACTTAGTATAAATTATGTGTAAAGAAATGTCAATAAAATTTTTTGTTATATAAAATTATATTTAATCATCTTCTTTATTCAACTCACTTTTACATAAATAAAAAGTGCGTCATCCGCACTTTTTATTCGACAATATTTACTTGTTCCTTATTTGGTTAGCAGTTTAACCATTTCCTGAGCGTACTTTTGTTCAGCTTTTTGTTTGCTATGACGAGCTAACTGCATAAGCCGATACAGAGAAAATTTATCGCCCTGTGCTGCGTGATTAACCAATTCGGTCTTAATCCAAGGGAACTCCACGTTAAAGTCTACGTTTGTTCCCAAGAATCCCAAGAGACTGTACATTTCTCTCATTTTTACAATTCCCCCATAGATAATAATTAAATTTAAATATCACCTATGCTTATATATAGAACGTTATTATTCTGTTACTTTATCAACAACTTTACCGATTGCCATGACCGATACGTTTTCTGTGTTAAATGCTACGCCGTCATCAGATAATTTAACTACTACAGAACTATCACCCGCAAACACACTTAATACATTCTTTAGAGTTTGTCCATTTACTTCTACGATAGATTTATATGTCGTTACTTTTTCGTTACTTAATCCATCAAGTATAATATCAGACTCACCACGTTTTGTCATAATGCGAATAATTAAACGTCCTGCTCTTGTATAAAACAATCTGATGTTACCCGTGGAAGAGTCAAGTTTACAAGACAACTCAACCAATTTATGTAAATGTCCTAAATCAACTTTTACGCCCTCTACACTAAACATACGAGAGAATATTACATCCAAAAAGTCATCGTTTACGGGATAGGACTCAGTTTCAAACGTATACTGCTCACCTTTAAAGATATTACCCTGTCTATTAATGTATACTTCTTTTCCGCTATCTTCACTCACTAACGTATATAAAATGCGTGAGTCAATCAAGTTAAGTTTAAATGCCGTAAACGTATCTTCTACTTTTATCTTACCTACACTATTATGTGGCATGGCAATAATCTCACTATCTTTAAAATTTATGACCTTACCACTACGCAAAGACTGTCCAGCATACAAATATAGACGTTTAATAGCATCTTGTATTGCGTCTTTCTTATGTGCTGTTATTTTTACTTTATTATCTATGGTCTTATACTTATCTTTGTTTATTTTAATTTCATCTAAGTACACGTCTCCACCATGCACACGCACGGCATAACTTTTTTTATCTTCCTTCTTAAACTCTACGATGGATACTACATTATCACACACACGTACCAACTTATCTAACGTACTGGTCATAAAGGAAATCATACCGTCAATCTTATGAGCGGTATTTAATAGTTTGATGTTTTTGTGAATTGTACGTTTATTATCAGTGAGTTTTACCGTTACATATTCTCCATTTACTTCAAGAGATATTACATTACTTTCAAAACTATTCTCCCCCGACTGTGCAATGGCCTTCGATAATGATAATGCTTTCGTCAATTCTACATTAGTCACTGAGATATGAGGTTCTTTTATATTATCTTCGTATTTACTTTCTGTCTTACTCTCATTTTTATCTTCTGCTTTAATTTCTTTTTTACTTTCTTCCGTTTCCTTTACTTCTTTAACCTCTTCTTCCAAATAAGCCTCTTGTTCCGCTTTTGCTGCCAATCCTAATAATGTATCTAAGTCTAGACTCTCTGGCATCGTGTCTAGCATGCTTAATTCTTCACTCATCTTTTTTCTCCTTTATCATATGTTTTCATTAATATACTTTAATAATATGTTTCTACAATTCGTGGGTAGGTTTTCATCATTTATTATTATGTTGTATATCCTATCTGAGTCTGTTTCAGTTGTATCAGTGAGTTTGTCCGCAAGGTTGGACAATACGTCTTGCAATCCCGTCAAACTGTTAAATGTCTTACGGTTTAGCATATATTCGCTGGCTACGTCTTTATAATCTCTGTGCTGTATTTCTATCCTCTCAACTGAGTTAGCTACATCATTTATATTATTTACTATTACAAAGTTAGGCTTACGTGTGAAATTATAGTTGTGTGACGTACCTCTTAACACTGATCCATGTCGTACGATTCTACATTTACCCACTATCTCATCTTCATAATCTCCGTGGTCATGTCCTAACACAATTAAATCATACCCTAAATTCTCTACGTCTTTTTCAGTAATATTATGCCTACTGTCTGCAATAAAGTCTGGTGCATTATAAAAAGCATGCGCAAGTAGGATATTTTGCGCATATTCCGATTTTGCTGATATCGGCAATTCAGTATAATCCACTGGAGTGATTAGTATTGTTCCATTTATTTCTACAGGGTTTTTGAGATTTATATGCTCTATCGCCCCTAATGTAAAGAGTATTTGTATTGGTGATTTGTCTATACTCTCCAAGGAATTACGTACAATATCATGATTCCCTAACACCGTAAAACAACGCATACCACTATTTTTAAACTCCAATAACACTTCCGCTATCATGGTTATCGGCTCAAAAGGGCACTGTATTCTATTTACTATGTCGCCCTCAAAGAATACATATTTCACGTTTCTATCTTTACATTTCTTGAGTATATCCATCATTTTATCACGCAAAGTTACGATAATATCATCTATGCGTGATTCTGGCATACGACTGTCAACGTGTACATCGGAAATAAAAGCTATTCTATCTTCAGGATTTAATTTCAGTTGTATCACGGTTTAGCTCCTCTCCTTTTATTAATGTAGCCTTTCCCTTACTCACTTCATAATGTCTTGTGGCGTATTCCGTAAATCTGTCGTCATGTGTAATTAACATAACTTTTAACCCATTTTTTACCGCCATCTGATTGAGCAATTCCATAAAATTCGGTATATACTGACTCGATAATTGACTAAGGCCTTCATCAATAAACAACACTGGCTCAAGCCTATAGTGTGTGATAAATGCTACCTGTGCCAAACATCCAACCACCGTCCGTATACCGCCACCACAATTTTTTATGTCAGGATCTAGTTTATTCCCGTTTTCATCATCATACACTAAATGAATGGTTACTTTTGAGTTGTCTGATACTCGTATCTCTATGGAGTAATTACAATCATCAAAGATAGTTTTTACACCAAAATCAAGGATATTATTCAAATGACGTATGAACCGCCCTGACTCTTCTTTCACCAACGTATCCAAATAATCATATGAAAATTCGGTATCCTTCTTTAGTACATTTAATGATTGTAAAGACTCCTGACGTTTCTTTATTTGTATTTTATTATTCTCTATATCCCGTTTTGTACTGTCTACTACGGCTTTATGTGCTATTGCTTTTTGTAATAACTCACTGCTATTCATTATTTTCACCGTATGTATCTAAGTATTCTGACAGTTCTTTATTAATATCCGCAATTGTTTTATCTAATTCACTTTTAATTTTATTGTACGCCTCTTCTGCTGCTTTAATTGTATTAGCCTCTGTCAGCTCTAATAACTCTTTTTCTACCTCTTTATAGTTATTTCGGTTATTCTCAAGCTCTGACTCTACTCTAATTAAATCCTCATTGAGTGATTTATTAATACCTTGTACCGTTTCAAATTTCTGTTTTACCTCTTTAATGTCAGCCATACTATCTCCCCTCTACTTGAATATTGACCCACAGAACGGACAATACCCTACCTCTTCTTTTAGTTTATTTAATTCTTCCTCGTTCTTTTTTAGTGACTCTTTTATTTGTTCTATTCTTTCTTTGTTGTTCTTACCTTTTACAATTAAATCACGCAAGCTATTACACAAAACCTCTGTCTGTTTTACTTTATCTGCCGTTTTCGCTAGCTCTTGTAATTTATCTTTTATTTCCTTCTCATTTTTAAACACTTTACTTGACTTCTTTTTATACTCTTCTGTACCTTTTTCTATTTGTCGTTCAAGTGTTTTGTGTTTATCCATGAGTAAGTTATATTTGTTTACCATCTCTTCATTCTTATTTAATTCATTCATGGCGTCAGATGATTTACTAAGTACCGTGTCTGTCTGTTTTACTTTATCTTTTAATTTCTCTAAAGACATATGGATTGAATTTTTTGTCTGTTCTAAATCTTTCAGTTTATTAATTCGTTCCGTCAATTGAGATACGTCACGCACACCGTTTACACATGTTTCATACCGCTTTTTTACATCTTCAAAGTCAATCCTATTTAATTCTTTTTGTATGGTGTCTTTAGCTTTTTCTAACTCATCCATACTTTCATTCATTGTCACGCTTTTTTGTAATAACTCATAAATACGTTCAAGTTTTCGTTGTTGGTTTTCAAGTGTTACAGTTCTCTCATACACATTATCAAATCCATCATTTTTATCCACAAACTTTATCTTTTCATTATTTATGGATTTATACGTATCTATCTCGTTTGTGATTGACTGTATATCTTCGTTTAATGACTTTATATCACTATTCATAAGTTTTAATACCTTTGCGTAATTATCACAACTTGACATTGACAAAAATTCATATAACTGGCCAGATGTTTTATCCATGAGAAACGGTTTATCATTCTGGTACCAAAAGTTAATCTTCATCTTTACTCCGTTATTCATCTTTACGTCTCGGATATTAAACATCTTAGCAACTTCGGGTAATTGGTCACGTCCTACCTTTTTTTGGACTGTACCGTCGTCAAATTGATAAGATGTTTTTTCATTCTTGCCCACACTATCTCTTACAAACATCATAGCGTGTTTATCATTGCCCATCTTAATTCCATAATACCGTTTTCCGCCACGTACCATAGAATCATCACCTTTATTAAACAAAGCAGAGTCAATAGCACGAATAATTGCACTTTTACCATTATTTGTAGGCCCTGTAATGATTGTAATGCCCGGAGTTAATTTTATATCAACGTCTTTTAATGATTGAAAGTCTTTAATTTTTACATGTAATATATTTGACATATTTTATTCTTCTCCACTAATTTCCCCCGGCTCAATTGTTTCTGTGTCATACATTTCTTCTGTCAAGTCTACATTACTTTCTTGATTCATAAGTAACCGATATCCACCTACGGAATTAATATAATCTTTTACTTCTTCCCTATGGCTTGTGATCCACCCAATTACTCCGTTTAACCCTTGTACTTTAGATGTTTCACCATTTAATTTAATTGTATACCATGCCCCGGACTTTACAATTATGCCATCATTCTCAAGTACATCAGCATATGCAAACTCGTTAGACACACCTTTACCAAAAATAACAGCTAACTTCATCGGAATTTTCGGACGTTCATATCGATTCTTTTCTGCCCAAATTTCACATATTCTCCCAAACGGTACTTTCTGCTCACCGATTGACGTCTCTTCTACACGTTCTAACTGCCCTTTATATGCTGGTTTCATGGCAAGCTTTATATCAGGATAGAACTTCAAAGCATTACCACCAGCTTCTTCTTCCTTCGTCTGCTGTCCATATCCCATTGCAATCTTTGTACGTAACTGGTTGATAATAATCCACGTTGTACCTTTACGGATTGCCTCTGCTTTATACTTCTTAAGGAAAATAGACATGATACGACTGTCAATACCAGGCAAAATATCTTCTGACGACGCTCCCTTTACTTTCTCCGTTAAAATGGCTGTGGCAGAGTCAATAACAACTAAATCAATATCATCCATAATAGAATCAAGTATTGTTTCGCCGTCTTTATATGTTTGTACCTGGAATACAAAAAATGTACCTTCGGGATTTGTTTCAGGATCATACTTAAACTCCCGCAACCCCATACCATCAATTTGAGAAGAGTTTACGCCCCCTTCATAGTCCAAATACAACACTCGTTTTCCCTGCATACAATATACTCTACTTACGTGTAATGCTGCTGTAGATTTACCGCAACCATGTGTAGCACTCCAACTAATAAAGGTACCTCTAGGAATACCGCCACCCAAAATAGCGTCAAGTACTACAGACCCTGACTTAATAAATTCTGGAGACCCTACTGATTTATAATTCTCCGTAAGTTTCTTTACTTTCTTACTTAACTCTTCTAATGATACTTTTGTACTTGTTTCCTTTACTTCTTCAATTACTTCTGCTTCTTTTTTCTTTCCTCTTGGCATTTGTTTTATTCTCCTTTACTTTTATCTTGCGCATAATAACCGCTCATGTTCTCGTTCAAATGCGCTTACGTGTTTTAATATAGCATTTCGTTTGTTGCGGATATTATATTTACACATCATTCTCAATAAAAATATAAATGATTCCGCCTTGTCATTATTTAGTTTGCCTTTAGTTCTTCGTCCAGTATTTTCTGAAATGTTATCAGGTATTATTACGGTATAGTCTTTTAATACATTCTCCATAAAAAACTTTGCTAATTCCGTACTTTCCCGTTTCTTATATTTCCTTGTTCCATGTATTGACGTTAAATAACTTGGACTCACCACATATAACTCTTTTATGCTCTTATACGTATTAAATAGGTTATGTAGTACGTAAGCGTCAAGTGCGTATAACCCAGCAGCAAACGTTCCTATCGGTGGCGGAATTTCTGAAACCACGACATCTATTTTACTTCTTGATTCTTTTTGTACATGACCTACACTTATATTAAATTGTTCCCATTGTACATGTACTGCGTCATATATCTTCTCAAATCCTATACCCTTACCTAACGGATATGAGATTGTATCAAGGTATATCTTTTTACCCGTGCAATAACTATATGACAAAGCCCGAAAGCTAGGGTCTATTGCTAAAATATTCATATCATAATAAAAGAGTGTAGATAGTTACTCTTTTATTATTAAGTAATTTATATCTACACTCTTATTCCCTCTCTTAGTTGAAAAATGCGTCCAAATCTTGGTTTGTTACACTATTGAAAGACTGATTCGCTTCTGTTTCGTCAGATGTTACCCATTTCTTAAAGATTTCAGGCGATACTTTCTTTGCAATCGCTTTATATGCCTCAGAGCCGTGTTCTTTCCACTTTTCAGCAAGAAACTGTGCTACCTTACTGGAACGTCTCCACAAAGGCGCTCCACATGGAATCAATGCCAACTTCTGATACTGTGTGTCAGAGCATGTTACGAGTAAATCAGTATGCGTAATTCCACCCTGTGGCATGAGTCCGTTATGAATTGTAATAATGTTTTTATACAACTCTGCACTAGCGGATAAAATCTTCAATTCAATCTTTTTGCCCGTTACACGCCCGTCTGTGTCTGTTTGGTATACACAAATCGGGAACAAATAACGTACGGCAGGTTCATCAAGCATTTTGCAACAAGTCTTACTGTCACACAAAATGCTGCCATGACCTTCAATGTAATGATATTTAATAGGAATGACTTTTTGTGTGAGGAAAGCAATACGGTCTGTTTTATCTGAGTTTGCACGGTACTTTTCTAATGGAATATTTGATACTCGTGTGCCAATATCAACGGATGTAATACCTACACTATTGAGAGATTGTACCATTTCGTCGGTAAATCCAATCTCAAAATCGTCGGGAACAACAGCCATATCATTATTTACTTTTACTACTGGAGCTGCTTTTTTTGCGGGCATTTCATGAGCTGATTCTATTTCAACCTCTTCAGCCTGTTCCATTTCCCCATCTTCTAAAAACTCTTCCTCATTAAACATTTCGTCTAAATCTTTTACTTTTTCCATTCTTTTTTCTCCTTTGCGTATATGTATTAGCCTGTGCAATTGTTACTAATGAACTGTGCTTTGGCGCTATACCTAATTAATAATCAAGTGAAAAATTTACTTTCGGAACTGTTTTAAAACTTTCGCCATCTGTTCCAAACTCTTCTTTACTGATTGGACTCTTCTTCACTTCTTCTACTTTAAAAGACTCATCATCCAACTCTAAATTATCTTTTTCTAACTTATATGATATTGTTGATTTTGGTGTAATAGTATGATGACTTTCTTTTCTCTTTACTACCTTGTTTACATCATCAGGCAAATCAAAATCTAACTCAAACTCTACTTCCGAATTACTTTCTAGCGTATAAGACATCGTATTTTGTCGCTCTTGCGTGGTTGGTACTATTACTTGGTTTCGTTTTTTAATTACATCTACCTGTCTTTTTACGTCGTTTAGCATATTCCCTAACACGACTTGATATATTCCCAGTGTCGTGAACGTTGACATTTCTTTTATTGCATAGTCAAGGCTCTGTTCGTCAAGAGTGGTAATTTCTTCTTCGCTACAGGCTTTTTGAACTACATGAATAAAACTATCTAATGCCGCTCTATTCGGGAAATACTTGTCAAACACGTTTACTAGTTTTTCTTCATTCAAGTATATCACCCCTTTTATCTTTTGTGTTAATCAAGACTGAATTGTACAGACGTTATAATACGTATCTTATTATTGAGATTCTTGATTATCTCTGTTATCTCAAATTTATACGTATCAAGTTCTTCAAGTGACTCTTCTACAAACCTCTTAAAGGTTGTTACTAAGTTATACTCTGTCCTTGATGATACTTGTATAGACTTGATAGAGTTGAGATTTCTTGTTACTACACTTATCCGTAACTTTAAATCTAACATCTCATCTATCGCTGTCGTTAAATCCCTCTCTATATTATATTGTAGTTTTCTGGATTTTACAAGCTCATCATAAGACGGTAACTCTATTACTTTTCCACTATTAATCTGATACTTATCATACACAGCAAAAATTCTACCTCTTAAATCATCTACTACCTTTTTTATCTCAACTTCCATTTCTAAGATTGAACTCATGCTATAGTACCCCTTCCAAGTAATAACAATAAGTATAACGTCCTATACTCTCTGTCTGACTCTGTGCTACATTTCATAGTGTATATCTTCTTTATAATATGTGGTATTTCGTTTCCGTACACACTATGAAACGTTTTAAGCATATTATAATACGCCCCGCCTGTGTTTGTCAAATTTTTATAGTCTTGAGACTTTTCTATAAATGATAATATACTTGAAAAAATCATTGAGTCTTTACGTGTTTTCTTTAACTCTACATATACTTTAAATATTTCCGCCCTTGACTTACCAAATGTTTTATATAAATCCCAAATCGTAACATGGCTTTCCTCTAATTTACTTTTACCTAACGTCCATACCTCTTTACAGTACTGCACAAAATTATCATACGGATAATTCTCTAACTCTTCTGCAATATTTTCTTTTAATTGTTTGTTATGTTTACTATACACACACTCAAGTATATTCTTTCGTATGGTGAAATCAACGTCATATGAGCCAGTATTACACACCCATACGTAATTAGTGGTGTATTCTTTTAAGTCCTTTTCTATTCCTTTGTAACGACTGCCTACATACACTACATTTGAATTACGAGTAAATACACTAACTTCTTCCACTAGTTCATATCTTGAGTACATAAATAACACTAAATCTGTATAGTCAATTCTTTTTTCTATATCTCTTGTTTTTACTGATTTATTGACTAACATATCCATTTATGTACTCCTTTATGCTTTCTTTGTCATTATCTTTATTAGTCTTTCTTTTGTATACTCTCTTGTGTCTCCGAATTGTTTATCAAGTACATACAAACTGGGACAAGTGTCGACATAATATTGAATGACATCACTCTTTTTACAATTCTCTTTGTTTTTTACGTCCTCTAATCCTTGTAATGAGTTTCGTATAGACCCAAAATCTACCGTCTTTACTTTCTTCCACGACTTATACACAAACTTAACTCGTGACAGTATGATTGAAGAGAGCCTATCAGTATAAGATAACAACACTATCTTTGATACAGACTCTTCAATGAACTTTAATAGTGAGTTTTGTCCCGTTTCTGATAAATACCCTATACCATCCAAAACAATCATTCTATCTTTGTTTCGTACTATCTCTTCTCGTTGTATTAAATCCCGTACCTCTTGTAATGTGTAAACTCTCTCTATAGTACCTTTATACTTTGACTTAAATATTGGTACATACTCACCTATCAACAAACACGGGAACATGTTTTCAGAATGTAGTATTTTCTCTACTACATACTCTTTATCATAATTACACTTTGCAATCATATGGATTCTTATCATGACGGAATCGGATGAATTTATACTTTCCCTTTTCTTCAGTTTCTTCTAACTCAACCACTTTTCCATAATAATCTGGATTCATTGTTGCTATCCCGTTTACTATGTTTGTCATGCCCTCTCTTATCTGAATGTTTATATTATCAAAAGTTCCTAAGTCGTAAATATCATCATAATCACCGTAAGCAGATACACGTACAGCGCTTATGAAATTATTACCTTCTCCGTCAAAACTGCCAAACTCACACCCGCTTATAAATGCGTCTACCGTGTCACCAAACCTTACTCCGTCTATATTATTCTCCGCTTTTTTGGTTTTTATTTTAATCCATCCTGTTTTATTGCGTGTAGAGTCACCTGTGTATTGACTTGTTATATTTTTTGCAACAACTCCTTCACCGCCTTTATTAACCACGTAAGATAAAAATGCTTTCTTATCTCCTACATTAATAAACACTTTCTCTACCCTTACTTTATCTTTTATCCTATTAATGACTCGTTCGTATTCTTTTCTACGTTCACATAAAGGCTTGTCCATAATAAATCCATCTTTATACAAACAATCAAATACAACGAATTTAAAATCAAAGTTTATGTTTCGTTCTACCACATCATAAAAAGACTTCTGTGCTTTAAAACAAAACTCTATAACCTCAGCGGACGAAAAAGCGGTAAACCCAAACTTCTTGAAATCCAATACCAAACTGCCATTACTTGATACAAGCTCACAATCAAGGATAAAAGAGTCCTCACAATATACCTCTTCTTTAAATATGCGTTCAGTTATATTAATCGGTAATAAATCATTTTTACTATTAAATCGACTAAACACCTGTAATGGATTCTTACCATCCGAAATAAGTAAACATCTAAACCCGTCTACCTTCTCTTCAAATTCCCACTCTTCATTATCCCATACTTCTTGCTGTAAATCATCTTTAAACTTATCAATACGTCCTGCCAACATTACAGAATTAAAAGACAACACCATATTCATATACTCTGGCACACTGTCCTCATACCTCTGTTTTAAGTATTCTTTTCTCAATGCTTTTACATAATCATCTTTCTTATGTTTTACACTTTCGTCTAATCGGATACCAAAATCTTCACACTTAGTTTGTAATTCTGCTATTGTATTACTTATTTGTATTGACATGGCTTTCTCCTTTGTATAAACAACTCTCTACTGTACTACGCCATTAATATATTTTATCAGGCTTTCTCTGTCATAATCATTATCAACTTTATTCTTAATTGTTTCTAGCGTTTCTTGTAAATTATCTTGCAATTCTACATTATATCGTGCTAGCTTTCCTACCATTACGGGATTCTTTACTACCCACTCATATTTGTTCGGTGCTATATGATAAATGTAAGAATTGACGTTTGATTTTACTTTATCCAATATAATATTTGACATCCTACGAATAATAATCAAACAATCAGTATATCCCTCAATACCAACAAGCATAAAATCAATAGGTATCTCGTTATATTCCTCTACTCTCTTTGTATCAACTTGTACCCACTGACCTTTAATTTTTACTGCCATATCTAACTTTTCGTTTGCACTGCCTAATGTTTCATCCGTAAAGCTATTCAATGTGATCTTAGTAGCAAGTAATTCTCCCTTTGTAATATTAAATATCTTGCTATCTTCACTATACTTTTTAATGTCTTCTTCTGTTAACTCATTAAATAAAAACTTATCCATTGTACATCTCCTTTACACTAAATCTGGTTCATAGTGATAGCCTAATTCCGTGTCATCCTCTACTCTATGGAAATCATATACCCTACCCATAGACCAACCAATAGACGGATCTGTGATGATATTTACAGGCCACTCTTTTATCTTAACTGTTTGTGTTTCTTTAATTATATCCAGAATCTCTAATAATCGACTCGTCCGTACTGTATATCCAATTTCATCATGTATACCTAAACGCCAAGCGACATCATCTCTATACTTATCATTATCAAACAATCTTTTCCACAACTTACACATGACAATTCGCATGATGTCTCCAGCCGTACCTTGAACTATAGTGTTAACAGCTGACCGATTCGCAAACCCATATTTACCTGTCTGATAATATGACCTTAACCGTCTAGGTCTGCCAAAGTATGTATAAACTGTACCTACACGTCTAGCCCTCTCTTGTACTCTATCTTCCCAACTAAATAGTGTAGATAGTGAGGATTTAAAATGTTCGTAAAATTCCTCTGCCTCATCTATGTTCTTAAACCCAAATATAGGATTATCAGCAAAAGATTTAGCTGACATACCATAAATGATACCAAAATTACAGAACTTAGCTTTTTTACGATAATCTCTGTTGTAGTTTTCTTCACCCCATACCGCCTTAGCCGTTGACTCGTGTATATCTTGGTCATGTGTGAATGCATTTACCCACGTAGGCTCTCTGCTTATGTTTGCTGTAATTCGTATCTCTTCTGCACTATAGTCAAAAGAACAATATACAAACTCTTCGTCCTCTGAGTCCTCATACATTTTAGGCGTTATTGTCATTCTCAAATTAAGTTTATCATTCATTCCCTCTACTTGACCTATATATGTATGATCGTCTGGTTTTATATAGTTTCCATTATCATCATAGTTAGAATAAGAAAATTTATACCCCATTATAATATTATCTTTTTTTGAAAATAAATCACGCTGACCTAAATCAAACACATCTTCCATTTTTACATGTGCCTTCGGAATTGAATTGTGTGTTATAAAACCATTAACACAATATCTATTTGTTGTATCAACATGAATATCATACACTGACCTCTTTCCTAATAGTTCTATGGACTTAATTTTTACCCAATGTACATTAAAGTTAAAATCTTTAAGTCTCCCTCTATATAAATCAAATCTTGTGTTTATTTTAGACCTATCTACATAAATTGAAACACTTCCATCCTTTTTAACATATCTATTAATAGCTGCTTCATTATAAAGCTTATTAGATATAACAGAATTATATAGACATTTAGGTAATTTTGAGTGGATCTTCCCCATCGTTGGATTACTAATCAAAAGATTTCCATTTTCCATAATATAACGTGCCTTATATTTTGAAGTTATACCAATTTTTTCATATAGTTCTACCTTGTTTCCTAAGAGAAGTATTTTAAAAGCATTTCTATATTTGCCGTTCTCTCTCTCAATACAGTGTGAATTAATACCTAAAGATGTAGCTAATTGTGTAAAATCTCTAGACAAAACCTTAGAGACAGTACAATAAGACCACTCATTATGTAACATAGCTCTTCCGTCTGAGTCCATTAAACCTCGCATTAACATCTTACGACATTCATAACTTAAACTAAAAACAATTTTAGGAATAGCTTTATTTTCCGCCCTATGACCAATACCTAAGTCACAAAATAAGTCACTCATACCAACACTTTTAACTATTAAATTATAAAGTGTCTTATAATTACCATTATTAATCTCTTTTATACGATATTTTATACCCAACTCATTTAATGTCTCTTTTACATAGTTAAGGGTTTCTACTTCATCCTTATTAAATATTATCTGTACCCCATATGACTCTTTTTTGTTTTTCCCCAAATAACACCCGTCACCGATAAAACATCCCACAAAATGCCAAAACCTTGGTCTACTCAAGTCTACGGTATATACACGTGATAATAAACCCCCCTTTGGTTTATCTCGTTGTGGAGTATCAATAAGAACTGAACTAGAGCTAATATTATAACCTTTGGAGTTAAAAGCAACTAAATCACCTACATTCAAATCTTTCAACTCTCTAAAGTCACACGACTCTGTAGCACTATATAATTGATGAGATTCCGTACAATCTAAATATTGACCGTTTGACAAAGTAACCCTATACACTTCTTGGTCACCGTTATCAAAAACCCCTAATATATTTCTAAAAGTTTCACCATCCCACACTCTATCTCCCTGATTTACGTCTTTAATGTGTTTTAATCCATTTTCTGTAAACAAGCTAGAGTCTCCAACAACACATTGAGTATTAATTTTTGAAAAGAAAGAGTTTTTACCGTCTTTACCACATGCGAATCTGCCACTAGGAACTTCACTGGTTTTATAAGCTACACGCAAGAATCCACCCTTTTCATATGCCTTTTTGAACGGTAAAATATATGAAGATAAAAGTTTGACCATCTCTTTATAACGTACATATGACTTTAGAGCTGGATATTTATTAATAATTTCATCTGACAATTTATCTAATACCTTAATCCCAACTGCCATATTACCTGTGGCAGTTCGTTCTCCCGTATCTATTCCTAACCTATCAAATGCCTGCCCTACTTGTATCGGTGAATTGAGATTTATCTGATAACCAAACATATCGTATACTTCTTTTTCCAACCTATCTACTTCTGCTGTGGCCTCTATCTCATACTTTTTAATTAATTCACCATCTAACCACAACTTTTCATTCTCATAGTGCATTAACGGATACAAAACCTTATTATCCACTTTTCCCGCCATTTTTGATTCTTTATAATATTTAATGGTTGCTGGTACAAGTAGATAAGTACATAATGCGTCCGCTGCAGCATAGAACACGGTATCTTCATTCTCGGAGGGGTCTAAATAAAAAAATGAGCCTGCACTTTCAATTACCTCATCAAAATGCATCTGCTCTATACCTAAAAATTTACGACTGCTCCCCTTTAATGATGGAAATTTAATGTTTGTATCTGATAACCACACCGCTACTGCCACGTCAAAGTAATTTATCTTTGACATATCATACCGCACAAACTTCCAGCGCTTTTTGTCTAATTCTTCTTTTCTCTCTTGATAACCGTGATATTCCATAATGCGCATATCATATCTCGCATTATACATAAACACTACCCTTGCTTCTTTCATTCTCTCATAAATGAAATCAAGCGACTCTGTGCCTAAATTCCCCTTATAATTAAAATGATATACAGGTACATAATAAGCCGTTTTACCGTCAAGACAAAAAGAATATCCTACAATTTCCGCCTCTTCAAAGTCAAGTCCAGTAGTTTCCGTATCAAACGCCATGAAATAAGAACCAGCTTTATAGTCGTTAAAAATATCCCTTAAGTCTTTCATTGATTCTACTAGTACAAAATTAAACTTCTCATACCATTTATCAACTTTTTTAACGTCAGGGATATAATCAATATATTGTTTTTTCGCTTCGTCTTTACTCTTCATCTTTTGTTTCTACCGCCCTTATTCTTATCTCTACACCTATATTAGCTGTTCCGTCGCCAAGAAATAACGTATCTACCACTTCTACACATCTTTCCTTACTCTCCATTACCTCTGCCACGTCTTTAGCTATAAATGCTGGAATGTATCCTATGTGATATGTTTTACTTGACCCATATTTACCCAGTATTACCTTTATAGCGTTTGGGTCATACTCATTGTCTTTCTCCCGCTCTAATGCAGTATAAAAATCTTCTCTTGGAACTCTGCCCGTATTTATATTACTCACTATAGCCTTTAACATATCTTGTACACCCTCTCTAAACGTACTTCCTGTTACTCGTATATTATAAGTGAGTCCTGTTTTTATCTTATCTTTAGTAGACGTAATCCCCATTTTTACCTCTTCTTAATAACTTAACTAAACATTTATCTTGTTCTAACCCTATAAATGGTGTTCTTACTATCAGGCCGTTTTTGCGCATGGTTTCTATTAACGGTTTATACTTTTTACTCCTTCCCAAAAACAGTACACGTATTGTCCCTAGCTCTATACACAAACGAACTATCTCCTCTGTGATTATCCCTTGCCATAGCTTATTATCAGCGTTCTCATACGATGACATGCTATTTATAGTATCTTCATAATATAAAAGCCCCGTTTCCGTACTAAAGTATATAATATCATACCCTAAAAAAGTAACCGCAAACACTAAATCTTCGTAATACGTGTTTTTATGTATTAACTTTCTTATTGGTTTAACTTCTTTTTTATGGTGTTCACAGTAATTTAAAGAAACAGGTATAATAGCTAGCCCTTTATACTTCTTACTCATCCGTTTATTGTATCAAGTAATATACATTCATTCACTTCGCCTGTGGATTCATTAATTACTTGATACTTTCCATAAAACTCATTTGCAGAATTAAACTCCTCATTTACTCCGCCAATATCAGATTTAATTACTTTGACTCGCCCATTCGGTAATTTGATTGCTGTGATTTTTGCCATTTAAATTTCTCCTTTTTGTTTTGATTATATACTATCTTTTTTATTAAATCAATCTTCTTTTTGTAATATCTCCAATACTTTATATAAGGCATTCTTATATTGAGTGTATGTGACCTCTCCCACTTTAAATTTACTGAGGACTTTTCTATTATATATATCCCATTTGCTCTCTTCTATTTTTACTTCTTTCTGCTCATTGCGTTTATCAAGATAATATCGTTTATCTACATCTGATAATTCGTCCCACACCAACTTAAAAACCTTATTGATATTCTTTCCATACAATATCTTTAGTGCATGATAAGCTGTATACACTTTATTCTCTGAAAAACAATATATGCTATCAGTCTCTTTATGATATTTAGCCGACGGTTTGCCTGTATGTTCATCATCATGAAAAGGACAATACATTGTTGACCTGTCTATTTCACACCCATATGCTCTTAATAACTTGCCCATATTAAACTTATCATTAATTACATCCATTTTTACTAGCGGGTTTATATCAGATGTGAACAGTCCGTCTGGTAATTGTATGGCACTCTCTCTCTTCTTTTGTTTCTTTAGGCTTCCGTTAAAAAACTCCACTTTATCTCTCCAGTAACAATAAAAGGGCATACTTTTGTTTCATATGCCCTCATTATACACTATTTTATTTTATTTTGAAAGTTATTTTTGCCTTAGTATCTTTTTTTATTTCATTTTCTATGCTGTCTTTTGTCTTATCAAACTCATTTAAATTACGGTCAAGTCTGTTATCCAGCTTCTGTACTTTATTATTTATCGTATTACTTACATCGTCCAACGTATTATTAATCTTTTCATTTGTTTTCTTTATATTTTTATTTAAAGATTTACCAAACACTAGACGTGAAATAACGTCAAGTATTTCATCCCATATTGACAAAATATTATGCCACCTCTAATTTTATATTCCTAACTCATAAGACAACATCCTGATTGCCTTTTCTTTTTCTGACTCAAATCTCATGTTTAAACTATCTCGTAATGCAGAGTGATTCCATTCATAAGACATACACACATCATATATAGAAGTTATCAAATCATAGTCAAATCTCTTCTCATCCACATAAGATAAATTCGATAACTCTAACCCTAACTTATCTTCCATTAATTTTAAAGCGTCCTCAAACATCTCTACTATATTTCCGACCCCATACTGTACCGCTCTTGAGAATATAACATCTTTCATCGTTTCACTGTGCTTTTCTATATTAAAGTAAGCACCGCGTAATAATTCAACCGACACATCGTAGTATTCATGCACTATATACTCATGCTGATATGCGTAAAAATCTTCATAACAATTATTTGCTAAGTACGTCCATTCATTATCAAATAAATATGACCCTACTTCGTACTTACCTAACCCTTCCGCCATCCATCGGAATCGGTCTTGTCCCATACCCCACTGGATGAAAGCGTCAACGGAACCAACTGCACTAGCTAATTGATACATGCCATAACTCTTCCCACCTGCGTCATTATATCCTGATGAAATGGCTCCTATATCTCCGTTACTTTCATATTCTTTACTTAATTCACCTATCATTCTTTTTATATCACCTCACTTATTTATCTATATGTAACGGTAACTTCTTTGCTGGGTTTGCTACATTTACTTGTATTGTATTATTCGTTACAGGTAATGAATTATCTTTATCAAGCGAGTTAGGTATACCGTCACCGTCCGTATCTGTAAATAACCCTAATATTGCCATTAAACATGCCACTGCTGATACGCTTGTTAGTATTGTAATTAACTGTTCTAATCTAGGTAATATCTTGAGAATGAAATCAGACTTATAGTCCCAAAATACTGATAATATAATAAAAGTTATATCTAACACAATCGGAAATAACCATATAAAAGCAAGTATCCCTATTAATATTTGCAACTTCTTCGGTATTCCACTTTTAGCATTTTCCATAAGAGTTTTGAATACTGGAGATAAGTTTTTAAATCTACTAAAATTCATTCTTTCACCTTACTATTTAGACTCAATAGACTTCCATGGGTATCCGTCCTATCCCACTCTTTGTTTTCTAGTCCATTTATTATCTGTTGGTACTAATATCTTCTATTTACTCTCAAGCCCTTTATTTAATTAATTTATATATTTCTCTATCTCTTTTATGACTGACATTAAAGACCCATGTAACATGTATTTCTTTCCGTACTTACTATCTTACACTGATGTTATTTGTGTTAAAGCTGTTTTTATTTCTTGCATTTCAGATTCATATGTAGATTTATCAACAAAATTTAACTTATCTGACTCATATGTAGTCTTGCTTACATACTTTAATTTAACATCACTTTCAAAGTTACTAAACTCACTTTTTGTAAGATAATCTTTTTTTATTTCTTTTATATCTTTCCCTATCTCTTTTACAAGCTCAACTAAAGTGCTTGTAAGTTTTTTATCTGCCAAAAAGGGCACACTCCCCTCTTATTACGTTGCGTCTCTTGCTGTCGTATATACCGTTACCAAGTTTACAGACGGGTCACCAATTCCAATATTATCACATGTCTGTTTCTGTTGTGCTGTTGTCAGTGTCTGCGGTTTTGAATAATCAACTTTATTACCTACCGACGCCGTGAGCCCTGCTGTAACTGTCTTATCCGCTTTAATAGCTTCTTGTACTTCTTTAAACGTATCCATCGTTGCTTCAGCGCCGTCTACCAGCTTATTGACCGCTGTAGCAATTTCGTCTTTTACGTTCTGTTTCGTGGAATAATTCGTTAAATCCACACTTGCGCTAATCTCATTGGTAGGGGAAATTGTAATGCCAGTTCCCGCTGTCAATTTATCCTGTTTTGTTTCCAGTTTATTATTTACTGCTGCTTCTGTAATTGCTCCCTGCTGTGCATTAATAATTGACGCTTTTACTTCGTTTACTGCTGCTACAATATTGTTTTTGTTCGTCGTTGTTAGTAAAGCTGTGTCACCAATTTTATCAAAATTAGCTTTTATGCTTAGTTTTACTGTTTTTATATCCTTACCTACTTGAGTCGCAAATGCTTTTAGATTATCATTTAACGTTGCCATATAATTTATTTTTTCTCCCTTTTAATTTTCTTTTTTTATTACTCACTTGCTAATAAATATATTGATGTTAGGTCTGTTATGTCCCCCAACTCAATCTTATCAACGGAAACTGATATAACGTCTGTATCTTCATCTAGTTTGATGCCGTCCCCCGCTGTCAATTTATCTTGTTTTTCCTTGAGTATATCTAATAATTCTTTCTTTGTTATCTTCTTATTATCAGACTCTATCAAACATTTCTTCTCTTTCTCAGTAAGATAGTCTGAATTAATACAAACACGATGTATTGTTTCTTGTGTGTCTTTAGAAATTATCAGCTCGTTAATCATCACCTAACCCCTCTCTTATTTGTGATGTTAACACACGAAACGGATATTTATGTGTACAGTGGATGATGTCACTTCCTTTAACTTTAAACTTCGCCTGTACATTTACTACACTTGCACTAAATCTCTTCGTTTCCTCTTCTGTCAATAAAACATTTACTGTATTCTTCTCTTTGTTTATTAATACACTACTTATATCCCGCTTTATTTGCTTTGACCCTTGTGCTATAGAAACAATGATCTCTTCTATTGCTTCTACCTTACATATATCTTTATCTATATATAACTCCAATACGGGATTAGTGCCTTGAAAAAACGCTGTGTACATATATTATCACTAATCCCCCCCTTACGTTACCCATAGCTCAGCTCCATTAGCAAATACTACTTTCTCAATTGCGCCCGTCTTTGAGCTGTATATCTTTACCCAATCTTCCTTTGACGTTGTGCCCTTTGAAATATATAACTCAAAGTCTGTTCCGTTCGGTACTACAGCCAACTTATTCACAGTATCAGGCACACTTTCTACACTTGTTGCTACTGTTATTACTTTATTTATTCTATTTTTCTCTTCATTTACTTTAGTGTCTGTCTGTTCCTTTGTATAATAACTTTGTAAATCATTTACATATGCTAATTCATTACTTTTATTATTATTATTTACGCTTATCCTCTCATCACCCGTGTTTACCCTAAAATGGCTGTCTTTATTACCTAACTCTATCCACCCCGATATAACACTACTAATCAATTTTGTTCCATTATATGCCACAATTGCATCTGAAACCAATGAATTATTTATACCACTAGCAAAATTCTGTTTTAACAAAAAATTAGAATTATCTTTTTTGTTAAGTGTATAGATATAACCATCCATATAGTATGAAATATTTAACCCCTCTGATGTCACATATATAGAATTTTGTATTGACGGTACATTCATTATCTCATAGGTATTATGGAACAAATCTATAGCATAAATAAAAGCGTCTACTCTTAAAATAAAAATCCCATTATAAGCACAAACACTTCTTTTATCTATATAATTTAATGGAGACGGAATATTAGTGTTTGGAATACTACTGTAATTTAATATATATTCTCTTTTTAAAAATTCATTATATACTTGAATTTGTGAACTACCAACGGCAATTATCCTTCCTGTCCCATAATCTTTTATCAAATCAGAAACACCAGTTATTTTTTTATACTTAGAGTTACTAAAAGATGTTACACTATAAGTATTCATGTCAATAACATAACGTGATTTTTTTATCCCTATTATTACGTCATTATCAATCGGACACACCTTTATATTATTTAAATCTTCATAGTCTGTACCTGATAATTCACCTATCTGATGTCCGTCACCACTCAGAGATTCTCCTTCTTTATAAACGTGATATGTTTTTCCGTCCTCTTTATATAACAGATAGCACATGGTATATCCAGTACCACTATCTATCCCCCACGTGGCCAATAATTTCTTATTTCCTATACTATCAGAGCTGGCATTATGATACCGCACGCCACCCACCAATTTTTCTACTACATCTTTAGTGTTTTCTCCGTTTTGTGCTTTACCTTTTATTATCGGAAGTACACCTGTAAAACTACCTAAGATAATAACGTCTTTACACTTATCTACTACAACTAACTCATTTAACTTAAACGTCCCTTGACCAACTAATAAGATCTTACCTTCTGCAGCATTTACTGCTTGCTTAAATTTTGCTGTGTCATCCGCTACTCCGTCACCCGTTAGCTTAAACTCATCCGTAGAAATAAATTCCTTATGTCCCGTTTGCATTTCTGGTAACTTTTCATTTATCTTATCATCTATTAGTTTAATGAGTTTCGTTTCACTAGCTTGTATCTTATTATCAACATCGGTCTCTGTTATTACCGTTAAATTAGCTAGCTTTGCTCTTGCCTCTGCTATATAATCCGAAACGTCCTTATCAAGCTTAGTCGTTGCCTCATTTAGCTTTGTATCTATCTTTGTCTTTGATTCACTAATGACTTGTGTTATCTGTGGATCTACTCTGTCATGAATTATCTTCTTGACTTTACTTTCTTCTAATACCACGTCAAGCTTCGCATTAATGATTGTAGGCGCTAACGTATCTACTCTATCTTTAACTACGCTAGGTAATTTATTCGTGACTATATCCTCAGTTATATCTTCTACTTTAGTCTGTACCTGTGACGTTACTTCTGCTGTTACTTTTGCTGGCAGTATATTATTTATCTGTTTTGTTACTTCGTCACTTACATATGTTGCGCCGTTTGCTTTTAAATCATCTAATACCAGCTGTGATAAGTTACTGTCTACATGGTTTTTTACTATAGTTTCAAGCTCTTCTACAGACACTTTCCATGCCGTCAAAGGCGACCACTCTCCCGCATTACCTGGTGTAGCGGACTTTTTGCAATACCAAAGCAAACATTTATCATCTGAACCGTCAACGTCTATATTGTAAATTATATCTCCAGCCTGCCACAACTCACCTGAATATGGTCTCGTCTCTGTACCTATCGGATTCCTGTAATTACTATATAAATACGTTGTCTTATAGTTTCCGTTCTTATCTTTATGCGTGTCTATAATTAACCGATGTATCTTTTTCGTTATATTCTCATTTATCGTTACTCTACCGCCACCACGAGCTTTTAAGTACGTTACAATATCAGCCATTATACTTGCTGTTGCATCAGTATTCCCATAAAGTAAATTATAAGAAATACTATCGCTATTTGTAAATATATCATCAAGTGCTATATCTGACCCTGACGTTGTACACACATTTATCATTCTGTACGGTATTTTATTACTTCCCACTTAATCACCACCACACATAAATTACAAACCAGAAAACACTACCTTATCCTCGTCCAAATTAAATCTTCTCGGCCACCCATATATACCAAGCACATATACATTAGAGTTTATATGATATTCACTTATTTTCCACGTATTAAGCAATTGCCATGCCGCCCACTTACAAGAATAGCACAAAAAGAAATTATCATGTGACATAAACATAATCTCCCCATTTGATGGGGATGCTTTTAACAACTCAATCTGCCCCTTTAGTCTATTTATTTCAAGAGTAAAAGATTGTGACCATGCCTGCCCTTCCCCAGAAACGACCCAAAACACCTTACTATAACTACCTAATGTTGCCTCTTTTCGTAAGTACACCCCATTGGCTTTTATTGCATATGGCACTCCATCTCTTACCCACGCTGACGGTTTATCACCAGGTGAGTTTGCCCTATCTAAAATGGCATCGCACTCTTTTAACGTGAATATATCAGATGCTGACCTGAATATTTGGTCACTCATCTTATTTTTAGCATTACCACACCGATACCGTATCCCTTCTGCTCTGTAAGATGCGTCTTGAGATATCCATATCTGAGTCCCCTCTTGATCCTGAGCAGCGGGAAAATTTATTAATTGTCCATACTGTGCTGGCTGATTTTTAAACTTATCTTTTACATTATAATAAGAAGAGAATATACCTAATTTGTTTATTTCAGCGTTTTCAGTTGGTAATTCAAAGTTTTCTCCTTTTGAGTGTAACATGTTCCACAATAACTTACCTGCTGTGTCGCCAGTCGTTATTCCGTCTTTTACATCTTTACTCACTTCTGATGGTAATGTTATCGGTGTATACCAACTCGTCCACGTGCTATTCTTAAAAGTGCGTTGTGACATTTCCCCATTTAATGACCGAAACTCTTGCTCTATTGCTCTATTACCTGCATGAACTTTTACAACCAACGTACCTAACTTTATATCTTCAAACGGAGCATTACCTATTGGAGCTGTAGATGTGATTAAATAGAATCCGCTTTTTCTCTTTAATTCCTCACTGTTTAAATCAATATTCCCATCTAACACCTCTTGCTGTGATAACGTGTTTACATCCATATAATTTTTGAACTCAGTCATCTTTTGTTCATATCCTTGCAATACTGTACGTACACTATTCGTTATCTCAGTTTTCGTATCTTCTATCTTCTTTGTGAGTTCTTTTTTTATCTTTGTTATATTTGTGTTATATTCTGCAAGTGTATCATCAATCTGTTTTTTGAATGTTCGTAACTGTTTTGTTACTTCACTTGCAACTTTCTCATCCAGCTCTTCTAATCGCAACGAAATAATTGAACTTAACACTGTCATATCAGACTTTACTTTTGTTAATGTGTCTACTAAATTCAGTGCATTCATTCGGTACTCCATATAATCACTCTTCAAATTCTTCAAATCTTCTAATACACTGTCTAATTTACCTTGAGAGTATATAGAATGTTGCTGTACTAATTCAGAGTGTAACTGTACTAACCTATCTTCTAATGACTTTGATTCTCCATAACATTTCTTTGCGTCAGCCACTATACTGCGTAAATCATCTATGTAATTAGAGATGCTATCTGCCATTACATTAGACTTTATAATAACCACTCGTAAATCATCTTGTGTATCACGATCAAATAATAACTCAATTGTCTCTCCGTCTATCTCTTTATAGTTTACGTCTTTCCACTGTATTACGCCATTTACATACAAGAACAACTGATTCTTTGTGTATTTATTCGTAAGCTTTATCGTCTTATCATTTGACTTTGGTATTGTTTCTACCACATATTTATCACCCATAGACAATAACACATCACGAATCATAGTAAACTGTTTATCGTATATATCCCAAATTTCCTTGAATGTATATGCGTTTCCGTTTATCTTTTTAAACTGCTCTAATTCCATGTTATTTTATATTTCCTCGCCCTCTACTAATTTACCATATACTTTATTGATAAATTTCATCACATTGTATCCTTTTACTTTAGCTCTTGCGTCTAACTCTTCTTCACCTATCTTGTTTTCCAACTTTTCTATTCGTGAAGTAAGATTATTAATAGAAGTACTTAAAATTCGTACCGTTTCCGCAAGAGTATTTAATGTATTTATCTTTACATTGATATTATTAAGCGCTGTTATAACGTCACTTTCCCCACTTGTTATTGTTCCCACACCTAATTTATCTTGTATTGCTTTTGCTTCTGACTTCTTAAAAAACTTAACCACAGAAGAGTACGAGCCGTCTGGATTTAACTCATATATGTCCGCCATTAAGTGATTTGTGTTCGTATCAAGTGCTATCCATTTTGTTTCTAATGTAAATACCCTATCAATTAATGGATTAATATTTAAATTTGATACGTCTTTTATCTCTGTATACGTCTGATTAAAGCACGTTTTTGTTAAGTAATTCGCTACTTTCTCAAGAGTACGCACATCCGCCGCTGCCGCTAAGCCCGCTGTACTTGCCTGCTCTTGTATGTAATTATTAACCAAAGCCTTTACCAAATCACTAGCTAATGAGTTAAAATCAGTCTTTAATATGAACAACATATTACTTTCCTCTTTAGTGTATACGTCTTTATGTACATTTTCCCCTACGTTCTCTACTTTCAGACTTAAGTTTTTCAATAAATCCTCAAATATCTTTGTGACTACTTGTATTTGTTCTATTGTATACGATCCGAACGTGTTAGGCCCCCACAAGACTGACCCTTTTTCATCTTTTATTCGTGTTGCCATTTCTACACTGCCTCACCGAAAATGCTGTGTAATATACGTGAATAGTATGGCTGTTGATAAATATACTCTCCTAAATCACGCATAAAACAAACCATGTCATTATCTCTTCCCTCTATTTTAAAGTGCTTATATCCCAAACTTAACAATAGATTAATATCTGAATCCATCATTGACGTACCCAATAACGGATACTTTTGTCTTGTTCCTAAGCACCAATCATTTATTTTATTTAGCTTTTCTTTCTCTTTACTATCTTCTTCACTCTTTAAAAACTTATTACATAACCTCATCTGTGCTTTATAATGCTCTCCCGCAAACTTACAATCTGGAAAACACCTATGATTCACTATAAATTCTACTCTATCCTTATGTTTTATATCTCGTAAAAACTCTATGTCATGTACTTTATTGGGATTAACTACCACCACGTCATATAAACTAAACAGCTTATTATAATACTCTACATTATCATTCCTCAAACCAACCTCTACGGACGGCTTTACTTGTGATGATATTAATTCTAACTTACTGTACTTTTTCTTAATATATTTAGCTAATTTATCTAGTGTTACAATTACCCCGTTTTTTACATTATATTTATCTACATTATCATATAGCTTTTGTAGTAATTTATTTGATAATTCGTCCTTGTAATCATCAATGTAAATATTAGAGAAAGTCAACCTACACCCAATACCTAATTTATTATATCTATCAATTATAAGCTCTACATTATACCACGTTGCATCCCTCGGCGGTATTCGTCCTCCATTAAATAGACAAGGTACTGACCCAAACACATACTTTATATTATGTTCTATCCCTAAATCTTTACTCACTAACAACAACTTTACTATGTAATCATCATGTGCAAATAACGCCCCTATGTTCCAATCAAGGTCATTACTACTATACGTCTTTGTCAATCCCATATATGTCTTTTCTCCTTTGTAACTCTTCCTTTACCTCTTGTATCTCTCTTTTCGTTTCTTGTATCTCTTTTGCCAATTCCGTCGCCATCTTTACTAACTCACACAAATCAACTTTCGTACTTATTAATTCATCAGATATTTTCTTTGCCTGCTCTTCCTCTGGAGTTCTTCTAAACATCGTGCAAAATAATTTCTCTTCTCGTATCGGCATTTTTATCTCCTCTTCAGCGTACCCTACTTACATATGAAAATAGAGATATACCTCACATATACCTCTATTCCCATACTTACAATTTTATATATACCTATCTTGTCTTACGGCTTATACTCTAATTCTCTGAAAATGCAAGCTAATTTCTTAACTCTCGGACGATTAAATGCCACGGTAGTATTTAAATCAATCCGCACTTTAAAGAATTTTGAACCTCTGGAACTGCTATCTTGTACCATGCAATTTACTTTATTTATATTCCATGTGTACTGTTTAAATTCATCATCTACATCTTTAATTTCATCAAGTGTTACCATCTTAACTGTCTTTAGGTCTTTAAACTGAATTTCCGTACTGTTTTCTACTACTTTAACCCAATCTCCATTTACTTTATCCATATAGTAAATATCAATCGACGTGTTCTTAGGCTGTGCCACCTGATAAGTAATCTTTAACCCTTGATATGGATTAGAAAAATTCGTATCTCCAATAGACCGTGAAATATATGTACTCTTCTTACTATCAATAAATGTACGTAATGCCACACGTTTTCTTGAAATGAATGGTGATGTGCTAAAATCTGTCGTAATTTCCGCCTTTAAGTCAACGTTCTTTGCATATGCATTTAAATCACGGAATACCAACGTGTCAATAGAAAGCCAGTCCGATACTACATCACTTGTTTCGTGTTTTGTAAATCTATAGTACCATCTAAGTCCTGTCTTATTACTTGAAATATTCTTACTATCAGAGTCACTATCTACTTCATAAGCGGCATCAAGCATTACACCAGTTATATCATTTAAGGATACATTCTTAAATACAATAGTTCCGTTACCAGTATACTGTGAACGATACAAGTCAAACTTTAAGTCAGACCCTTGATGTGCCGTCCATGTGCTTGCGTTAGAAGAACTAAACATTACACCAGTTGAATACGGATTAACTACTACAGATTCTTGAGAACCCAACAATTTATCACCCATGTTAGCGTAATACATAGAATAATCATTACTATCAGACAATACTACAAAACAATAATACTGTTTAGCATAGCAATACACAGGCTGGTTTAATGTTACTTCTGTTACTACTGGCTGATTAGGATCTATTGGAATTTTTACGTCTTTAGGGTCTACCGATACCTCAGCATATACCTTTTCCCCCGGATAACCATTTACCATATTACGCACCTGTACAACTGCTGGACGAGTTGTAGACTTTGTAGCAAAATACAATCCTAGTTTAATAATGTTTCTATCATATACATTATCAACTATAAAGGACTGTGCCAACGGGTCATTTGCGTACAAGTTATCTTCCTCAACTAATACTTTATAATGATTAGTAATAGCTGTCGTGTTTGTAATTGTCGTCGTGAGCAATGTACCACTAGCCGTATAATTTGCCGTGCCTACATGAGTTTCCCCTAAGTTGTTTGTTGCGGACATCTGAAAAGCCGCTGTGCCGCAAGGCGTATTAGCTGGAACCCTAAACTTACAATATACCGTACCATTTGCGTTAGCATTTACTGTCTTATATGTATTCCCACCAGACGCAAAGGTTGTACCTTGTGTTGACCCGTTCCGTGCTTCTAATGAAACAGGCTTACCGTTAAACGTACCTTTTATATTCTTTGCGCTAGCTCCAAAAGCTACACCTTCAACCTCAACGTCTTTTTCACGCATATATTCATAAATAGAAGTTGCCACACTCTCACTCGTATTGTGTGTTACTTCTACATCTTTGGTTGTTGTTTCTTTACGCTCTGTTCGTAAATATCCACGTAAATTTTTTGTTGCACTTCTTGACCAAAAACTATGACTATATACTTTCGTCGTTGTTGTGTATTTCGTGTCTTCGGTTACGTTATTTACTTTAACTTGTTCCGTATCAATCCAATCATCGTTTGCTGGATTTAAATTTATTTTACACAACGGCCCATAACTAGCATACGGATTTACAAGCATAGTACCTGTTGCCATCGTCTGTTGTAGTGTAAGTACTGCTGTGTATGGAGCGGAAATTATATCTCCAAAAGTACCAAATGAATCACTTGACCTATCATCAACATTCATATCTACTGACCCTAACGTTGCAGACGTAGTCAATTCGTTTCTATCATAATCAATACATGCCGAATAATTAATTGTATCGTTTACATAAGAAAGGTCAGACTTATCAATATTCATAAAGCTGTCTGTAAAGTAACCCATCAAACTGGTTGTTTCTTCTCCCTTTTCTACAGTACGTTCCATATCAAGTGCAGCTATACTATCCTCAAGAGAGTTTATCCGACGCAACATGGTCAACAAATTATCCTGAGTCAACCGCACGCCGTCATAGTTTACTACCCTAGCTAACCGACTGCCTTCCGTAACCCCCGCTGATAATGCGTTTTGCGGATATATATCAACATACCCCAATTCAAGATATGCTGTTGAGCCACTATACGGAGTAATCAGGTCTTTAAACCTATCAGATGAGCCCTCTATTACAGACAACTCACCATTACTATCAAGCAAAATTAAATCTCGACGTGCCAACGTGAAATCATACGTAAAATACATTAATGAATTCTCAGTAGGTTTTGCTCCGCTGTCTTGTAAAATAATATATGAACCTTCAATATTATTTTCTATTTTGTAGTCCGTATTTTCACTCATAGAATAGTTATAAATATAGTCTACATAATACGTAACACCTTGGTTAGGCTCTTGAGCATCACTGCCAGCAGGACTCCAATCAACTTGGTCAGAATACAACACATAATCTCGTCCCGCCTGATAAATTACGTCTTTATCTCCGTTACCTTTTTTTGTATATACAGAAACAATAGACTGCACGGGCGTATGGTTTAAAGCTTCCTGCCCGCCTTTTACGTTACCTCTATATTGACGTTCCCCAGTAACCAATATACTAGTCGTAAAATTCTGCATCCTAGCTATTGGAGAGTTAGATAACCGATACCGTGTTACAGACGATTTAAAATATGCTGTTTCACTTGTTACATTACGTGTAATATTAGATTTATTTAACAGCACACTAGACATTGATGGCTTTACTACATCATACCCACGAATATATGCCTTGCCTGCGCTTACATATATACGTATCTTATCTCCTTCATCCTCTGGCACGCTCTGTAGATTTATTCCCTCTACCTTATAGTTACCATTTTCATCAAAGGTACGTTTCGCCAGTACGTCATTAATAAAAGAATAGTTATCATCTTTGGTCTCTTTTATTATAGCGCCGTCCTTTAAATTATAAACTACTGCGCCATTATCACCAACAACACCATCACCCGAAATTATACTGAAAGATACTACCTGTTTTTCACGGTTAGCGCCCACTTGGTTGTAGTTTTCTGCCGCCTGTGCTGGGTCTCTCAAAGAAGAGTCCTGTGTCGCTGTAACTATTGTTGTTTCAAGCGTTGCGACTAAATGTTCCTTACCAACTCCCGTGATAGCAAGTTTAGCTTCTTCCGTATTTCTAATTAACCCACTTAAAAACAACTTACCTTTATTTATTGTTATGAAATTATCTTTTATATTAACTTCGCATCCACTTATGATGTGACCGTCACGATATAAAGAATCACCCAATCGTGAAATATAATCTTTTGCTATAGACTGTATTTCATTAAACTCTGACGCCTGCTCCGCTCTACCGGGAATCGCAAGCACACGAGTATATCCCGCTTTTCTATGGTCTGAGTTTATATCGTCATATCTATCATAATACGGATTGCCAGAAAGTATACTCATTTATTTAATCCTTCTCCTAAAATTCTAAAATAATCTTAATCTTTTCTCTAACGTCAGTGTCTCGAAATACAGGTTTTCTCATATCAATAATCTCTAACAATCCCACATCATCTACCTGATCAGGAAGTAAATTGTATTGATTATCAGATATTGATGCTTTTTTCTTTAGTCCCGTATATATACCAACTTCCCTATATGGCTTGTTCGTAGGCAGTTCGTCATATGACAAGTCCGTTGATACATATACCCATCTAGCACCTTTCGTACTGGCGTCAGTGGGATTTACTATCTTCCAATTTAACCCTCTATATTCCAAAGAGCCAGTGTCATCCTGCATTACGATGGCTTTAAATTCTGCCTTTTTAAACCCTATTATTTCTTTCATCTCGTCCGTGTTTTTCGGTACGGGCGGATTTAAGTCATAATCTCTTGTTGGATCAAAATTATCTATATCTGCCGCTGTCCATTTGTTTGATTTACCGATTGCAAAGTATATGTTATCTTTATTATAAAAATCTAAAGCCCTTGATACATGAGCCTTTAACGTGCATATTGCCAACTCATACTTCCCCCTTTATCCTTCTCTTATTTATCTATATTTTAACTCACTGATTTATAATTTACTCTTCCTAAGTCCACTGTCCACGGCATATTATCTGTATACCCTCTCTCAAACGAACTTGTTTCAAATTCATCTCTGTAGTCCCACTCTCTCAAATCCGCCACGGTATCAACGCTATACATACAATCACTCGGCAAGATGTTTGCTTCCTCTACAAAATTATCTATTACCGCCGTTGTTATGCCAGACATCTTACCGTTACCACTTCGTTTAGCGGAATTTTCTGAGCGAATTGCAGTTAGCCGTACCTCTCTATTTACCTCTATGTCATCTATTAAATTTACTTCATTGTTTAAATCATGAAATAACCCGTCTGGACTTTTATCATATTTCCAGTCCAAAAACTCTCCGCTCGGTGATATTTTATAATACCAATCATTAAGAGTATACCCATGCTTTGTCTTAAACGGTTTCTTTAAATTCGCTATCGGTAATGAGCTTGCTAACATATTTAATTCAAGTCCGTAATCCGTTAAGGTTACGATACACCCTGAATGTAATTTCCGTCCCATGTCGTTTCTACTATGAATGAGTATATCAAACATCTCATTCATTTGTACCAACATATCAATGACTATCCACGCATCAATATCAGTATTTCTATCGTATGACGGTATTTCCTCTAACTTCCCTTTGGGCCATATACGCATCCATTTGTAGAATGACAACTCTCTGAAGTCACCTATCTCTAATGGATCTATATCTTCATTAGGATAAAATTCAGATTCTAACTGGAATATGTATTTACGACCTGCTGGAGTTACCTCATATACCCTTCGTTTTATCTCTTTTGTTAAGTTAGGTACAGATAATAAAATTACACCGGGTAGATATGTTTTACCATCTTGAAATACATGTGTACTGGAGAATTTTGAAATACTATGCCTAAAAATTCTATCTCTCGGAAGCTCAAATCCAGCCACCTGTCTAGGTTTCCAGTACCCCGGTATGAATAAATCTCCACCTACCCATCCTTTATTATCTCCATAGGTAGCGGCGTCAATTATCGCCTTCTTTGAGCCCCTCTGTTCCCACATATTAAACATCCGCATGGAAAGCTCACGGTTGAAGTCATTCTTAGCTAGTGGTTGATATGTATAATTTACATATGACCCTAAGTTTTGCAAGAACTTCATCGGAACTTTATCATTATCTACTAAGTCTATAAATTTACGTATATTCTCTTCGTTTACATTCCATTGATGTATTAATAAGTAGATAAAAACTAGAAAATCTTCGTTCTCAAGATAGCGGTTAGGGATTAGGGACATGTATTTGCTGTTTTTTATTTCATCTATTATTCCCATTCTCTAACCTCTATAACTCTTCTACTAGTTTTATGTTTACTTTACCCAACTTCGGAAATTCTATATTACCAACTTTTACGTCTGCCGCTGGACTTATTACTTGTACATCCTTTATGGCGTCCGAATAAGCCAGTATACGAGAGTTTAACAGAGAGTAAGAAATCCTATCACCAAATGACATGTTTTCCGCCCGATACAACATGGTAATATAGTTCTGGACATCCTGTCTTATCTTTTCTCTACTATTTAAATCTGCCGCCTGTACAACTATCTTTGCTTCTATATCAAAGTTAACATTCACTACTTCAATTATCTCTACTGAAACATCCGCTATGGATCTTGATTCCAAATGATTCTTTAATTCTTGTTTCTTTAACTCACCCAATGAATCACCGTTATAATCTACAGCCCACACTTTTACCGTATATGGAGTGTTTACGTAATCAGGATATTTCCAATCTTTAACAACTGCGGTATATACGTAAGGTTGTTTATATACACCCAGCTCAAAGTCCTCAAGCGTTATATATCGGCCCATTGTGATAGCGTTTCGTCTTGCCAATATTTTCATATTCTGTAAGTCTATGCTACTGGGATTATCAACAGCACCATATGACTTCGTTGTATTATATATTCGCTGTACGTCTGCTATATCCAAATTTACAGTATCAATTGTATCCGTCAATATAGTACCTCTTGTTCCTTGCGTCGTGACAAACTCTATACTTATTTTCGTTCCTGTCCCTATTAAGTCGAGATAATTAACTGACATCAACACATATACTTGTCCGTCACTATCCACATGTACAGAATACCAACGCCCACCCTCATACTTTAGCAGACTATCTTCACACTCTGTCCACACTTCGCCTTCTTGATTGATTGTAACAGTCCCTTCGGCTACGTTCTTATATCCCAAATATAAACGTCTTGAGTTATCTCCATCTGTATTAATATTATTAACTAAATCATCCTTTGTGTATGTAATTGTCCGTGCTATCCCCTCAATTACAGGTACGTCGATATAATCAAACTGTCCTGTCTTTATTGTTGTTTCTTTTGCTACATAATTAATTACACTCAAATTTGTACTACTCGTGAATGACGTAAACCGTGGAATAATTATGTTTCGTAAATCATCGTTTGTAAATACTATACGTACTATACATTCAGCAGACTGTGCCATCGGTATTTTATAATTCATTGACCGTAACAAAGCCCGCACGTTTTTATCTTGAACTGCTGTATCTAAATATGTTTCAAATGTCTGTGTGTCAAGATAGAAGTTTTGCATATCTTGATTACCAGCCATTAACTCTATCAATACCATACCTAAGTCAGACTCATTGAAATCCGTCCATTTATCCGTCAGCTTCGGTACTAAATTAATTAACTCTTTACGTATGGCCGCTATATCTCTTCCCGTATATGACATTTGATTTATGTTTACTGCCACTCAATTATCCCCCTTTCTAATATGAAGTTGAATTTACGTCACCGCCCAAGCTATATACGTCTAGCCCTTCTTGATTGCTTATAAACGGGTACACATAACTTCCTATCACATTACTGTTCACAATTCTATATATTATATTCACGGGTACAGTATTGCTGTCATCCTGTTTCCCAACTATTATATCCTCTATTTCTATTCTCTTTTCCCACTTACCCAAAGCTTGTCTGATATAAATACCTATCATATCATGTAATATCAACGTATTCTGCTCAAAAATTAACGTATGTAACATTGACCCATACTCTGGTAAAAAGAAACGCTCTCCTACTCGTGTTGATAAAATACTGAAGATACTCTCATTTATCTTCTCTTCTCCTGATATGGAACGTGTGACTCCCTTACCATTATGATAGTTGACATCAAACATTTTAGAGAAAGATAACCCACTTCCCGCTATCTTGTCTTTAAATTCTTGATTATAGAGAAATGCCATGCTTTTACACCCTTTCTACTATTACTATTTATAACCCTTTCCGCCCTTTATATTAACATGAAAAAACGACATGACTTTTATATCATGTCGTTTTTTCTGATTCGAGTTTTTTCATCTGGGACTATTAAGTTGTGTGTAATTCTTCCTCTCTGGAAAGATTAATTACATGTATATTATAAACCACTCTATTTATTTTGTCAATGCCTAAGTTTCAGTAATTGTTACGTCCCCCGCTGTTACATGGAATGATGATGAACTTATTCTCACATTATCCGCACTCATTACAATATCGTCTGAGATAATAATAGTCGCTCCACTAGCTTTTAATATGATCTTACCATTTGAGGGAATAACTTGTATTCCTCTACCGCCTTCATACCCTATATCAACTTTACCGTCATATATCTTAACTAATACACTATCCATTCCCTCTAGTAACGCATATTCTTTTCCCTCTACTGAAGATAATTTTACCTTTTGACCGTTCATATCTTCCATAGCTAGAGAGTTTGTTTTGTCGTCTGTATCTACATATATCATACTTCCTTGTCGGGATTTATATAACATCTTATGTGACGGATGACTGCGCTGTGATTCTATAGGTACCTCATTGGCGCCTACAACACCTTCCCACACACCCGTTGTTTCCTCACTGCCATACTTCTTCACCATGGTAGAATCAGTGCCAAACACAGATCCTATTACAACTGGCTTTTCTTTGTCCCCATCCTCAAACATGACATACACATATTCACCAATCTCTGGGACAATGAACGAGCCGTAATTATACCCCGCTCCATTGTTTGAGCAAACAGATGCCCAAGGTAATAGATTCTTTGGAGTGCCACCATTTGACTCCATTCTATGTAATAACGGAACACGCACACGCACCCTACCAATAAACAACGGGTCTACGTTATCCTCTACCCTTGCTCTATATATTCCACCCAAATTTGACTGGTCTTGTAAACTACCTGTGTATTTATCCGTATTAAAAGCCATAATTATCCTCTATATCCGCCGTTATTATGTGTGCCGCCCGGATTATCTTCATTCCATTCTGTTCCGTCCATACAAATATCTATATGATCATACTCAAAATTCATTCCTAAGCCCAACGAACGGCCAAAGTTTATAAAATCTATACATACACTACCGGGTGAATCATCTTCATTAATTAAATACCCACCTTGTAATCCTTCTTCTCCGAACCAATCATTTACATCAAGTTTCCATCCATTTGCATGACTATGTTCTCCCTGAGCATGGTTTCCATTAGTGCCTGCTGTGACAACTAATTTATGACCCGTTTTTTCATAGAACCACTTACCCAAATCTTCTAAAGCCTGTAATGTACCTTCTATACATCCAGTAAGTGTAACGTTACTTGTTTGTTTTACCCAATATTGACCTTTTTCTACTTCCTCTATTTTCTTTGTTCCGTCCATCATTTCTCCTTATCCGTGCCATCCGCCGTTATTATGTACACCGCCAAAGTTATCAACGTTCCACTCTTCACCATCCATGCAAATATCAAAATGAACGTTATCTGTTCCTGTAGCCTCGAGATTCATTGCTAACCCTAATGAGCGTCCGTAATCTGTAAAACCTCTTGCTAATGGCCCTAAAGAGTTATCGGAATTAAATAAAAACCCTTGCGGGCAGTTTTCTGGCCCACCATAGTCATTAACGTCCATCTTCCATCCATTAGCATGACTGTGTGGCCCACTTGCATGATTCCCGTTAGTACCAGCCGTTAGTACAAGTTTATATCCCGTTTTATCAAAGAACCACTTACCAAGAGCATCTAAAGCATCTGTAACACCTTCAATACAACCCTCAACCGAAACGCCGTCAGTTTGTTTAACCCAATATTTACCGCCATCTTGATCTTTACCTTTTTTATTTTCATCAAGTTTCTTACCTTTTTCTTTTTTCTTCACTTCATTACTATTTTTCTGTAATTCTAACGAGGAAGTAAATTGGCCGTCTGATATATTATCTGTTATACCTGTTATCATATATACGCCAGACGTATGATGCAAGAATCCATACTTTGTAAATACTGCTACTTTTATATACCCCTGCATGCGTATTCTTGTGTCACCAATAATTTCCATACTAGCGGCGTACACATTTCCATAGTACCGTGACCACATAGAAGTGGCTGATAATTCAAGATTTTTAAATGAACTAGATGACATGCCCAAAACTACTGTGCTATCTATGCCTGTACCGTTACTATTATAAGCTTCATGCGGTAAACTGCTATCAACACCCTCTACAGTACATTCAAGCATTTCATTTCTTACTGAGTCTATTGTCAAAGCACTACTCGGTAATTTATTGCTACAGATTTTATCACTCTCAAACTCTGGTGTGAAACTTATAACTCGCCCATCTCTCCGTCCCGTGTATATTTCGAACTCTCCACAAATTTCCATGATCTGTTTCTTTCCGCCAAACGTTACAGATCGCATCCCTTTTGCAAATTGTTCTTTTGTTAACGGCAACTCTTCTTCTTTTTTACCTAGCTTCGTTCTATCAGCATTATCTAGCTCACCAGCACCTACTCCACTTGCTATGGTTACTGGTTTATCTCCCGTAAGTATTGACCCCTTATCTACTATTGGAGTTGGATTCGGTAATTTTATAGGTAACTGTGATGCTACTACTCCCCCTATTGTACCACCTTTAGCTACAATAGGTATACTTGGGAACGTTGACTTACCTATATCCCCTAATCCTTTTATCTTATCTCCGCCACCGTTTATTACGTCAAGTACTCGTTTTGCCGTATTTACATATTTACTTACTTTCTTATTTTTATTTAATATGTCCCCTAATGAGTCTATAGCATTATTTATATCTGTTACATCTTTTATACCTGTGACGGATTTATATATTGTGTTCGCTGTATCAACTAAATGTTCTACTTTCTTTGCTTTATCTCCTAGTACGTTCTCTAGCACACCTTTTGCAAACTCTTGTGTATCTTCAGCCGTATGTTTTCCCTGTTTACAATAATTCATGATACTTGAAACGGAATCCACATACTTCTTTACTTTTGTGTTTTCTATCCCTAATCCATCTTGCAATAAATTCCCTATCTCTGTATAATCTCCTGCTTTTATTGCGTCTTTATCTAATGTTAATATATTACTTACTTTGTTTATGATATTACTTACTTTATGACCGCCGCCGGGAATTAATGTGTTTATCATTTCAGTAGCTAAATCATACGCCGCTTTCTTCTGGTCTGCTATACTACTTTTATCACTTACAAATATATTCCTGTTATCATTTATCTTCTGTATTGTGTTAACTACCATATCAGAAACTTTACTATCTGTCCCTAATAACCCCGCTATTTCATTTATACTTTCTATTGTCTTATTAAATTTGTTAGCGTCTTTACCTACTATACTCTCTGATATGCCCGTTGATGTTCCTGTTACCTTCTTTGTTTCATCATTGTGTATAGTATCAGGTAACAACATTTCCATTACAGACTCAGTCACCCTATTATAATCAGACATGCGCATTTTTTCTCTTAGTTTCAGAAATGCTTGTTTATTATATGTAGTACTGCCTAACTTATATAGAATTTTACCTTTATTAATATCTTCCCGTAAATAGTCTAACTCTTGTATTGCATTTGCTACTTTTTTATCTTCCGCCGCACTTAATAATACCGCCACTGAATTTACCACATCACGCTCAAGTAATTTAGAATGTTCCGTGTTCTCTATTTTATCTTCTGTGTAACTTACGGGCTTTAATAGATTTTTATATGAAGCACTTAGTTTCTTTTTATGTACCTCAATTTCTCTATTATCTACACCCTTATAATAAATGATACGTGAATACACATCTTGATATAATCTCTTTGTATATTCCACACCATCACTCTTTGTTATATTCTTATTTGATAGTGAAGATAACACACCATCAAAGATATCTACTACTTCTAATTCTCGTACTTTGTTTTGACGTATTGAGTTATTAAAGGCTTGTATTATACTTAACTTTAATTTGTGGTCTTTATATGTATCAACAGGAAGTACGGTAACAAAATATAATTGTGACCCCTCTTTATCAACCTCTTTAGCAAGTGAATTTATTTCCTTAACATACTGAATGATATTATCTAAATCATTATACCCAACCATTAAATATATCTTACTATACTTATCTACCTTATTTTTTATAAATTCTTTCCCTTTTGTAGATAACCACGCATAATCTGCTTTCTCATTAAAGAAATAATTTATGTCTTTATTGTCAGGTACGTATTTTTTTAACCCGCTTACTCTAAAATCCCCGACAAAATACACGCTACCTGTCGCTGTTGTGTGTTCTACGTCCTCTGATGTGTTATTAGCCGAAACACCCATAACTAACTGATATGGCTCTGTATTTGATGACCTTATTCTACCCACACTTAATTTCTTCTGATTGTTCTCTATCTGTGCTTGTGATTGTGTCATTTGTTCTGTTACTTTTGTTGATTGTACTACCACACTGTCTGGCATATTTACAGGCACAAAATACACAAGCTCTGGGTCACCTGCTGAATAGAAAGAATATCCTGGCTGGTCTGACTCTACGGGACAAGTTTTCTCAAGAAAGTTAGTAGCTATAAACTGACGCACACTCTGATTCTGCACACTAAAGTCCATAGGCGTACCGTCTTCTTTTAATAGCGGCTTTGAGTCATGTATATCCCCAACTTTTAAACCTACTGTATTACACAAATCAGCAACTATCTTTGAAGGTACACCGCCCCACTCATTGGCAGGATAACTTTTACTCTTTATAACATCAGAGCCAAACGAGTCAGCTTCCACAACACACTCTAAAGATAGGGTAGATGTTGGCCCCTCAAGATTAAGAGAGTATTTCAATGCTTTCCCTTTTATATTAATACTCTCAATAACCTGACCCCTTCTATTTACCCACCCATACGCTACTTTTACATTACTACTCTTGTTATTGGCACGTTCTTTCTTTTTATCTCCTGCTTTTACCCAATTATCAGAATTGTTTATATGACTGTTATATTCCTTGGCTTCCTCTTCTGTAAATACCGCACCTTTATCAGACGACTTCTCTTCTTCATTCTTTGCTTTTTCTGCTTCGTTTATTGTATCCTCTGTTACTAGCTCTCCTTTATCACGTAATACCTTAGTTGTTTTCCATCGTGAGCCAGCAGGAATGGAATTTGCTAACAACTCTTCAAGTCGCATTGCCGTATCATCATATAACTCGATTGTGAATTTACTTCCTGCCAAACTTAAATTACTTACGCCTTTACGCTCTACGGACAGACTTATTACACTCTCATTATAATCCTTATTACCAAAATATGATAAGTGCTGACCGTCTATTTCTAAATCAATAAACGCATATAGCGGCTGTTGTTCTGTTAAATCTCTTGTAATTCCACCCGTACTCATTCTCTATCCCTTATCCTATATCTTTATTATCCCTATATCATACAAAGTTTCCGTTGCTGGTATTCGTAAAATAACTCCCGACGGTATATCTATCGGATTATCAATTTCATTCATCATTGCAATAGCCCAATATAACAAGGGCGTACCGTAAAACTTATTTGAGATTAAATCAAGCCTGTTCTCAAACCCCTTATCCACAGAGTAAAATATATCTTTCGTTGACTCTGGTATCTTATATTTTTTCGGAGTTTCTATATATTCATCCCCGTCCAAGTTAATCAATCTCTTTAATGTGCTATACCGTGATATTTTTTCTATCCGTGTTTTTATTGGGTATTCTATTTCTGTCTTAATTAATGAAGGCTGTCTCATTTATTTAACCATCCCTTCATCAAATACATTATCACACTGTAACAATGATTTTAACCGTATTTCCGTAAAGCTAAAACTTAATTGAACGTCAGCGTACGTTTGACTGTCACCTTCGGCCGGGTCTAGTCCTGCGCTTTCAGTGTTCCTTGAAATAATAACACCACTAGCGCCGCCCCACTCAACACCTAAAGAGTTTAACACAGCAGTCATATTAATCATCGCCCCAAACCGTACATAGCAATAAGGCGGTGTAACTAAACTACCACTATATCTCGGATATAGCAACCTTTTACACTCTACAATTACATTTTCCATATCTGGCACAATATCTTTATGTAGTGTTACCTGATAAGAAACAGATCTTGCGTCGTTATTTTCGTAATTAAAATATGGCGACGAACGACCTATTGGCTGTTGTTGTCCAAAACTTGTCCCATAGTCCTCTGATACGTCCGTCGGTAATGTAACAAAATTAATCCTTGTCCCTGTTAACATATTTACGATAAAGCAATTGATAAGGTTACTCGGCGGGATTTTTCGTGTTCCCGCCAAGTTTCTATTTGATACGCCTACAACCTTACCATATTCATCTGTACCTATATCAACTTTATTATTCTTTATATCTTCTATCATTTTTCACACCTTGATAGTATTTATACCATTAATAAGTCGTCCACACTACTTTGATGACTTGTAATCCCCGTACTTCTTCCACTTGTTGCCATTACACCTATTAATGTATCAAGTTTTGCTTCCAACCTGTATACTTGCCACTTAATAGCTTCTACAACGTCATCATTTCCAGAATCCATATCTTTTGTGCTTACTGATGTATAGTTTCCACTGTCGTTTGGATTAAATTCAGCAGGTACAATCATTTCTCCACCATGGATTAATGCGACCTGTGTATCTGGAACCCATGGAGTACCTTGAGCGTACTGTCCTACACTCTGTGAATATGCTTCTTTTGCGTGAGCTAACCGACTAGCCTCTGAATTAGTCCCAAACCCTTCATACTTAGAACCAAATACCGCACTTGCTTCTTCTATGGTAGTGTTGCCCTTTAATAGGTCTGCCACAGATTTATATGCGCCGTTGTTTAATTCCTCTAGCATAAAGGCTAACTGCATATCCAAATCGTCAAGGCTCTTACCCATCTTATTGGCAAAGTCCCATAATGCGGCTTTTCTATCTGGTGACGTCCACTGAGCCAACCCAAATCCAACTTCGTCATTAACAAAACTGTCTCGATTAGCCATAGCATTTCTAAGATACTCAGTGTTATTCTGTCCACCGTCACCCTCTACAGCACCTGACCTAAATCCAGACTCTTCAAACAGGTTGCCCATAATGCCAGCGATACCTTCGTTTGTAAACCCATCTTTAGCGAAAAAGTCCCAAATCTTCTTCATATCGCCCGTGCCTTTACTTGGCGTACCCGGACTTCCGTTAGAACTGCTAGGAGAATCATCGCCTATAACAAGCTTTTTCAATGCATCTAATAACGATTTTCCGCCACCTGCTACAGCCATACCTAACCCACCAAACGTACCCATCGGCCCAAGATTAAATATGCTTGAGAATATATTACCGAATAACCCGCCTTTACCATATGTGTCTTGGTTATCTATCCCAAACACACCACGGAAGATTAACTCTATAGGAGATTTTCCTCGACCTATCCCCGTTTTTATACCAAAGACTTGATTTAATGCTCCTGCTATACCTGTAGCCATCGATGTCATTGGGTTAATACCACCATCAGAGCGTAATAATCCTGCCTGTGATGCCGTAAGTACAGCCTCTCCTTTATGTAACCATGCGGGATAATTATCAAACGGAACATTAGACAAACCGCCCGCATATGACCCCGGCGCATTTTTATCAGCGACATATGCGTTATTTGCGTTTGCTTGCGCTATTAGTGAGCTATTACCTAACCCCTGTGACGCACTATATCCGCCTACCTCTACTGGGTCATACGAATGTCTTAACCCTAGTTTCTGACCTATCCAACTATCAGCTACATAATCTTGTATTGCGTTTACTATACCCGTAAATGTACTTATTAATCCATCTTTTATTCCTTTTAAGGCTTTTGCTATGTTCTTTGCACCAAAATATCCTGCTATACCACCTAAAATTGCTCCAGCTATAGCACCTATCGGCCCACCTACTGCTGCCCCCGCCATAGCTCCTTTTAATGCGTTTAGTATAGCGTTCATGATTCCGCCTTCGCCACTACCACCTATTGCACCAGCGATACCAGCTATTATCTTATCCCCCAGTGTGTCGCTACCTAACCACTCTTTTACGTTAGTTAGCCCATCAAAGAAATCAAGTATAAACCCACCAAAAGCGAACGCCTTAGTCAACACGTTACCTAGTAGTCTAAATACACCTGACTTCGTTACACCCTTCAATAATCCACCCATTACACGTCCGAATGTTAATTGAAAAGCCTCTACTAAAGAGTTGGCTATCTTCATACTAAACGGTTTTAACACGCTACCAGCTTTTGTGAGTGCTTTTGTTATAGACGATGGTGCATTAGCTGTTATTATTGCAAACGTATTTTTTAACCCTCTAGTGATTAATCCGCCCGCTCCAAATAACTTAGAGGATAGGAAATTAAATGCCTTCTCTAATCCCATCCCTAACGTATTACCAAAACCGCCATTTCCTTTTATGAAATCTTTTATGCCACCTGATTTTAAATACGTAAGCGTTTGTTTACTTGCTACTTTAATTATATCACCGTTTTTACCCATGAACGCCTTAAATGCATGCACGGTATCCATACCTTTACTAGCTACGATTGCGGCGTTAGCGGCATTAGCAAGTGTTACATCAAACTCAGCAAAAAAGTCCGAAAATTCCTTGACGACAAAGTTATTTGATATGGCGTTGGCAATCTTTTCCATTGGCCCATTTCTCTTCTTTGCCATACTTTCCTGCGTCGTGTTTGTATATCCATCCTCTGCGTTTGCTATATCTTTCTTTAATTTATCAAGATTATCACGCAACGTTTCTGACATTACAAACTGACTTGCTATAGCATCACTTGAGAATCCTATCGCTTGTGAGGCTTGATGTAATGCGAAAGCGTTACCGTCATTTGCCCTCATTACATCTTGCATAGCTAATAATACTTTATCAGCGTTACCAGTATCAATATTTTGTCTGAACTGATCCGCTGTCATGCCCGCCCTTGAAGAAAACTCAATAAATTCTGAATCTTCAAGTAGTTCTGGTATGCTCTTCTTTGCCCAATCCATTACCTTTCCGCCAGCTTCGTCTACCCCTTTATTGTACTCCGCCTGTGTAATACTCGTTAACGTAAGCATGGACTGTGACATCCCTTTTTGTATCTTTGCGTCTCCCCTTGATAGTCCATAGATGTCATATATATTTTCGTTAATAGATGCGAGTAATTCATTTGTATCCGTACTTAAATCCATATCATTACCAAGCGCTACGGCCATGTTTGTTATACCTTGCATAATAGCGCCTTGGCCACCCATATTTCCATCCACTTCTATGAGATGTTGTAAATCACTTATATTTGTTCCTAGCGCTTTTGTTAAGTCCGCTACCTGATTTAAATACGGCTTAATAAATTCACCCTTTTTAAGACCCGTATCATCCATTATCTGATTAACTATTTCTGACGCTTCATTGCGACTATACCCATAACTAGAGTTTACTACTTCGTCAACCATACTACGATAGCTTTCTCTGTTTAGTCCACCGTTATACTTTGCCTGCCGTTCTCGCATATTTTGTACATACGAGTCTACAGCGTCTGAAACACCGTCTTTTATTGTCCCAGCCATATCAGCAATGTTTAACGCAACTAATGTATCCTGTAAGTTCTTAGCAAAATTCCTAAACCGCCCACCCACAGTGTCACTCATTTTTTCTAACTCTTCATCTATGTCTTTATGTAACTTACCGAAATGTGTCTCATACGTATCTTGTATTTTCTCTAAACTGTCTTTTGTTGATAAAAACATATCTTTATATCTTGTACGAGTTTCCTTATCCATAAATTTACCATACTGTATAAAGTTGTTCTCAAGCTCTTGTACCATATCTGACATTATTTCATTATTACTGTCCATGTACTTTTTGAGGTTCGTTTTACTTCTATCATTGGTTACTTTATAGAAATTCTCAAGGGCATTCATTTGATTTTCTAACATTCCTTGAAATCTTTTTTCTCTTTTGTCTAGTACCCTTGATTCCATCCTAGCCCGTTTTTTCGCAAGCTCAAGACTTCTTTTTTCTATATCTCGTAAATCCACTTTCTCACCTCTTTATATACGGAGAAAAGGCCTATCTCCGTCTGCCTCTCTTACTTTTTGCGTTGTCCTTGGCAGACTTGACGGCCTCTTCATGCGCTTTTTTCTCTTCTTTTTTCTGGTCTACCAATATTTGATACATTGACCGACGCTCCAGTGATGACATCTGTTCCGTGGCCCAATATTCAACCTTACCGAAATATGTTAAATGAAATTGTTCCTTCATTAAGTTTCGGAAATTTGCCATGCGTATATCTCTTGCTTTTCGGTTCTGTTCGTCTGTATTAAACTCACTTAATTGTGGGACGAAAAAATTCACCAGAAATTGGCATGCCAAAATCAAAATCCTCACCACAAGACGCACACGTCGTATAAACAGTGGTATCAACGCCAACCATAATACTGTTCACTACTGTCCAAAACTTCGCACTATCCAAAGACGGCATATCTTCAATGTATGCTTTTGCGTCAACGAAATCTACTACTTCCCCGTTTATCTTCGTTACATACTTTGCCATTCTGCATGTGTATAATACTTCTCTATAATTCTGTCTGAACTGTTTTGAGAATCGTTTAGCGTACTTTTCTACAAACTCACTATCTTTATTTCTCAGTAACCGAATAGACAATACATCACCACTAGAAGGTAACTCTATATCAATCGGCTCTACAAAATCGTCTGGCAAGTAATACGTCTCAAAGTCCGACAGGTTTATTTCCATCATGTCTTTATGCCCACAATGAGGACATGTTACATTTACATTATATTTATCTCCGAAAGTTGCCATACGTAACTGCAGTATCAAGAACATTTCGTCAGCAGAGATAAGCTGGTTTATATCAATCTTTTCTGGTGATATAATGCAATTTCTCAAAATCTTCTTAAATACATCCGCCCCCTGACTTGCATACATTACTTTCTCATCTCGTGTTGTCATGCCACGTAATGTAATTGTACTTGGGATTCCTTCTTCCTTATACAATATCCCTTTAGACGGTAGAGTAACTGTAGACTCGTAAGATAGCTTGCTTGTTACCTTTGTTCCAGCTTCCTTACCCTCGTTCATTATTTCATTCACGAGATCTTGCTCACGCTGTTTACTTACTTTACGTGTCGGCTCTTCTCCCGAAACTTTAGCTATTTCTTCTTCTAAGCGCCGTTCTTCTTTTTTTTCTTCCTGTTTTTGCGCTTTCTTTCTCTTTACTACCATCTCTTCTTGTTCGGTAATCTTTTCCTGTATTTTCGGCTGTTCATTTACAACCTCTTCTTCAAACACATTATCATCAAAAGAAAAAGTTTCCTGTTCGTTCATTTAGTTTCTCCTTATCCTTTTTACATTTACGACTTTTACTTACTTCTTTACGTCTATTGTTATATATACCGTCAATTTTCTCGTTCTTTAACAGCTCTATAAAACAAAAAGGGCAACCACATAGGCTGTCCTTATCGTCCTTTTTCTGATTTTATTGTAAAAAATCATTTGTCTGTAATCTCTGTTCATATACTTTTTTTATGTTACTGATAGATAATACGGCAACGTTATTTTTGAACTCTGGATACTCATGGCAAAAAGATTCGTAATACGTAATATCAATCAATATGTGATCAAAACTTTCCTTTGACTTCGCAACATTATGCAATAAATCATCATTAAATTGTAGTATCGCTGAACGACAGAATAGCGCTCTATTTTTTGATACGTCATATGATAATTTATCTATCTCACGTTTACTTTCTTCTTCCATTATCTCTATGTTTTCGACTCGGTCTAATACGTCTTTATTTAATTCTCTACCGATTATACGAGCGATACAGGATAACGGATTAATCTCAATCGGCGCTATTTGTATAATGGATAATATTAATACAATAGCAATAGACAGATCTGAAATCCCTACGTTTATCCCTATCATTCGTATTAACTCCACTAACACCATGTTATCTCTTATTTTTCCCTTCTTATTCCATGTACAAAGATTATTATTCTTTTGTTCCTTATTACTTTATCTCATGTACACCAATCTTTATGCGTAAAGGGAATTACTACATATATTTATATAGTTATTATCTTTGTAACAAAAAAGAGGCCACGCCCTACAAAACGTGACCTCTTACCCCAATAATACTAAAAGAAAATCTACCACTTTAAGCTCGACATTAAGATCTTTACCCTACTAACAAAGGAATCACCACCACGAAATTCCCTTGCTACCATTATATATACACTATCACTTTTTGTCAATGAAAAAGCGGAGAGTATTTATAACTCCCCGCCCATCTTTTAATATCTTATTTTTATTTATTTTGTGTCGTAAATGTGAGTGTTAACTGCACCGTCACGAATCAAGTAAGCCGTGTCAACAGAAAGCGTCATCGTAATCTGTTTCTTGTCCCCAGAGCTATAGTCCATATCACCAAGGTCAAGAGTGGTAGGCCAACACCCTTCACACTTCCACTTACGCAACACTTCACCATTCGGGCCATATTGTACAATCATGCAGTCCTTTTTATAGTTAACTGCCCATCCAACTTTACCCGTTTCTGGATTATATACTTTCATTCTCCACTGCCACAGGATATTTTCTACGTCTGGCTCAATAAAGTCTTTTACCGCAACGGAGATATCATCAGTCGTGGATTTACCAGCAACCTTTACATTACTGTTACCATAATCAAGCTCTATTGCGTCATTAGATGTAGTAGGTAGGCCCGCACTATCACAAGCAAGCTCTATAATATCCCCTGAACTCATCGTGGAATTATTAGTAAATTCATCCAAACTAACTACAAATCTAAAGTTATTCGTCCTTTGAACTTCATAAGTAGAGTCATTGGACATAAAAGCTGCGTTTAATTGACTCATATTATCCTCTCCCCCTACTTATCAAAACTTGCGGAATAACCCATAATTTTAAACGTCAAGCTAATAAACTCAGCCGCTTTAATCGGCTTAACCGCTACTTCAATCGGCATGCGGTTGTTTTCATAATCTTGTGCCGTTGCAACTGTCTTTATCTGATATTCATAAATACCGCCGTTAACTTTAGCGTTCTGCAAAATCGGTTCTGCTGCACAACGCCACCGTTCCCACGTGGAGTCAAAATTCTGCTCAAACACAAAACCACGAGTTACACGAGCGATACTACGTTCTAAGTAACACATCAACCGACGTACGTTTACACGGTCAAGGGCTGTGGGTGTACGCTGCAAAGTCTTATTACCCCAGATAACAATACCATTAGAGATGAAATTAACAATACAATTTACAACGTTACGATTGCCATATAAAGCATCACGTTCACCCTGTGTGGGCGACATTTCTACATTGATAGCCTTTGTCAAGCGACCTCTCTGTAACCCCGCTGGAGAATCCCAAGGATGCCCTACTTCATCATTATATGCATACTGTCCAGCTACAAACCCACTAGGCGGCAAGAACATATTTTTTGAAGTAAAACTATCATTAATTTCTACCCAAGGCCAGTACAACGCGCCGAAAGATGTATCTAATCCACGCTGTGAAGTATAAGAGCCAGTACCGTTAGACCAATTGATCATTTCCTGTACACTCATACCTTTAGGCGGATCCACGATGAAGATACAATCACCACGACGTTCGCAAATTTCTAAACCAGCACGTACTACAGACATATCACTCCAACCACTAGCTGTCAATACATCAATCGTTACTGTTTCAGGATTAGAGAAGCTATACAAACCACCGCCTGATGTTTCACCTATTATATCACTAACGGAAATACCAACTATACCATCATCCCCGCCACTAAATATAAGTGTATCTTCTTTATATACTACAGAATCATTTAAATCTACGCTACACTCAATTCGATTAGACCCGTTATTAATAATCTTCTCAACAAAACGATCACTCTTTGGGTCAAGAGAAAGACTATGCCAACGTTCAATCAATTGTCCATTTTCGTCTACTACGGTTACATCAAAGAACTTGTAAGAATCTATTGCACTAAAGATTGCGGAACATCCGTTAATCTTAGAGTCAAAGTATTTAGAAGTAAGCAAAATCTTATCTTGACCTTTCTTACCTGCATGTGCTTTTGACCCAGTTTCAGTTCCCTGTGTCCCTTCTTCTTTACCTAACTCAAACGTTTTAGCTTCTACCGTACCAGTTGCCTGTACGTCTGCTCGAATCAGTTTGGACTTGGAATTGATAACAGCTTCTACATAGTTTTCTTCAGACGGTGTAAGAGTAAGATTTTCAAACTTTTCTTTCTCTTCACTGCCCGGCTTCTTAGCTTTGACGGTTACGGTAAATTTTCCGCCCGTCACTGCTGTCTGCTCTATCTGTAACCCGTTGCTGGCTTCGCCTATATCTACAGCTTTATATGTAATCTTATCAGTCCCAACTACACCAGCAGACGCCTTCGTACCACCACGCACAACACGAGTATAAAAAATTTGGTTAGCGTTTGTAAGTGCCATTAAAGCGCTATACAACCCATACTCACCTTCAACAGGCTCACCAAATGTTTTTACTAGTTCCTGCTGCGACGTGATTAGCGTTGGTATTCCGATAGGGCCGAATCTTGCACCACCAACCATACCGATAATACATGTAGAAGAATCCACTACGTATTGACTATAATCAATTTCATTTAAGTATACGCCGGGACTCATCATTGTTACATTTGCCATTTACACGTATTCCCCCATTATTTAATATAACTTTGAATATCCTATGTATACTTAATTTAATCCTATCAAAAGTAAGTTTTTATTGTTCTCCATTCTATATATAACAAGCTTTATTTTTAGTTTTTTACGTTTCTCTCTTTCGTATCATGATGTCAGTTTCTAATCTACATGTGGTATTATCGTATACTGACACCATAGGAGTTTCTATGGTATATAGTAAAAACCCACAAAGAACATTTTTACTAGTCATTACAAAAACCATCCACGCAATTTTATAAGCGGAAGTATAATTAGACCCCACCCTTGATAACTGAACTTGAAAAGATATTTTACTCCCCTCATCCATAGTTGTTAGTTTTTTAAATACAGAAGTCAATTCTACCTTTCTATAAGACTCCTCAGGTGGGTCTATGTTTATTATGTAACTTTTTAACTCACATGAATACTCACCCTTTGGCATAACTAACGTTCTATCCTCTGTGTATTTATTCTCTTGAGAAGGATAGAATACATTAAAATACTTACCCCATATAAAATCATTAAATCCTCTTATTTTTTGTTGTACGAAATATGTCTCTGTATTTCCTTCATTTGTGACTAACTTTACTGCTAAATTTGTTGTTGGTACTTTCTTTAACGCAGCATAGTATTCTTTACCGCCTTTTGCTATAGTGAGTGATAGCGGCCCTACTTTGGTTTTATCTTCTGTTAACTCATAAGACTGCTCTACTCCGCCTGATGTTTTTATTTTTATTTCTGGCATTTTATTTCCCCTTATATGCAAAAAAAGACAGCCTAATGTGCTATCTTGTATTATCTTCTCTATTTTATTTATATTATACCCACTTTATCAAACTATGACCTAAATTCTTCAAACACATTTTCAATAGGATAAAATTTAAACGTCCCCTCTTTTTCTCTTCTCTCATAATCAATAATATCTCTTATATCTTCTATTTGCTCTTCCAAGGTATAATCTTCTCTATATACTAACCCATTTTCTTTGATTATTTGCTCATCTGTTATTTCTATTACCCTTTTATAAATTTAACTCCTTACATAACTCTTCTATGGGCACTGTTTCTATAGTTCCTTCCTTTTCTTGCTTTAAAAATTCATATGTCTTCGGCAAATCTTATAACTGCTCCTTAATCCAAGAATCTCCATCATCACCCAAACCGAACTTCTCTATTATTTCTTCATCTGACAGTGTTTCAAGATCGTGTATTCTTTCTAGTATTTCTTGATATTCTTTATCATTTTTTTAAATCTTCACTAATATTAGTGTTTTCATTGTTATTATTTAAGTCATCAAGTATTCTATTTGCTTTATCTTTCATCACCTCTCACCGTCCTTTTGTGCATCCATATTTTAATGTATCTCAAATTCTATGCTTATCTTTTCTTTGTTCTATTCTTTAATCTCTTATATATGTGTTTTCTATCGTCTACCATTACAACTGAAACAATCAGGATTCTATCTATAATATCAACTACAATTCTATAATTTGAAAACCTATAACTCCAAAAGTCAGAGTATGGCCCATTTAAAGACTTTCCCATCTTACGAGGATTATCTATATTATCTAAAGTACTCTCTATCCAATCAACAATCTTTCTTTTTATATTTGGATCTAATCTCTTTAAGTCCCTTTTTGCTGCGTCTTCTAACTTAACTTTAAACATAACTATAATCCTAACTCTTCTCTTATTTCATCTAAAGAGTATAACTTTAAATTTCCTTCTTTTTTTCTTTTCTCATAATCTAAAATTCTTGGTAAATCTTCTATCTGTTCATCTATTGTATAATCCTTATCATCAACTAAATTAAACCTTTCTATAATCTCTTCCCTTGATAACTTCCATATAGAATTAATATCCTCTAAAATACTTTGATACTCTTTGTCATACCTTAACTCTTCACTGATATTAGTCTTCTCATTATTATTCAAATCATCAAGTATTCTATTTACTTTATCTTTCATCATTCATCACCCCTTATTTTATAATCCATACTCCTGAAACAACTCTTCTATAGGACGAGAAGTGATTTTCCCTGCCTTTTTGTCTTTCTCATACTGACGCACAAGCCCTAACGCATATAAATCCTCAGCTAAAGTATGCTCATCATCTTTACTTAAGCCTTTAATAATTTTGTTCGTGTCTTCTTTCATGATATTTTATCCGCCCATGTATTATCTTACCTATTAATTTGTTTTTCTACATCTTCCCATGTTTCACTGTTAAGTACAATCTCTCTATATCGTTTAGCTCCCCAAGAGTCCCACGGCGTATTAAATCTACCCGTAAATCCATCCTCACTTACAGCAAATGAGAATTTCTTTTTACCTATCTTTGTGTAATATGCGTCTACAGTCTTTGTCGTGAATCTACCTAAATCAAGAATATTCGCTACTGTTGAATCTGTCCTTGTTGCATATAATTTTGCTCGTCCGCTAGCGTCCACAAACATGATAGAATCCTGTAAGAACTTTTCTCCCAATTTCTTACCCAACTTTAACAACATTTCACCCTCACTAGCAGAACAATAAGCAACTACACTCTCTTCCTCAACTTCTACATTTTTACCGTCTACAGATTCTACATACCCACCTTTTATCTTATTATATCCAAAACCCATAGACCTTAACTCTTTACATAACGCTTTATTATCTTTTTTGTTTGTTGCTAAGTCGTTTTCACTCCTAAACGCCGTAATAAACAAACAACAATCTTTTCCAATATGCTGATACAATCTCCCTAAACTTGCCTCATTTACTTCATTTAAACCCTCAAGAATCTTATTTACTTTGTTATCCATTTCTATTTCCTCTCCTCTTCACACACTACACTAATTATCTCTCTTACCTATACATAATATATCACAATTTTATAACAGTGTAAAGAGCTATTTTTTAATATATCCGCCTTTTTCACCGACGTTACGCATTATCTCGTCATAAGACCGTACCCCGGGTGATATTCCGTCTGTGTAATCTCCATGCTTTGAATTATCATCTTTACCTGGCACTACTGGCTCTAAATCATCCACATGTATTATTATCTTTTCTACTTTCCTACCTTCGTCTACTCGGTAAATATATGCATGGTCTACCTCAAGTGTAAATGATAACCGATAAAACCTATTCGTTTCATTAAATCCCGATATGTCTGTATTGTCCGTCACAGAGTCATCTACGTTCACTTGAAATTCCTGTATTTTATTCCCTATATCCATGAAATTTACACGCAAATACGGACGCTCAAAAAACTCCATCAGTAATTCCGCTACCATACCGTCACACACGTCTCTCTTTGTTGCGTACACATCTATCTGATATTGTAGCGTAACTGGCAATGAGTGTACTTTTACAAGCTTACCACCAAACTCTACGCCCTCTATATTATCCGCCTTAAAATTAGTCCATCCTCTTCGCACCTGACTGTCATTGTAAACATCTCTACCAATAGAAAAATCTGGCAAACGATATATCCCGATGAAAGGCATTAGTATTTGTCCTTGATGTTCTCTTGCGTTCACGATAAACTGCTCATCTGGTGACGCATAATATGTTTCATCATATAAGCTGTGTATCCTATCATACATTGCTAAATCATACATAAAAAAAGCACTATGCACGGTTTTTATTCCCCTTCCCTATATAAAGTTACCTAAAACTTCTTTTCGGCCGTCAAACGCAAAAATACGGCGATTTTTTGATATGTATGATTCAACCTCTTTCCTGTTTATATCATACGTTATCATACCCAATTCTTCTTTTGTTCTTTCCTCTACGTTTATTACATACCCTTTGCTATCTTTAATATACAGGAACTCATTTAACCCCATCCTGCTTAATTCCGTTTCTATGAATGAGATGAATCCGTCTCGTTTCTTTGCGTTATATATCATGTAACCTTTTGCTACTTTACCTTTTTTATACAACTCTACTTTATCATACCCATACCCGTTCATGACTAAATCTTCTTTACATATCAACCTATCCCCTTTTGACACGTCCGACACTTTAATAATAACTATATCCTCTCCATTATCTATGTGACGATATAATCCGTTTACTGTTGATATGTTTTCATGTATTTTTGTTTCCATTGTTTTTTACTTTTTGTATCTCCCTATCTACGCACAAACTTCATAGCTTTTATATACTGCTTACTTCGTGCCGTCTGATATAATACATATAATTTACCCATTTTATTAGCCTTACTCAACTCATTTAAATACATTCTATAATATCTGTCTATATGCTTTCTTACATACGCTAATATAGGTCTAAATAGTGGTCTTGCGGGCATTGTTTTCTTTCCATGTATTGTACGTCTATTTGTCCCATACTCTACATACCTTGCCACGTTATTTACTCGTAATCCTGTCTTTTTATACTTTACGTCTTGCGGGAAACCAACGCCTAAGAAATTACCCTTCTTATACACCGTGATATTCTCTTTCATATATCCTGTCGCTTCCCATATGTTAAGTGAGTAATTCATCCTCTTTTTATACGTTAAGTACGATACCGTCAACGGCGCCCACTTTGTACCTTTATATCGTTGCGTGTCTATAGCTCTTTCAAATTCCTTAGCTAACTGTATCGCCATGTATATCTGAAAGTCCTTGTATTGTGATTGTGATAATTCTCTCCTGATATACTTCACACCCGGTTTAAATGTATACCCTGTTACCGTGTTTATGATTCCGTCTATGTAAACCATCCTGTGTATTTCATGGCGTATCTTCATCCCATCTACCCCTTAATAGTTAAACTTGCCGCCACGTTTTTTCTTTTCTTTCTCCATATCTGTCTCTTCTTTCGTTTCCTCTTTGTTCTCTGCCCCTAATTTCTTTTTAGGCTTTTTCGGTATCTTATAATCTTCTATGAAATCAAAGTTATCAATATATTTACATCCTTCTACCGCACCAAATGTTGTTTCTTCATTTAACTCTGCTTCCGTATAATTCACTACGTTATTCTCATTCTTACCCTCTTGCAATGTTTTACTATATCTGTCCTCTGCGTCTTGATTGTCTACTATCGTGTTTACATATCCGTCATGGTCATATTTACGCCAATCCCTTGACTTATCATATTCCTCGTGATATCCATCTTCTCTTTGCTTTATCATATATTCTGTATGTCTCGATCTTGTTTCAGAACGCTTTAAGAAATGTTCCCCGTTTAATTCTATCATTGTAAAGTCATTCAGTCGTTCAGGAGCCAACTTACATACCCAATGAACACCATATACACTATCCATCTTCTTGTCTGTTACCCTAAACGCTGCGGCCTGTATTTCTCCATAATAATGTACCCTTACAATTGAATTTTCCTTTACGTCTAATAACTCTTTTGTCGTCCAGTCTTTATACATCGGCAAATACAGTAATTCAGGCTTTTCCTCATCATCTGTATACCAACCCAAATTCTTCAACACTTTTACTTTCGGAGCGTCGTCAAATATTACTGGTAAATAAATAGGCGCTTCCCACTCTAAATTTAAGTCCTGATTTAAATCATATTTCTCTGACCTGCAATTATAAAAATCTACTGTTATACCTGTTGACAAAGCCGCCTCATAAAACATACGCCTTTGTAACTCTATATCATCATTTATTATTACTGGATTATTAACTACATGCTGTCTTTCAAGCATATATCTCCACTGTTTATTATGCTCTTTTGCCATATCCGTTCCTTCTTAAAAATATAGTAACTTATTATATATACCACGTCTACTATAATATATAACCTACCACTACCCCATACAAATGAAAAAAGAGCCGAAATTAATCGACTCCCCTCTCTTTATCTTACTCTTTTTCTTATCTTCTTTGCTTAATATTGCAAGTCTTTGTATCGTACGCCGAACTCTATTGCCTCGTCGTAACTGTTCATTACAATATCAATATGATCCGTGCTTCCTTCTCCGATTCTATCTCCCACCTCATACTGCACGCCGTCTAAATAAATGATCGTCCCTAGTGGTAGAAAATCACACGCTACGTATCCCTCTTGAATCCATAACCCATTCGCCATGTACCCGCCGCACTCATAAGGTGTATACGCTGTACATCTCACGTCATATGCGTTCCCTAAAAGAGGAATACATAACATAAATAAAAGAAACACGAACTTTGTAATGAATTTAGGCATCAAATGGCCCCCTTTCGTTTTTCGGTATGTTTTTGTTACGCATCCTCAGGCCTTGCCGTTAGTACCATTTTTTGACAATCCCTAGCGCAATAACATACGCAACCTTGAACTAAAGTACAGTCACTCTTCGTCCTAAGACTCTTGTATCTTATCATGATTTACTTTATATGTCAAATTTTCACTTCAATAAATAAATCATGTTCTTATATATAATTTATTTGTACCCTTTTCTAACTCACGCTTTTACACATACAAAAAACATCCTCTAGTCCACTCACTAAAGGATGTTTGCTCTATTACCACTCTTTTTCAACAACTGCGATTCTTCCTTTTTCTGTCACTTCCACTCGTTCAATGTAGTAACTCTCTCCTTCCTCTTTGTCTTTTTCTAACCCGCTTTTTACTTTTTCTGCCTCTTCTTTTGTTTCTACTATCCCTAATGAAAAATCATTACGTTCCCCTCTCTGCCTTTTTATCAGATAGTAAGTTTTCCGCATATCTTCCGCTCCTTAACAATACATCTCTTCAAACACGTCAAATCCATGTGATTCGTTATATATTCGTTGTTTATTGATAATTTCTCCGTCGTCAGCAAGCTCATATCTATCAATTGCATACCTTTCTGCATTGACTTCTTCTTCATCTAACTTACTTAACAAATCATAATAATCCGTGTAATCTCTCATGCTAACAGTTTCAATAAACTCATCTTCCATAATTCCACTAATTTTATATTTCTTATCCATTCTTGCCTTATAATTATCTATGGCTTCTCGGACTTTCTTTATTCCTTCCTCTTAAGTACGGTCTAAACTTCTTTTAATCTTTTTAATGCCTCTAAATCCTCTGAAATGTACATTAGTTCCTCATTGTACGTATCTTCCCAACCATAGCACCGTTTTAATTCATAGATTATTTTTATCGCTTTTCTCCTTTATCTTTTGTGTAATGTAAAATATATTGAAATTATTTTAACTTATTCTCTGTCTCCACATCTCTCAAGGTCATAGTAATTTGTAAACCCTCTATCTTCTTCATACATTCGGCTATACTTTACTACTTTACCGTTTTCGTTTACACCATATTCTTCTACAAAATACCTTGTGCACTCTGGAAGTTCTTTATTCACACAATCACACTCATATGCCAAATCTCTATATTCTTCATAGTCTTCGTCATTAATTACTTCATATAAATCTTCGGTCTCTTTACTTTTTATCTTATATTTATTAAATAATTCTTCTTCCATATCTTTAATTTTTTTAGTTAATGCTGCTCTGTCCTGTTCTTGTTTTTCTTCTAGTTCCCTTTTCTTATTTACCGCTTTATCTTTTTCCTTGAAGATATACATTAAGTGTTCGCCATAATCTTCATAATCTCCACTTGCGCCTAATACATGATATTCAAGTTGCATAATAATTTCTCCTTATCTGCCTAATAATATCTTTGCACACTCTTCTATGGCAGGTTTCATAACTTCGTTGCCCCTGACGGTAAAAAACACACCCACTAACAATAACATTATACCAATTATTACATCCCTCTTCAATAGTTTTATCCTTTTTATTCGGATCTTTTATTACCTTGGCCTTAATAAACCCCAAAAACATAGCAAATACTATAATACCCATATGAGAGATAAAAATAAACTAGTATAAAAAGCATACTATATCACATGCATATATTAACCACTGTGATATAATCAGTTCTATTTCTTTATCTCCTTAGAATTTATATCCGTTTTTAATTAATTCCCTGTAAGAGCAATCCATATACGGAATTAACTTTCTATCGTGTACATCCCCACTCATCTCACAAATATAATACCCCGGTACTGACGGTCTATATCCGCGCGCCTTTGCATAATCAGGATACCCTTGAAAACTTGCTTGATATATATCCCAACACTGTTTAGCGACTGGCATTTTTACGTATTTATTATGCTCTATCATAATCTTCGGCCGTGTGCTTGGTTTGTGTCTATGCTCATACCAGTTTGCGTCAGCCGAAAAATAATCATATGCTCCCTCCGTTGTCTTGTGTTTATGGATTATATGATGTACGTATAGATTCTTATTTACATTAAAGTACACGATACCCATACTACCCTTATACAAACTCTTATCACCCAAGATTGCCGCTATAACTGCTTCTATCGTGATAAAAGTTTCATTATATACACGTTGCGGATGATTCCCCGACAATATACCAATAAGTTGATTGTTCTCATATAATGGTTTTATATCTTCCACTAATGCGAATATTTGATCACTTCCATTAGCCCACTCTTCAATCGGTACGCCTTTAGAGTTTCGTGTTGTTGTATTCGTTGAGTCTCCGCCCACTATTACTTTACAACGCTCCCCTAAACTTAACAGGAATTTTACCGTGTCTTGTAAGTATTTCCTATCGTTTAATCCTTCATGTATATCACTTAATACGACAAGAGCTGCTTTATCTCCGTGCACTCTTGTCCTCATCACATGCTCTTGATATGACTCCGAGATGATGTCCACTTTATTCATGTGCCTTTATATCCTCGTTTTTCTCAAGTTTAGTCCTTCTTATACTCTTATATATGCACTTATCTTTAGTAGTTTAGCTATTGAGTCACTTTTTCCATTCGATCTGTTATTACTACACTATATACCTTTTGCGGAACTTCATTGAAAGACACTATCGTATTATCAAGGAATTTTACTACGTACGTATCGTGTATCATATAATTTCCTTTTACTATAGCATCATATAAATACTTTCCGCTCTTTTCAAATGCTCCTGCTTCTCGTGTGTTATAGCAGATTAAGTACTCTTCTCTAAATCCTTTCTCTTTTAATATATCATTGTACTCTTTTAATACATCCTCTACTTCTAACGAATATATATCATTTACTACTTTCTTTTTTATCTCACCCATAATTATCATCCATACTTTTTAATGTGCTCTAACGGAATTGTATTTTTGTTCCTTTTTCCGTTTTATTTCCTACCAACTCACTGATATTACTTTCTCGTTCTCCGCTGTTTTATATCCGTTCTTTTGTAATTCTTCTATTAACTCTTCGTCAATATATTCATTGCCGCTCTTCTTAATAACTGTATGACGCTTCCCCTCACGCTCAGCTGCTTTAATTGTATATCGCATCATGTCTTTGTCTCGTTCCACTTAATCACCCCTTTAAATCAGTACATCAAACTTTTCATCAAACTCTCGGTAATTATACGCTTCTACTACTCCATCCATACTTACCACATAATCACCGGGATTTACACTTACATCAATTGAATATTTCTCTTGCTTAATTCTAATATACAAAATACCACGTTTCCATGTCAATTCATTCTTTGCGTTATAAAAGTTTACGTTCTGTCTAATCCATCCGTAATTTTCAGAGTCAAATCCATTGTAATTAAAAGCTTCACATTTCAATCCGTCACTCTTTCGTACGCAATTGATTTTTTCCATCTGTTTCTCCTCTCTTTTATCACTCTTTAACTTTTACTATTTGATATACCACAAACATATAAATTATGCTCGTACCTAACAAATCTAACCTATCTATATACGTCAAATCATACAACACTATATGTATCAAAACCATCCATACACAAACTATACTATATATCGCTTTCATTATCTTACTCTTTAAAAGTCAAAGTTCATATCATCAAGGTCACTGAAAGCACTTTCCATACTTGCCACACCGTCTGCACCGAAACTATCATTCATTCCCTCTTCTGACATGAACACATATGCCTCACCATCTGCGTATACCGTTGCTGGTTCATACATTGTTTCACCCGCTCTGTTCTTTAGTATTTGTACCTGTGCTGACTTTCTCGCCTTTAAATCCTCACTTGTGTATGTGGTGAATACCCTTGCACTGCCACGCTCCAACTCGTTCGCATCAGCCAGACAGGTTATATCATATCTTCCTTCATTCTTATTCGCTTTCTGCCACGACGTTCGATTTATCTGTGCCAGTAGTATCATCGTGAGCTGTCTTACTTTTTCTGTTCCATCCTCTTGGATCTCTTTCTTAAAATTCTGCCCTAGCCGTCTAAAGAATGTTACGTATGAGTTTATTTGAGAGTTAGCGTCATATGTTATTCCCTCTCCACTGAATTTACACAACTGAATATAGTCAACTATCACCGCATCAAGTTTTCCACCTAACTTATCGTCCACTTTCTCTAATACAGCAGATATCTCACCAAAACTAAATGTCTTAAAATCTGACTCATCCAGTATTACAATCTTTCCTCTATGATGTATATTCCCTTCATCATCTTTATAATCACCTTTTAAATCTGGCTCTACAACGTTAAATACATAATCTTCCTCATCCGCCGTCATTCTACACCGTCTCATCTTATCATGTGAAATAAAATTATACTTGTTGAATTTTGTTTCGTATGAGTGACATGATAATAAGTTCCAGTTCATATCTTCTTTCGGTGTTTCCAGTGACAAGTACGCTATATTATATCCTAAGTAATACGCATTTAATCTCGCTATATTTAATGCCATTGTCGTATTATGAGTTACGTACCCATTTAAACAATATGTAGGTGACCCGTCTACTGTCAAATCATACATATAACATCTTGATTTTTCTATCTTTGTCACTTTATTCCATGTAAGTTCAGCCTCTGTTATTTCTTCACTCTCTACAGTAAACTTTCTATCTTTTGTGATCGTGTATTCTTTATTACCTGACGTGCCTTGTATTACGTGATATTTAGTCACAAAGCTATATACCTCGTTACCTACTATTTCTTTTAGCCTGTTTAATGACCTCTTACCGCACACGTATACTTGGCCGCCGTCTATAACAACTGATACACCCATGACAGATAATAACTTACTTATCCCTAATAATGTCTTTTCATTCGTTGAGTAAATAAATATATTGTTACCACTCTTACATCCGTTCGTTGCAAATACCCCTTTTATAAAATATTCCCAACAAACTTCGCTCTCTTTGTATATCTCTTCCGTAAATTCTTTCTGTCCGTGTACTAATAACAGTCCGTATAATCTCCAGTAATCAACGTTTCCCTTATTCCCCTCATGTGTTGACTTCTTCAAAGACTGTACTACTTTATCTCCTATGGCTAACTCTTGTGCTTCTTTCCACTCTAGCCCTTTTTCTGTCAACACCCTAAACCTATGTACTGGTGATGTCTCTATCGGTATACCTGCTATGCTTATGATATATGAGTCTTTTTCTCCCTCATCATGTACAGCAACCAACTTACGCATTCCATATTCCGACTGTACCTCTAACCCCTCATTAATGCCGATGTTATAAATCTCTTTCATTGTCAACAATCCTTGATTAGTATACACCCGTTCATTTTCTGATACGCACTTCATGTGGCTAGTAAATCCCGCTATTGTAGTTACCGTACCTGTACTCATTCCGCCTATTTTATCATCTATTTCTTTTATGCCCGTTTTTAATCCCTCAGGTCTTAGTTTCTTATTCTCGTAATCTTGCTTACTTTGTATTTCTATCTCTATATCTTTTGCTTTGTTTCTATTGGATAGTGCCGTTAGCTTCGTGAATTCCTGTGCTATCTCGTCACTTATCCCTTGTTTCCTTACTATTTCATTTAATTCCTCAAGCCGTCCCGATATATACTTGTTTACTCTGTTATCAATAAAGTTGAAGATATATACCCTAAAGTCATTTATATCAATCTCTACACCCGACTCTAATACACCTTTTTGTAATCCATCCTCTTCAAACGCCTGCTCAAATAGATGTATACTCGGTGTTTCTCCCGATACCTCAAACGACTTAATGATAAATTTAATGACTTTCGTTTCCGTTTTTGACAGTATATTATCTATCTTATAATTCTTCTTGTAATTTGACGCCTCTTCCAATAATAACGTCAAATAATCCACATAATACGGATCACTCTTACCTAAACTTGATTTAAGTATATTTATCATTGCTTCACCTTGTGTTCTTTATTTTTTCTTCTTTAGTATATATCCGTCAAACTCATTCTCTTTTGCCTGTTTTGTATTTCTCTTCGTGTGCTGTTTAAATCTATCAAATCAAACCCTTTTTCGTGAGTGTATGCGTAATATAACTGCTTGAATAAGTTCTGTTGCATCATATCAGCTACCTCACCCCTAAAAAATACCCAGTTTAATTTGTCTTTTCCTCTCCCAATACGACTCATTATCAAAGACAGTGCCACGTTCATATTCTTCATTACCGTCATCGTCTTATCAATATACAAACACAATACGTCGTGCGTTATGTCCTGCTCTGACCACATACGCTCTTCGTCTGTTATGTTTATATTATCTGACTTAGCGTTACCCATATAGATATCCTGTATGTTTAAGATATTACACAAATAATATGACTTTAACGTCTTGCACTTACCGAACATACTCAAAAACAGCTCTTTGTGTATATCTTTACTTCCCACAAACAGCACATTTTTTGTCACGTCTATATTCAATGTTTTCGGCAATGTATCTAATAACCGTCCGTACGCCTCTTTATCTTCTTTTAGCCTGTCCGTATCTACCAACTTTTTATAGTGTATCAGGAAATTCTTTGTATGAAAGCTCTTATCATATATTACCCGTCCGTACTCGTCCACTTACACATTCTCCTCTCACACTAACATATTTCTTCTATTATATCATGAATATACTCAATATGACAACTATTGATATAAGACTAAATATAGACGATAATACAAAAAACACTTTAACCCGTCTTGATAATAACAGCTCTCTATCTTCTTTTAATAACTCAACTATTACATTTAAATAAATAGCCGCTAATATCACCAGTACAATAAAAAATATTCCGTTTACAATACTTTCTATTACGCCGTTCATTTTTTATTCTTCACTTTCTAATATCTCTTCCATTACTTTTTTCTCACCTTGTATCATTTGTGCTTGCTTTAATAAGAACACGCACATATCAAGCTCTGTTACGACTCTGTTATATCGCTCAAGCAATTTGTTCTTATCATAATCACTCATGGTATGGATAGCCTTTAATCCCTCTTCTACTGCGCCCATCCGTTCTTCTACCATCTCTCTATGACCTTTTACCCACTTTAGTTCCATTTTTATCTCTCCTTTTAGTCACACACTAACTCTTCTATCTTTGCTATCTCTTTTACTTTATCCCATTCATCTTTTACTTTAACTACTCTATCCGTCAAATCTTCATACTCTACGCCATGGTCAATTCTTGCTCCATATACTTTGTGTTCCTCTTTATCCACTACCGCATATGTATACTCATTATCTTTTATATATTGCGCAAGTTCTAAAGCCCCCACGGTACAATCTTTTTCTTTCTCGTATTTCTCTTTAATATACCGCTCTACCGTTTCACTTATCTTTCTATACCTCTCCAAAGCCTTTTCCATTCGTTCATTCATTTTTTTTATTCCTCATCTGATTATATACTCTATCATATTTACTATTCCACTAGCTATCAAACTTAGAAACACGTATATCAAAAGAAACCCTAATATACCGCTCACCATTATAAACATTAACATTAGTATCATTACTATAAACACTACCGCAATAAATTCCATACCCTCACCATATCAACTGTAACGCATGTACTATCACGCTCACCATTACAACTACAATAGATAATAACACACTTACCTTCGTATAATACATCGTATATATACCCAAATTACGTGTCTTTGTTAATGAGTATACAGCACTTACTACCAATATCAAAAATACCCACACGCTACTACCTAACAACTCAATAACTCCCTTTATATAGTCCACACGCTCACCCCTTATACATATTCCAACTTAGCTACACACTCTAGTATCTTCTCATGTAATGCAGTATTTAATGTACTATCATATATTTTCTCAATGACCTCTTTTGTATCAAGCTCCATATTAAAGATAAACACGTCATCATCCACATACACATCAAAATCTTCTGTTGTGAGTTTCCGTTTTATCTCGTCTTCTATTCGGTTTATCTCACTTATAGCATGACCGCTTAGCCCTTTTGTATCTTGTCTTTTTGCATACCCCAACAACACCTTAAACTCACACTCTTTTACTTCTTTTTTATACCCATCCGCTTTTATATAATACGTGATCTTATTCCTGAACGTTACACTGACGATATGTTCCGTATTATAATATACTCCCTCTAATCGTATGAATTTACTCATTGTTCCCTTTATCCTTTCTGACCCGTTCCATGTTCTCTTCCATTACGGTTCTCTTTCTGTATACCCACTCTTCCATTTCTTTTACTATATCTTCTTTTTTCTTAGGCTCAAACATTACAAAATCACTTGAGATATAAACCAACACATCACCCAATACTAACCCGGAAATCACCACACCGAATGTCAATGTGTCTAACTCTACTCCTGTCTTTATTGTCTGTTCCATTCGATACGCCACTTCATCATAATGTGTTATCATTAACTGGTTCATAATTTTTAATTTCATTGACTCATCAGTATTATATTCTGTTGCAAAATACCCACCTACCGCATCATTTATCGTTAGTGTGTCTCCAAACCGTCCCGCCGCCACTTTCTTACTCACTGATTCTATTATGCTTACTATTAATACGTCTGAGCTTATCGGTAACATCATCTTATCCTTTGTCCTCTCTTTTATATTTCTACTACCTTATAATCTTTCTTATATCTATTAAACCGATACCCTAACATCCTTAACTCATCCGTAATGTCAATGATATCTTTTTTCTTACCTACTCGTGCCGCATATTTATCTACACTATACTTGCTTTCCATTATAATCATATATCCGTTATCTTTAAGCCACCAGTCAAAGAGTTTAGCTAATCTGTTTTCTTCTCCCTCTAACTCTTCTTCCTGTTTCATCTTTTCTACGTCTCTTTTAATGAACTCCAGTATTTCCCTATGCTCTTTGTATGTGTCTTGTGCTTCTTCCCATGGCCAGTCCTCTTTTTTACCTACTCCGCACAGCTTAGACGTTGAACCATTCCACACAACAAGATGATGTTTTTCCAGCTCTATATCCATCTTATCTTTTATGCTCATTGTGTCTACCCAGTGTTGCATTTCTTTATCCAGCTTAGCCATTCTTGTGATTTGGTTTGACGTGATATTATATACCTCTTTACCTAATCGAAATATTTCATCCGTTATACCATGCATACTAAATACAGCCTCTCCGCCCTCACCGTGCCTCTTCTTAAAACGATTCAGTCCTACCTCTAACCGCTTCATTTCTTTTCTTGTAAAATGTCCGCTGATTAATTCAAATTTGCCTCTCACGGATTCTATATTTACAAATGAATCTTCTTTATCAAACTCTAACGGATAGTGTTTTACATAGGATTTACTCATTCTTGTATATGGGCTTTTACTCCTTGTGATATAAATCGCTTTGTTATCATCACTCAATAACTTATCTACGTCAAAGTATACAAGCTCATACCCTTTCTCTTTTAACTCTTTTAAGCACTCAAAGCAATACAAATCTTCTACTATCGGTTTATGCCCTTTTTGTAATTGTCTTGCTTTATTATAAAAATCAGCTATGAGCATATGAGTTGATACAGACCACTCTTCATATCCCGTAACCCTAAACGCTGTATCTATTGTGTCTATATTAACGCCCACATAACTGTCTTTTCGTATCTCATCTACACCACTTGATGCCTGTACTGCCAGCTCACGCACCACTTTTAGTACATCTTCCTCTGTTTCTACCTCTTCTATTAACGCTCTTGACGCTACATTAACCGCCTCTCTATTTAGCATGTGTTCTATCTCATCCATACGATACTGGCTGTTATCTCTTCCTTTAATTCGAAACAGCAACTCACGTAAATGGCCCACTGGATAATACCCTTTGCAATCTTCACCGTCTTTTTGCATGCGGATTTTCTTATTCTCTCTATCACACAATACCATTACGTCTTTATCCGTTTTATCATACCACCCACGTACACTCTGGTATCGTTTCCTTGCGTTTTCCTTTCCGTTTACTATCTTTGCTTTTTGTGCTTTATTAATATTCATCTTTAGCCCCTCTTTTAAATGTCTCTCACGATGTCGCTCAAGTAACACCACAAATAACCCCTTAAGTTGTTCATCCTCTTATTTTACACACCCGTCTATCAACTGTTCTATCTCTTCTATTGTCGTGTATTTCTTTCTGTTCTTCCATTCATAAATATCTCTCAAGGTTATATCATACACGTTCTTACCCAAACATTTCTCTATCCCTTTTTCATAATCTTCCACTACCACATCCAACGGTATCAACACGTTCTTCTTGTACCGTTTCTGCATCCTGTTATTAGCTTCTTCTATGGCTCTTCCTTTTATCTCTTCCATCTTTCCGCCATCCCATTTATACATTCCCTTTTTGTGCTTACTGTCAAACCATATGTATCCATATCCTTTTTGTAGCATTCCCTTTAATTCAAAATACAACTCTACATCATTTTCCGTATACGTATATTCTTTATGGTTTTTCCGTACCATTAGCTTTAAATACGTTAAGAAATTATCCGTATGTACTATTCCCTCTTCCATATGTATCGTTTCAAGTATTACGTCTAATCCCTTCTCATACACACCTTTTACATGTACACACTTCTCACGCTCATACTCTATATTACCTGTCCGTTTTGTGTACTCTTTTGCCGCCGTGATAAATCCTTTCAGCTCTTCCTCTTCCATACAACTCACGACCATGGCTGACGCTTTTGTGCTTATGTCTCTTCTTAGTACATAATCTAACGTTTCCATTACCGTTAGCTTTCTCAACGTCCGATACACTTTCTCTACACCGAACATTACACCTACTGCATTTAACAGTACTCGTCTTGTTACGTCTACGTGTATCATTGAACCGTCTTGATACTCTAACCCTAACAATCTCTCTCCGCCCACATGCAACTGCTCTACCTTTTCTAACTCACGTACTTTACTTATGACTTTCTTATAATCTTTATACCCACTCACTAACTTTTTTACACGCTCATCCGTCTTTTCTATCAATTTATCCCGTTTGTCTTCTTTATTGATTCCCCATACCGTATTATCAGCCATTATTTTCTCTTCCCCTTTTTCTTCTGGTTTTTTATGTACGCTAATCTTCTTTTTAAGTATTCCTCTTCATCCATTTCCTCTATTAAATCGTCATGTGAGTAGATTTGTATATACTTCAATGGACTTCCGCAAATGAAATATATCTCTTTATTCTCCTCATCTATCGTCTCCCCAAAAGGCCCTGGTACATACATTCCTAAAGAGAAATCTACCAACTTATAATTATCTTTCCCGTCTATCTTATTTTCGTATCTCTCTTTTACGAAATCTAACCACTCTCTATTTAAATTGCTTATCTTTCGTATTCTCCCTCTTTCTTCCCCAATAATAAACTCTTCTTCTTTTTCTTTCGGTATGTCCTCCCTGTTCATATAAATATTGTAATTATCAGTCTCTACGCTCTGGTCATTATATCCCTTATTCCTGATAAACTCCTTTGCCAACTCTTTACGCTTTTCATGCTCTTTCTCTAATATCTCATACACTCTCCATAATTTACTTTCCTTATGTGCTATGTAATATCCCAATCCGTTTACTCCTCTCTTCTCAACTCTACACCATCTTATTCACTACTTATCTTTCGTTTTTTATTCTTTCCCTTTAACTATAACAAAAATAGACGCCTGATTCAACCCCCAGCGCCTATTTATATATCTTTCCTATATCTTATTTTCTCATCTCCTCATTTATCCTATGCGTAATACTTCAATAACTCTTTATCTATCTCTTTTTTCTTTCCCTTTTTATATGCTCTACTGTACGCACTCTCTTTATGTTGTATATCTTCCAGTATATCAAATGGCGGCGTCTGTCTTATCTCTCGTATCAAACTGTCCAATATATATCGCTCGTCTTCATCTATATCTAATACACTTTCTCTTGTATTTATGATTCGTCCCATTCCATATTTAGCATACCGATTAAATACTTTCTCTATTACAGGCCCCATATCCCACGCTTCTATCTCTTCTTCGTATGCTTCTTTTTCCATCCCTTGTAAATATACTCCCTGCACGTAATACAATATCATCTGTAATTGCATATGCGTTACAGGTTCTCCCTCTTTGTTACTTACCCACGTTATGTATTCTGCTAACTTTTGTATATCCACTTTCTCCTCATCTCCTTTGTTAGACTCTTTATTTACTGTTCCATGACGGCCTTTCTGTATTCTTTATATCTTCCTGTACTTTATCAAATAATCCGCCATAATCCTTTACCACTGTTGGGCTGGATTCGTCAAAGCCTCTGAACGGTTTGTAGTATTTAGCCGCTTCTTCATCACTCATTTCATGGAATGGGTCACGCTGGAAGAATACCATCGGCTCTTCTTGGTTAAATGCATGCGGATCAAATTTATATACCTTAATCACTGTCCTTTTAAACGGTGCTAATACTTTATGTATCCCTAACACGTACTTCATGTTCTCCATTATGCATCCGTCTATCTTCTTCCATTTCCAGTCTACTTTCTTAAATTCGTTCCGCTCTTCTAACCTACACAACTTACGCCATCCGAAATATGCGGTACTCTTTTGACGCTCTGTCATTATATATCTGGCATACTTATCCATTAACGTCGTGCCCATATAATCCAAAAAGCTGTCTAGTATATGCTTAGTCGGTATCTCTATTCCTCCATCCGTTTCCATATACTCCTCTATTACCATCATTTCATCGTTGTTCTTTATTATCTCTTCTATCGGTGTCAGTTTGTCCCCTTCTATTTCCCATGACCCAAATACGATACCCGCTTTTGTCGGCTTATAAAATGAATATCCGTTATCTATCATCCATCTCAATTTTTTCTCTACTCGCTGATATAACTCATTCGTTGTATAAAAGTCCATATCTCGCACACCCTCTGGCATTAAAGGTCTGTCTTGATCAGGATAATATAGTAATGTATCAAATGCCATTGTTTTCCACCATTCTCCACTTTCGCTCTTTTTTATATCTTTTTTAGGGACGATTCACCACTTTACACGAATCCCCTCTCTCAAATACGTGTGTCAATAAATTCATCCCCCACTCACCACCCACTTTTGATGATGTGGTACTCTTAGTCACTTATACTCTCTTTTGCTTACTTTCACTCTTTTACTTGCTCTCTTTTATCTATATATTCTATCTATTAAAAAGAGTGATACATAGCTTATCCACTACATATCACTCCCCTTATTACTCTATTAATCCCTTATCTATGACGTCTTGTACATAATCCTTCAATAATATCTGTTCTTTTCCATCCATGTACATCTTTATCGTCGGGCTATATCTCGTACTGATACACACGCTATAATAATCACTGCCGTCTTGTCTTACACAATAACACCCTACCGCTTCGTCTTTCTCTATAAATAAACTCTCGTCTATTCGTTCCCTCTCACTTAGCAGGCTCTCTATAATGTCTGGCCCGCCGTTTTTTACCATCTCATCTAAATACTTCATTCTTTGTCTCTTATATCTTTATCTTCTTTTCTACTCTTGTGGCTACTTGTTTTACATTGAGTTCAGGCTTCCTATACCCTATCTTATTCCATACTCTCTCTATGGGCGTTATCACTTGCGCTAAGAAATATGTGTCGTCTGTCCCTTTGTCCATTACTTTTTGCATTTCCCCTAAATCACGTATCTTGCCCGTCTTTAGTGCCGCCAGAAATTCTACTACCTCTTCTTTTACCTTATCTTCTTCGTCTTTATACTTATCTGCGTACGTTTCTATACACGCTACGATTAGGTTTACGACGTCATCTTGTACCGCCACCAGCATATCATTATACATGCCCTCTATCGCTACAAACCCGTCGGGACGTTCTTTCCCTTTACGGTCTATCAATTTCTTTACGTATATCTGTGTTTCTTTCTTCTTAACTCCCGCTTTACCGCTACCGCCTACCTCTCTGACCCGGCCTCTCTTTGTTTCTTTGTATTCCGTGCCGTCCTTGCTTACGATTAAATCCCCGGTCTTTCGGTCTGTCATGCTCCAGATAAATACGTCCATCATTAACGCTACTCTTGCTTTTTCTTGATCCATCTTGTCTCTCTCTACTTTATTTAGTCACTTACTTATTTACTAGCTTATTTACTAACTTATTCACTAACTCACTTATTTAATCACTCTATCTGCTAATCCTATCTTTTGTATCTTCTTTCCCACCACTTCATAATCTCTTTCCCCGTCCACTATCTTTCGTATCTTTTTCTTACTGAGTTTCGTCGCTTTCGCTATCTCCCGTATCTGTATCTTATTGGCTCCCTTTATGCTCCTTACGCTGTCTTTTAATTCACTCGCAAAATTAGCATAGTTTCCCTCTAGTCTTGACGTGTGTATCATGAATTTACTGTCTCTATGGCACGCTACTTTACATCCTTGATTCTTTAGCATGCACACGAGAAACGCCGCACATGACCCTATCTCCCCTAATATCTCTACTTCTACAGGCTTATTTACCTCTTCTAATATATAAGCGATTGTGACCGTGCTTGTGACTTCCCCGCCCAATGAGTTTATCAAAAATCGTACCTTATCTACTTCTTTGTCTTGATTTAACTCTTGTACCCTATCATATATCCGCTGTACTGTCTCTTCCTCTATGTCACCGAATAATGTTATATCTTTCGTTTTTCCCATGTTTTAGTCTCCGTGTCTATACTATTATCTGAAAAACTGTCTTCTCGCTACATCTAACTCATTACACATTCTCTTTGGTATCATTTCTACTCCCTTTAATGTGTCCTTGAGTAATTTCATTCGGCTCTTTACTTGTGCTAACTCAAAATCTAAATCTTCATGCTTTTTGGTATCTACGTTCTTTCGTATCTTTTCTATCTACTCTTCAGCGGCTCCCTCTATTTTATCATACGTTGCGCCCGCTTTATAAATAACCTGTATCAGTTCATGTAATACCGCTTTGTAATCTTCCTTTTCTTCCCCTTCTAACAATTCCGACGGTCTTTGTACTAACGCATACGCCAAAAAGCCTTCCGTGAAAACCGCTATAAATCGGTCTTTGTCTTCCATGAATACGACTTCTTTTTCGCCCACTGTCTTTTTATATAACTCTATCGTCTGTTTCTTTCCTTTTAATATATATCCCCCTGTTCCTTGTACCGACGTTGCCACATAGCCTCGCCCCCATTTTGTCACTTGCCATTTCTTTTGTCCTTCGTCTTTTAAGTTCCGATAAAAGCTATATACACTACTCATGTCAAACTCATATACATTATAATCTTTCATTGTTATTTTTACTTTTTCTTTTGTCTTTCCCTTCTCTTCTCCTCTGTATATATTTTTTACTTGCTCATTTATTTACCTTATTTATTTACCTTGCTCTATTCTTATTTATATAGCTTCTTTTGTAAATCATCCATCTTCTTACACAATCTCTTTTTGTCTACTTTTACCCAATAGAATGATTCCTCTTCGTCTCTTAGTATATCCCTTGCCGTTGAGAATGCTACCTTTGTAAACTCACTATTTAATACACTTAGGTTCTTTCTTAATCTACCTAAATATTCATCTACCGCTTTCACTATATCCTCATACGTCCCTCTTGTCTTACTGATTAGCCGTATGATTTCTTTTATGACAATACTTCCGTTCTCTTTTTCTTCATCATTTAACAACCTTAACGAAAAACCTACTAATACATACACAATTAGTCCTTCTGCATATGCTGTCATAAATTTGTTTATCTCTTCTAATGTCACTTTTTCTTTATTCCCTATTGCCTCTTTAAATAACCCCATCGTTTCTTTTGATAACTCTAGCTTCCATTTCACTCCGTATAATTCAAGTTCCGCTACGTTACCTTTTATTTGTACGCCTATTCCTTGTCCTTCTTCTCTACGTACCAAATTATATGTGTATGTCACTGAATCCAAGTCTGATAGAAATGCCCTATACTCTTCCACTTTATCTCCCCTATATGTCAAACCGTGCATGCATCTCTGCCGTTACGTCCGTTCCTTGTTCTGGCACGTCCCCTAAATCCTTTATCGTTTTATCTAGTTCTATATCCCTCATCGTTAGTGTCCCTGTTTTTCCTATCTGTCGTATGTATCTCCTTAATATTACCGCCTTATCTACTCGTACCGTTTCTTTTATCTCTGGTATGCTGTCTTTCCCCTCTTGCATGTATCGTATCATTCGCCCTATCCTCGGTTTTTCTTTCTCTATTACCTGTAAATTCTTCGTAATTACATCTATCTGTTTTCGTATGTCATCAAATATGCTCTTTATATCTGGTTTTGATTTCTTCATTACCCTCAAAACCCATATCATAAAGTCCGTATATTCTTCCTTCGTTTCTATATCAGCCGCATCATTCGTGTATCTTTGTATTAGCACGTCATATATATAATCCGCTATAATCTTTCCTATCCACGGCCTTAGCTCTTCTAACCACAACGTATATCCCTTCTTACCATCTGTCCAATAATATGTCGCTCCCCTTGTTGCGAATTTTACTATCGCTTTTCGATCAGTCGGATCCATTGCCGTCATGTCATATATGTGTGAGTACTTTACGCCTATCGTTTTTATTTCATTCTCTTCTACCTGTACTAATATATTCGCTGGCTCTTTCTTTTCATCTTTTGTGATTTCCTCTATTGCACATTCCATCGCTCTTAAAAAGTTTACGTAATTCTCTATATCCACTCAATCACCTCTTCTCCCTTAGTGATTTTTCTTATCTCTTTTAATTACACTTCTATATATTATTCTATTATGTACGGTTTATTTTATTACTAATCCACTTACTTTAGTCCACTTACTTTAGTCCACTTACTTTAGTCCACTTACTTTAGTCCACTTACTTTAGTCCAC